GGGCTCAAGTGAGGGATCAAGTGGGGGCTCAAGTGAGGGCTCAAGTGAGGGATCAAGTGGGGGCTCAAGTGTGGGCTCAAGTGAGGGCTCAAGTGTGGGCTCAAGTGGGGGCTCAAGTGAGGGATCAAGTGGGGGCTCAAGTGAGGGATCAAGTGGGGGCTCAAAAACTGGAAACATTCTCATTTGCATCTTATGGTTCTATTTACGATTACGGGTGGGTGTCATTTTTTGATTTTTTCACGCAGATCGGGATAATAAACCATAAAGGGTTTAATGAGTTTCAGGAACTTATTAGTTCAGGAATATATGACATGATCCGGTTAAACGGATTCTGCATAGTATCCTCTCTGCCTACTAAGATCAGTCGTAACCCGGAGAACCAACTTCATAGTTCTGAGGGAGCTGCCATAGAGTTCAAGGACGGGTACAAACAGTACTACCTGAATGGACGTAATATCCCAGACTGGGTTTTTGAAGAGTATGAGAGTAAGACCTTGACTGTTGACAAGTTCAACAAAGAAGATAATGAGGATATCCGAGCCGGAATTATCACCCTGATAAAAGAACGGGAAGGAGCCGAAGGACTAATGAAGTTCTTAGGATCTACCTGTATAGATGAGCAGATAGTTGTTCATAGCGGAGGGTATACCGAAACCCTACGTCTTTACAGGACAGATAAGAAATTCCCGGAATTACAGAACAGTAAGGGTGAGTTTGACCAGTCAGCAGCTTGGATAGAAATGAAGTGTCCTTCTACAGGACAGACGTACCTTATAGATACTTGCCCTACGTTTAATAACGCAGTAGAGTGTGCTAAGTGGCACAGACCTAAAGTAGTAACCTCTGATATCCCTTACATATGGGAGTCAGCCAATTAAGTTAACCAGTAAAAACAGATAATATGAAACTAAAATTCACAGGTAAGAACCACCACCAAGGGGACACACAATTCTTCGAGATATCAGAACTCCCCAAAGGTTTAAAGAAGACAGAAAAACAGTTTATAGCTGCCTCAGAACGATCTGGCTCTTTCCATGCCTTGTTCGGCCAGTACGACATGTATCAAGTAGAAGACGGGTTTATCGTAGATGTCAAAGAAGACTGTATCTTGAACCATAGTCTGAACGAACACTTAAAAGATATCTCTATGGAAGATGTCCGGGTCCTTCCTAAGAAGGATCACCGCCACACAGAACTAAAACCCGGGATCTACTATGTGGGCATTCAAAACCGGTTTGACCCTTTGGCCGGTATGAAAACCCGGGTGAGAGACTAACTACTTACTATACTTTCTACGAAGAGCCGGTTCTACCCAAGGATCGGCTCTTTTTTATCACTAAAACTTATTTTATGAACACAACTAATTTAACGGAGAAGATGAATAAGTTCTTCGACTCCATCACAGCAGAGGAGCTAGTAGAGCACCTTCGACAGAAGGGTTATAAGGTGGAGAAGGAAGAAAAACCAGAGTGGACCATCTTAAGTTTTAAAGATCCTAAAATCGCAGATTGTATTCTGAAATTGAATGAAGTTAGAGGGACTTATTATTCTAATGAAGAGTATAAAGATAAATCGAAAAGTACACTAAATGATGCACTGTATAACTCTTGGCGTAGTGTTAAAACCGGTCATTGGTTCATTCATTCAGTCCGTCGGGAATCAGACGGTGAGGTATTTACTTTAGGGGATATTGTTTATCACTCTAATGATAGACCGGATAATAACGGTAAGATAGAGTCCCTTAAGATAAGGGGGGATCAGCTATACGCGTTTTCTGACTCCAAATGGAAAACCATCCACATAGACTACTTGAAGAGAACCCCAACTACCTTATTTACCACCGAGGACGGAGTAGAATTGACTAAGAAGGATCAGAAGATTTATTCAGTGTGTCCTAATGATCCAAATTTTGTAACCCTGGATGACCTTACAGTAGCCAGACTTACACACTCCAGTAATTTTGGGGGAACTGGGTATAAAGCCTGGAAACACTTCAGTACAGAAGAGGCTCGTAATCAGTATATCCGGCACAATAAACCGGTTTTTTCTGGTACAGACATCCAGAACATTATTGATAAACTCCGTCCTAAGGATGGCCGTTTTATTGATGCTGACCTGATAGAGGATGAGTTGGGGCATGAACTACAAGTAAAATTTAAAAACACGCTGTAATGAAGTTTTTGAAAATTCAAAATAAAGGTCTGTTAGATATCAGACTGATCGCCCTGATGGGGGGGGGAACTACTAAGAGTGGTAACTCCTACGCTATTGGTAGGTTTGGTACCGGATTAAAATACACTTTGGCGTTCCTATTCAGGAACAACCTGGCCTTTAAGATATTTGTGGGTCAGGAAGAGATAAAGATAAACACGGAGATAGAGCAGATAGGGGACACCACTTTTGAGATCATCTGTATTAACGGACACAGGACCTCGATCACTACACAGATGGGTCAGGAGTGGAGACCTTGGATGATCTGCAGAGAGCTATATTGTAATGCCCTAGATGAGGGAGAGGCTTCTCACGAAGTCACTACGAATGCCGTAGGAACTGAGGGGAAAACCACCTTCTATATTCAGGTGGACACACAGATACAGGACGTCATCAACAATTGGGATAAGTACTTTATACAGAATAAGACCCCGATGTTCGTCAATGATAACTGCCGGATCTACCCGGGCGGTGACTCCCTACGACTATATAAGAACGGGGTACTGATACTGGAAGATGGCAAGACCCGGTCCCTATTCGCTTACGACCTTCTTGAAGCTGAGATAAATGAGCTGAGGGAGTTCAAGGGTAGTAAATCCTACACAGTAGCCAAGTGCCTCGCACAAGCTGACCGTAAAGTAGCTAGTTACTTCCTGGAAAACATCAAGGACTCTTATTATGAAGGAAGTCACGAGATGGACTTCGAGTGGTACCTCACATTTAATCCTGCATGGGGCGAAGTTATCGGTCAGGCCAAACTGATCACGCAGAAGAGTCTCGATGATATAAGGGCGCGAGGAATAGAGATGGATGGTAAAGACTACATCATTGTTCCCAAGAACGTGTACAAGACCCTGACGAAGCAGTTTGAAGGTGTAGGTGCTCTCCGGGTAGCCCAGAAGGGTGCGGAGTTCTTCGAACACTATGACCCAATCGTAGAAAATCGGGTTAAAGAAGCACTTACTGTACTGGAACACTGTGACTATATCTTCCACCCGGATCTCGAGTTTGTATTCGGGTACTTCGAAGACAGGAATGTAGGCGCCAGGATAAACCTTGATGAGAAGAAGGTTTATATATCGAACACCTTCCTGAGTAAGTCAGTCTTCGAGATCTGCTACATACTGGCCGAGGAGAACGAGCACTTCCTGACCGGGTTCCATGACTGTTCCCGGGAACTACAGACCCACTTCCTGAAACTTTGGATGCAGCGGTTATTAAAAGAACATGAGGTTGAACTCTAAATTACAGATCGTTATGATACAAAGAAAATCAGCAGTTCAGATAATTCAGGAGACAATCGAGTACTACTCGGCAGACCCGGTAGGAAGGAGAGGTAAAAACGGGGGAGCCTGTGTGTACATTTCCGATGAAGGTGAAATGTGTGCAGTTGGCAGGTGTATGGAAGACCCTAATTTAGTATCTGCCCAGAATGTGTGCTCAAATATGGCCTTAAGTATAGGTGGTAAAGCTCCACTGGAAGAACTTCTTAAAGAAGAGTATCGCGGCCACCCGATTTCATTCTGGGGAAGTTTGCAAAGAATACATGACCAGGACGAGTACTGGTGTGAGGCTGGCCTGACTGAACTCGGTAGGACAAGGGTAACGCAGTTAATAGATTTTTACAAAAGTGAGGAATGACAGTAGAAGTAAAGAAGTTGAAGGCTGAGGTAGAATTAGCTAAGGCGCTTTATTTCAGCCTCAGGGACCGGTTAGAGGAAGCAGAGAAAAAGCAGATAAAGCCGGCAAAGAAGAGTGTCCCGAACAGGTTTATTACCCGGCAGCTGAAGAAGGCTAGTTAAAAGGATTCTGTACTTTCTTTACCTGGTCATCTTTTCTGGACTTATGCTTCACATCATATACCCCTGTTATCATTTTTTCAGACTCGGCGTTCTGTAATGCCGCACCCTTAACACCTATTAGGTCGGAAGTCTCTGTAGTATTCAGGTGCTTTAATGGATAAAAGTTCTTATTTATTTTCAGTTTATCCTTTATGTGTCTTTTCCATCTCCTGTCGATCTGGGAACGATGAATAGGTTCTGGCCCGGGCAGCAGATCTTTAGAGAACACATAATAATTACCAGGACAGTTCCATAAAGCAGCTTGCCAGAAGGGGAGCGCTATATCTTTGATCGGTCTTATGGCCCAGGTGTAGTGCTTCCCTTTTAGTATTTGGTAGCGTACCTCTTGTTTAACCAGGTCTACATGCTCAGGTTTTATCTTAAGTAGCTCGGTAGACCGGGCGCCAGAGTGGAAGAAGATATGAAGATAGAGCCACCAGTTGATATCGTAGTCGAAGATGTATTCATCGACTCTCTTACGCTCTTCGGGGGTAAGCACATCCCGGGGCGCCGTAATAGTTTTCTGTTTTTTGAGTCCCTTACAGGGATTACCGTTCGTAATTTCCAGTTCATCCAGGTACGAAAACAGTCCGGATAGGTTTTTACGATAACGGTTAAAGGTTGTAGCTGACTTACCCAGTGTAGCAGTATCCAGCAGTAGCTTTATATCCCGTCGGCGGACATCATAAATGGCCTTATCTTCTATTCCGAGTTCGATAGCTGCTGTCTTTATAAACCCCAGCGTACTCTTAAGCTCTACTCTGTATTCCCTGACCACCTTGACCTTATCTTTCGCGTATTCAAGGGCCTTGATAAAAGGAGTGGTCTCTGATATCCTACTGATGGGTTCTGTAGCAACCCGGGCGTATGTTTTAGTGATCGGGTTCCATCCCTTGTTGGTAAGGCGGTCTATCTCGAAAGCCAGAGCGTCCTTCAGCTGCCGGCGCCGCTCTTCCAGCGTATCTATCCGGTTGAAGTCACTGATGGATACCTGTTTGGATTTGCCGGTATTATCATCGTAGAACCGGTATCGGATAAGCCATTCCTCTTTCAGGAGTGCTTTACCGCCGGTCTCAAAATTCTTGGGGGAGATAAAAACCTTCCCCATTCGGTAATTATTCGGTAGATATTTCATACTTTTACGGCAGATAACACGCCAAAAGTAGCTGAAAAAAACCGAACAAAAAACCGAACAAAAGGTTTAGGAAGAGGGCTAAAAATAGAAAAGTAGGTTACTTAAAGTATTGATTATCAGCCGGCCCGGTAGCTCAGCTGGATAGAGCACCAGCCTTCTAAGCTGGGGGTCATTGGTTCGTTCAAACTTCTGAAACACAGTACTGATACCACTCCTAGGACTTATCTGTTACCTTACCACCCTGAATATCGAACAAAACTCCGAACGTTTTAAGCAGCTTTATATCTTTCTCCGCTATTAATTCCCTGTAGAGTCGAATAGTGTATGCCGAGTTCTTTGGCTAACTGCCTTAAGGATGTGTCTCCTCTGTTTTTTAATGCTTCCCGGATTTCAGTAATCCTTTCCAAAGGAATAGAGTTGTTATGGGCTGCCGCGATAAGTACCGAGGATCTTCCTTTTTTAAAGGCATCTTTCATATTATCTGAGTATGTTCCCAGAAAGAAATGATCTGGGTTAATACAGGCCCTATTATCACAGATGTGGCAAACAAGTAGCCCCGGCGGTATTACTCCACGGGTGAGCTCATAAGACAGTCGATGGGCACCAACCACTTTACCTTTATACCTAACGGCACCATATCCTGCACGTTTGGCACCCTGCCAGATCATACATTCATTTTCGTCAGTTATTGTTCTACTATATAATTTCTCTTTATCCATATGATAGGGAGTTTTTAGGTAGGATCACTAATATAACGAAAAGTACCCTTAAACCCAAAAATCGACAACACCGAGTTGGCATGATTGTGTAATTAGTTTAGTAGTCCCCAGAACAGAAATTAGGATTATTAATTAGAAGAAGTATATTTGTTGGATGAATAAAAACCATATACTACTAAACTAATACCATCATGAGTAAAGACGAAAAAAAGAACCAGGTAGCCCTACTTACCAAAGAAGGAAAGTCTATCGCGCAGATAGCTAAGACTACCGGTTTATCTAAAGCCACGGTATCTAACTACCGGGCACTCCTTAAAGATGAAGGGGTTACGACCCCGAATATTAAGGGTAAACCCGGAGTTACAACAGCTCCCGGGGCTACACAGCGCCCACAAGGGACTAATAGTCCTCAGCAGTCATCATTTACCTCAGGTACCACCCGGTTTGTTATTGACGGTATATCCGTACAGCTGCCCCCAGGTTCCCGGATCAAGATAATGCCTACTGGAGAAGTGGATATCAAGACCCATTAAAATTCTCCACTTATTTTTGGGGAACATAATACCCAAATACAGACCTCGGTTTTATAACCGGGGTTTTTTATTTTACCGGAAGATATTTTTGGATATCTGAATAATATAGGTTAAGTTTAGGATACCTAATAACCCCTAACCAACCCTATCTAATGGTTATCCAATTGTTATCCGGTAAGATCGTGGAGATCTCCGTCGAGCAGTACCTGAATATGAGTGATGACGACTTTATCGCAGAGATGGAAGAAGTCGTCAGTTATAATTATGGAGAATATGTGGAGGACCCCTTCTTCCGGTCCGCTATCTTCGGAACACCTGAGAAGAAGGAAGAAGATAATGAGCACGAGCCCTCACTGGATGAACTGGGTTCCCTTGATAAGTTACGAGACCTGGACATAACCCTGTCAGAAGATTAAATACCCCGTCACTATGAAACAGACACCCCGGAGCCATTAAGGTTACCGGGGATTTTTATTCTTAAAGTTTTGATTATGACAACTACAGAATTAATACAGGGTGCAGTAGAGGCAGGAATAAGCCTTCAGACGAAGGCAGAACACCGTAAACATGTAGAAGCCGGCAGGAAGGGCTGGCAAACCCGGTTAAAGAACATAGAGAAAGAGAGTACAACATCACGGTTTACTTACGATCAGGTAGACTTCACCGTCGAGTGTCCCTACTATATGTGGGTTCATCCTGATGGTACATTAGAACTTAAAACCATAACAAACTAAACCAATATTTTATGAATAATTCAGTTATAATCACAGCAGACAACCAGAATAACGTTATAAGACTTACCAAGAACCCTGAGTACGGGTGGATACTGGTCAGTCAGACCACACCTGTTTTTAAGGGCAGGTTTATAGACATGGAAAAACGTACAGCCATCATCACAGGTAAGGTAGATTTCCTTAAGCAGATGGACTACAAGGCCAGTCAGGAACTACCGGGTAAGATCGTGGTAAAGGAGAGCCTTGAACCAACCAACCCGGATAACAACCTGCAAGACGTAAAGTGTGCCGGGGATTCAAATATCCCGTGTACTGTAGACGATCAGCCTATCTACCGCACTTCTTACTACACGATCAACCTGTCTGATACAGACATACTGATAGAGCACGACAACGGTGACGAGATCAGGGCCGCTCAAAAGAAGGAGCGTCTAACGCTTGGCGCCACACTATAACAGGACCATTATTTACAGACCGGGGGGTATCACTGACTCCCGGTTTTTCATGTACCTGAAAATATTTAGGTACTCTATTTGGTTATCTAAGATTATTATCTAATTTTACACTCTTAACACACTTATTTTATGAAGAAGAACTTTAACCAGCATCGGGTATATACGGTGTCAGAATACGGTACTAAACTAATCTACACTGATACAGGTAAGGTCAAAATATTAGACCAGCGCAAACCTACTAACATCCTCAGGGATATACAGCGTCACGGTACTTCTCATAAGGGAGTACGTTACCAGAATGAGCCGCGCGACTGGGAACTCAAACAAATCATTTATGGGCCGAGGAAGTACGACCCTTCCATGACCCCGGAGGAATACAGTCATTATGAGATCGCTCACCAGAAGTTAGTATTAATAGTGCGTGATATGAAGCGTAAGGCTCTCTCGTGGGCTGACCAGATGCTCGGTATGTTTAAGACCACTCTGTCTACCCCGGATGTCACCGACGCGGAACTCGACAGTATGAAGTTATTGGACTTCGGTATAACCAGGGAAGAACTTATCCGCCTTATCTGTGGCCAGGAAGACCTCTTCTTTTCTCCTAACAAGATAAATCTCGCGGCGTGAAAAAATTACTCATGACCCTCCTCATGGGTGTACCTGCAGCCGGTTACCGGGTTTTCGATAAGAAGCCCGGTTTCCGTACTGTGGAGCCCAAGGAGCGGATATCATTTAACACCTGGGCGACGCAGTTCAACGTGTCTTCCCGTGTACCTAAATTCAAATCTCTATGAAGCATAACAGCAAAGACCTGTTTACCATACTCTCGGTCTCTAGTTTTATCATGTCCCTGGGGTCCGGGTACATGGTAACCTTGGATTATGACCCGATTTTTACCCTGTTCACTGTATTATTCACCTTGGTTTTCGGTTTTTCACTCGGAACAGTAATAACACTGTACAGGTATGACCCCTAAACTAAAACAGTGTGCGGGTTGTAATGAACCACGGGTTATCTGGAAGAACCTTAACGGGTTGAAATACTGTAAAAACTGTATAGGGCAGATGGAACCAACAAACAGGAAGTCTAAGAAGAGGATACCTATCAGTCCTACGTCAGATAAACGGGAAAAACAGACCCGGGCCTATAATGTATTAGTAGCCATCTTTAAAAGGGATAATCCGGTTTGTAAGGCTCAACTACCCGGGGTCTGTACCGGAAAGACAGAGGACAACCACCACATGAAGGGTAAAGAGAACGAGCTCCTACTCGATTCGCGATACTGGCTCCCTGTCTGTCGTGCCTGCCATGACTGGATAGGAATAAACAGCCAGCAGGCCATCGAAATGGGGTTATCAATCAGCAGGCATAAACAAGCATCATGATCAACAATCTCGATAAAATAAAAAGTATTCTGTCCTTCCCAGATGAGGATACCTTTTATCATCTTCAAATACTGAAGAGGAAGAAGGAACATCCGGAGCTAGGATCTAACTCTTACGTGGTAAAGACTTATTATATCAGTAGTCTGGAATACCTTGATGGGAAGATGCCGGAGATTATCAGTCTCTGCAAGTTCCATAATGCACGGGGCTGTATCAATCTAAACAGAAGGAGTTTCGAAAAGACCGCATATCACCTACTAAAGAAGGTTACTGATCAGATCATGAACCGCGACTTTAAATCAGTCCGTAAGGCGTATGAGTCTGTTTGTGGTATGCACTCAGATGAATCTGATAAGAAGTGGATAGTAGACATAGATCATAAGGATGACGATAAGGTAGCTGTCTATATCAATGATATCAGGAACTGTGAGCCGGGTCGTCGAATGGATAAAGTCTACCGGGTACTGGAAACTAAAAACGGGTACCATCTTATCACAAAACCCTTTAATAAAGAAGAGTTCAAACAACTACACCCTGACGTGGATATTCACACTAACAACCCCACAATATTGATCATCCCATGACCTTCGAAGTACCACTAACAATATACCTGTCAGAGAACAGTAACATCCCTTCGGATAAGGAGGTGATAGCACGGACACAACCCGGTATCAGTATTATCCTGACAGGGTGCCGGCAACAGGAAATAACCTGACACACAAGGATGAAGAACAGAAGGCAATAGGGATAGTGGGATACACTTTTACCAGGGAAGAGATAATAGCCTCCGTCTGGGAGTGTTCTATAAAGATGGACTCTAAAATATTAAAAGAAGATGTGGTGTAGGAATAAAAAGATAAAGAGGGCTATAGCCACCCGGAATTTTATGATCAGTTATTACGAGTCCTACTGTAGCAGATACCACGGGATGGACTGTATCATGGATAAACACTTCTCTGACCTTATCAGCTGGGAGAAGAGATATAAAGACCGTTTACTTAAACTACTAAAATAAAGTTTTATGTCAGTCACACAAGAGATTAAGAAAACCAAGAATTACGACCAGTTCCTATTGTTGGGAGGTAACCGTAAAGTTGACCCGCGCCACGTAGCACGTCTGAAAGAAAGTATGTCTCAGGAGTACTTCATGTCCCCGATTCAGGTAAACGAGAAAATGGAGGTACTTGATGGTCAACACCGCCTGGCTGCGTGTACAGAACTCGGGCTACCGGTTCACTACTTCGTATCAAAGGGCGGGAATCTACGTACAGTACAGGTACTCAACTCAAACAGTAAAGACTGGAAGATCGAAGACTATATGGAGAGCTATATCGAACAGGGAATAAAGGACTATCAAACCTACAAAGAGTTTTACCAGAGTTACGGGTTCAACCATAAGGTCTGCTTGATGCTGCTCTTGAACCGGGACGCATCTAACAGTGATGACCTGCGCGATTTTGCTGAGGGTAATTTCCGGATAAAATCAGTAGCTAAGGCTGCCGAGACTGCCGAAAAGATTAACCTCTGTGGCCAGCACTACGACGGGTTCAAGCGTAGGAATTTCATATTCGCCTTGATGAAGTGCCTGAAGAAACCTAAGTTCAACTTCGACGAGTTCCTGAAAAAACTCTCCTACCAGTCCCGCAAAATGGTTGACTGCTCCCAAGTAGAACAGTACCTCGAACTAATTGAAGAGATCTACAACTTCAAAAGGAATAAGGGTGAGAAATTGGTTCTCAGGACTATCTGATTACCTGTCACTATGAAAACTAACTAAACCAAGACAGATGAAGTCAAAAAAGTTTCTTCGAATAACATCCGAGACTCCCCCTAAGATAAAAGAGGTAATAAAGAATCACCTAAACCATCTCGATAAAGAATATGAGGAGTCCGAAGACTGGTTCGACCGAAGATTACGTCAGGTACTCCCAGATATTAAGCGGATGAAATCAGAAGGATTTAACCCGATTGGTTATTCTGTAATGTTTATTGAGGACACCTTTTACTTCAAGACCAAAGAAGAAGCTCTGAGGGCGTACCAGTACTTTGAAGTAGAACGGAGAGGTATCGCTGGGTGGTGGTACGGAATAGAAGAAAAGGACCAGAATGCTAAAGACTATCTGGAGTCTACAGATAGTGAACCCCGATATACAGACCTATAAAAATAAGATGATGACCAAAAGAGAACAGATACAGTTAGAAGCCTTTACAGAACTTACTAAACACCCCCGCGCCGGCGCCGCTATCAGTATGAGAGTAGGTAAAACATATCTGGGGTTACAGGTTCTGGATTACTATCAGCCTTCGCGTATACTGGTTGTTTACCCAAAATTATCTATCAGAAAATCATGGGAAGATGACATAAAGAAATTCGGGTTTGAGCACCTGGATATAACCTATACTACTTACTTATCCCTTGATAAGCAGTCCTTAGACTATGATGTGGTTGTCTTAGATGAATGTCACTCTCTTACTATTAAGAGTGAGCCGTGGTTAAAGGAATACCGAGGGATAATAGTAGGACTTACAGGTACACCCTCTAAGAACACTTACTCAGATAAATACCGGTTAGTAGCTACTTACTGCCCAATCGTCTACACCTACATCGTAAATGACGCGGTAGAGGATAAGATATTATCGGACTACCGGGTTATAGTACACAAACTTAGGTTATCTGGTAAGAAGGATGTACTAGTACAGTTAAAAAACCGGCAGTTCTGGACATCTGAACAGGAATCTTATAACTACTGGACAGAACAGGTAGCGTCAGCAGACCGGCCACAAACCCGGCAGATAAAGTCTATCATGCGTATGAGGTCTATGATGGACTTTAAGACTAAGGAAGACTACGCGAAAAAGTTAACAGAATTACTAGAGTATAATAAACTACTGGTATTCTGCAACACGACAGAACAGTCAGACCGATTAGTAACTCATACTTACCACTCCAAGAACAAGAAGTCAGAAGAAAACCTACAGTTATTCCAGGACGGTAGTATTACCCGGTTAGGCTGTGTCGCCCAGCTCTCTGAGGGTCTCTCCTTTAATCAGCTGGACTCTATCTTACTACTACACGCCTTCGGGAACGAACGTAAGAGTATGCAGCGGCTGGCCAGGGCACTGTTACCAGAAGAAGGTAAAACTGCTAACATCCATGTACTTTGTTATAAAGATACTATAGATGAAAAATGGGTAGAGACAGCCTTAGCGGAACTGAACCAAGATAAAATAAGGTATGTAGACGGGGAATTTTATCTCGAACAGTTAAAACAGGAAAAATTATGGCTACACGATTAACAGAACATCAGTTTCATGCCGTCTGGACTGAAGCGGTAGGTAAACCGGGGTACGATAAAAAGCTCTTTCAAGAAGTGCTGTCATCCTTAATAGAAAAGGGTATAGTTATTCCTACAGAAGAGATAAAAAGTATGTGTACCTGTCAAGGATTTTATCGACCAATAAACTGCCCGATTCACGGAATTAACGGTATAGCAAAATAACTTATGACGCACTCATTCCACACCAAACTAAAGAAGGTAGACGGTAAGATGGTCTTTCCTGACGTACTAACAGAAGAGAAGTACAAACTTTTTATGAAGAAAGTAGGGGAGGGAGAAGAGGTGAAGATCGAAGTCCACGAAGTAGGCGCCGAAAAGACATTACCCCAGCTCCGTATGATCTACGGTATTCTCCGTAACGTATCAAAGGGTACCGGGGAAGACTTTTCCGCAGTAAAGAAGCGTTATAAGGAGAAGGTAGGTATGGTGATCAACTATAAGGTAGGTACCGAAGTACGAGAACTGGTACTATCATTCGCAGATCTGGAATTAGATGATGCAGTTTACGTGTGTAACCAGTTTCAGATAATATCTGACCAGGAATTACGGATGGTGGCCTAACTGCCGGTTGGAATACCTGACGCCTGTAATATAGACTCTGCAGAAAACTCGGTAAAGTCAACCTGTGAGGTCTTTTCAGCAGCGTCCACAATCTTCTTATAGGTAGCGTTTAACTGACAGACTGCGTACATCCACGGTTCCAATTCTTCCCCGGTTTTCACTTTAGAGGTCAGGGTGCTGAGTTCTTCCGGGGTTCTACCCTTAGTGAGTTCCGCGATAGCCAACGGGAAGGATACCCCGAGGTTGTAATCTATGCTGATAGTAACATCCAGGGTTTTCTTAAGGACGGGGACGAGTTGTTTAGTAGGTTCCATAGGATCATTAAGATAAGAAGATAGTAAAAGATAACCAAAAAATATTTTATGATAGATAAGGTTTACGTTCTTGAAACCTCAGCCGGCTGCTGGGATGACTTCAGATGGATAACAGTAGGAATATATACTGACCCGGTTACTGCGGATCAGGAAAAACAGAAGTTTATAACTGAGGTTACCACGGAGAAGTCCAGGTATACTCCTGAGGAAAGTGAGAGGTTTGATAAACAATCTGAGGAGATGTTTGAGCTAAACATCTCGGATGAGAAGTGGCCCCAACCCCTTACAGACTGGTGGGGGTGGAAGTATAACTCTGATAAGAACATTAACATTAATGACACTAAGGTCACCGAACAACCACTCAACCAAAGACTGTTTACTATATGAGCACACAGACGATCAACATAACAGACCTCTCCCAGAAGCTGCAGGATAGGCTAGTCCCTTCAGGATGGTATAACATCCTACGCCCGTACTTTCTAAGGGGAGGACTTGATAAAGCGTTGGAACTGCTGGTAAAAGAAAAGCAGTTGGGGTATTCATTTACCCCGGGAGTTAAACACCTGTTTACCGCGTTCGAGAACTGTCCCTATTCAGAACTTAAGGTAGTGATAGTAGGGCAAGACCCGTACCCTTTTATAGGGAAAAACCCGGAAGGCCAAGAAACTTCTGTAGCAGATGGGATGGCATTTTCATGTAGCCACACTAAGGCGTTACAACCTTCTTTGAAGCGGATACTGGAAAGCATCGACCGGACAGTATACCATAACAGTGCCTCCGTAGACTATGATTATAACCCGGACCTAACCCATCTGGCTAAACAGGGTGTACTGTTGTTAAATACTGCACTCACAACCCGGGTAGGAGAATCCGGCAGCCACTACGATATCTGGAAACCTTTTATAGCCACCTTACTGGATACCCTGAATAAGATAAACTCGGGTTTAGTATTCCTGTTTGCAGGCAGTAAGAGTAGGGAGTTCGCCAACTATCTCTCAGAGGGTAACCACTATATCTTCTTTAATGAGCACCCGGCCTTTGCGTCTCGGGAGAAGCGGGATTGGCAGGATAACGACTTCTTCAACAAGTGTAACGACATTCTTCACAACAACAATAATTCAAGGATATTATGGTAAAAGACAAAATAACCTACCGAGGTTTAGACTGGCCATTACGGGTACTTACTATCCCGGGTTATGGAGAAGACCTGCTTATAGGGTCTACTGATCTGTACAGTGTCTTATTTGAGGGTTATGCATCTTCTGACAGGGATGCAGAAGAAGTAGATGACCAAATATTCTTTTATGTAGAACCTTCTGAGTTAGAGCTACCTGACCGAGAAATTAAAAAAGTAGTGGAGGAAAATTTATGACTGAAGTGTAGCAGTAAAGAGTTAGCTGAATAGTACAAAGGATGTTTTATGAATTTAATAATAGCGGAATCTCTCAGGAGGTTCCTCGAACTGAACAGAAGTAAGAGCCTGATAGCTCAGATATTACTCGATGATGATTTTACGACAGTAGAGTTTGGTAACTATATAGCGCGGAGAGGAGATATGTTAAGTTTTCTACCGGCCGGTAAAGAACACCAGGTAAACGATAACGGGGACTGGAGAAGAGAGAACAGGCAGACTGCCCGTGCTGGTAAGTTAGTAAGGAAATTGATCAATGAGTACGGATACACCAATATGAACCCTAAAGACAGCGACTTCGAACTTTTTTCTAACCTGGTTAAATCTGATAAGGTTAACGATGAAGACTGTAAGGTCAGGTTTGAACTGGTAAAAGGAGAAGATATCAGGTACCGGTACTACGAAGACAACCACTCGGATAAGTATAATCTCGGTACTATGAAGGACTCCTGTATGCGTTACGGTAAATGCCAGGATTGGTTAGACCTTTACGTCAAGAACCCGAACAAAGTGGGACTACTGGTTCTCCTGGACGAGGATAATAAGACAGTAGGTAGAGCCCTTGTCTGGAAGCTGGACTCAGGGGAAACTTTTATGGACCGTGTTTATGGTACTGAAGCTCATCAGAAGATGTTTGAGTCTTACGCAGAGAACAGGAAGTGGTGGTATAAATCAACACACGATAATGATCAGAGTGCTGACATCGTTACTCCGGATGGAGAACCCTCACGTAAAGCTCTGGAAGTTACTCTTAGCTACGCCAATTTGGACAGGTTCCCTTATATGGACACTTTATCCTATTACAGTCACGATGGTTTGATAACTAACGCAAGTAGTAGTTATGACTACGAACTCAGGGATACCGAGGGTTATTGGGAAGGACATAATGATGATGATGATGACGAGGATGATAACGATGGACAGGTGTATGATACATATCGTTGTCGCTATATTGACGAGAATGGTGCCTGCTATATCGAAGGTTTCGGTTATGCCCATGAGGACGACTGTATTTATGATGAGTACACTTGGCGTTGGAACTTAAACAGGGACAGTGAGAGGTTAGAAAACGGTAAATGGTGTCACGAGGATGACGCTATTTATGTAGAGGATTACGGTCATATACACAAGACCGAAATAGACGACTACCGGCAAGTAGATGGTAAGTGGTACCGTGAAGATGATACTTGTTGGGATGAGATCGGGGAAGAAGACATCCTTATCAAAGACTCAGTAGAACTGTATACAGGAGGAAGAACATCTAAAAATCACAGGGGTGTAGTAGAGCTTGATGAGTTTTATGGGGATAAACAATATGCCCTGACTTCTGACTGTTTTGTCTGTCCCCACTCGGGTACTTATTATCTAACAGAAGATAGTGTAGTTACTTATTGCGGTACCCGGGTAGCACAAGAAAATCTCAGAAATTACCTCGAAGAACATGAAGAAGAAACAGGAACACCTACAGAAAATCAGTTAACCTTAGAACTCATAGATCATGGATAGTTTATTGTGGACAGTTTTAGAAGTACAATCCGAATCAGGGAACGTAAAGTTCATGAACCGGCTGGTTAAGAAGATAGCCGAATCCTTCGGGGCTCAGGTAAAAGAAGATAAGGGTAATATCTACGTAACAAAAGGTGAGGCTGACAGTTATAACTGTATCGTAGCGCACACCGATACCGTACACAGGATCATCCCGCAGAATCACTACAAGGTGTTAGAGTTGGAAGGAAGAGTATTCGCCTATAATACAAAGGATATGAAACCTACGGGTATAGGTGGGGACGATAAATGTGGGATTGCTATAGCATTGACCGCTATCCGGGATCTTCCTGTTATCAAGGCCGCATTCTTCAGAGACGAGGAGACAGGTGGTGAAGGTTCTCAGGAAGCAGATATGAGTTTCTTTAATGATTGTAATTTTGTTCTCCAGTGTGACCGTAAGGGTAATTCTGGGTTCGTGGATAACATCTACGGAGAACCTCTTTATGCAGACAACTTCAGGGAGGACATCTATCCCGTACTGGAAAAATACGGGTATAAGGAGGTTGAAGGTATGTTTACTGATGTCTATCAACTGGCCTGTAACGATCTACCCATAGCCTGTGCTAACATAGAGTGTGGGTACTATGCTCCTCATACGTCTACAGAGTATATTATACTAAAGGACTGGGAGAACTGTAAGAAGATGGTACTGGAGATGTTAAGTACGTTCACGAAGAAGTACAAGATCGACCGCGTACCGCCGTATTCTGGTAAAGGACGTTATTCTGAAAACCGTTATTTCTGGGAGGAAAGGGCTACAGGTGCCGGCCATTTCGATGGACGAGACTACTGGGATTTCTGCTGGAGTTGTAATGAGTACGATATTCTGAATGAGAGTAATATGTGTTGCGAGTTCTGTACTGAGGCAGTGGGGATGACTAAGAAGGAGAAGAAGTCCCCTATTGTCAAATCACAGAAAGAGTTATTCCTGGATTTTAAGTTATGATACAGGCAAAAGACGTGGTAAAAGAGTTCTTCAGTGAACTCGAACGATTGATACTCAGGCCGGCGCAGGACGCAGGGCTAACTAAAATATCAGAACTCTTCCTGTACCACGGGTTCATACACTCCAGTAAAGAGTGGTTTATCCATAATATAGAAGAAGCGGAATACTGGGAAGAAAAATTCGATGCTGCAGAAGAAGAACGAAATAATATAGACAGGGATCTACAAGACATGGAAGCTCAGGTAGACGACATAGCCAGTGATCTCAGTAATATCACTGATAAACTGGAAAACGCGGACCCGGATGAAACAGCCCGGTTAGTAGCAGAGCTAAAGGGACGAATAGAAGACCTGGAGAGCGCTACCGGCTGGAGGACTAAACCGACTAAAAAGAAAGCAGCATGACGTTATATCAGATATTAGATACTGAAGGTGATGAGATGGGACTCATCTACACAGATGCCCCGGGAGAAGTAGTGCAGAGTACATGGAAGAAGGTATACTTAGAAGATGAACCGGAGGACTGCGCTTATATAGACTGGTTAGTAGAAACGCTATCTGCCGCGTGGCCTAAGACAGAAAGATTGTTTACAGAGGTAATATTACCCTAAAACATAAAAAAAACCCCGAACCTTAACAGGAACGGGGTATAATTCTTATCAGCCGGTGGGTTTACAGGGGTTGGCCGAGGGAATCGTAGGTGGGACTAAATTATTTTTTTGAATTTCAGGAATCCGAGACCGGTGCCGATAATAACTATCAGGCTTATCAATCCCCAGAACTGTATCCGGGAAGTAGTTAACCTTGATTTTAGTTCGGAAACAGTCAGTTTCTGTGCTCTCACGGTAGAATCTGACCGGTTGAGTTTACCTTCCAGCAGCTTCCGGCGGGTACTGTCCTCCACCCTTGTCACTATTTTTTGAATATGGGTGACAGTTTTCTCAGTAACCGGGACATAGGTAGTAAGAACTCCCCCGGTGATCTTTAAGTAAAGGCCGTTAGGAAGGGTAGTATCCAGCTGATATAGTTGTGAACAATCAACGGGTATAGCTTTTCCTTCCAGGTATATCGTATCCGGAGCAGACGGTAATTTAACGGAAGTAGAGTCATAGGTGGTATCGGTTTTGGTTATCTCCTCGTTAAGAGTGTCCGATCCGGTTATTACCGGGATACAGCCCCCACGGGATACGAAGGTGTCTATTATAGCCCTGTGTTTCCGGGGGTGCTTTACCGCGAACTTATCAACGGTGAAACACCCGGTCAGTAACACTAAGGATAGGATGACTAATATTGATTTCATAGGTACTGGTATTTACGCCGCGTTCGGTCCTCGGGATTAGTAAAGACCAGCGGTTCTTTTACGCTTGGTAATCTCTCGGGAACACCTGGCCGGTCTTCTACCTGATACACTACGATACCTCCGCGGTCCATACGCTCTTTGAGGTTCTTTAGCTCTGTCTTGTCAACCCCCTGGGCTACCAGGACAGCTTCCATTTTAGTGTCCAGGTTATCCAGTTTTTTCAAGACCATCCCCGAAAACGAGGTAGCTAAAGTCACCAAGAGTCCGAATACGAATTTCTGAGTAGAGTTTAAACCCATTAAGAACAGTTTTTATAGTTTTTGATCTCAATAACACAAACTTCTCCCTTAGGATAACCTTTTATCATAAACACAGAGTTCGGTTTTACAGAACCATCCCGGTTTATGCGGTAGAAGTACCTGTTACCTTCCGGATGTTTACACTCGGTAGCGCCTTCCGGGGCCACCATAGCGGAACCCGTTAACAGAAGGAGATCACACTGGCAGATATAGGTGGGGTATGCTCTCTGGGTTCCGGGTATCGGGTAGCCCTGAGAGTCAGTTTTTACATAATAACGGAGTGGGGGGCACATAGGTCTAAAAAATATCTGTGGGTATCTAACTTAGATAATCTAAAAAGTGGTACTTTTGATACCCTCCCTATCTAAAATAAGACCGGTTTTCCGGGTGAAGAGTACAAGATTAATATACACAAATTAACCGACATGACCAAGGAAGATTACAAGAAAAACTTATCCCGAACTCTCATTAACCGGTTCCGGGAAGAGTATTATGAGAAGATAGGGGTCTATCCGGATGTAAAACCTCCGGTATGGGATAAAATACCCCTCAACGAACTGAGAAGGATATGTGATAAGGTTTTACCTAACGAGTACACAGTAGTAGGGTTTAAAGGGTATTACTCAAGTAATGGTCCTGTTCCTATAAACATTATCCGTGAAACCGGTTTCACTACTATTCTGGCTAGAACCCGTAAACTACCGATTGTACGCCTCAGGAAGATTTTTATACACTTCGCCCTGGAGATGGGGTACTCTTCTGTAGTAATTGGAAAGTATCTAGGATTAGATCACGCCACTGTGTTATACTGCAACAAAGAGTGTCAGAAACATCTACAGGCACACCCGGATTTTATAGAGTTATACACTCAAGTAAACGACCTCTTATATGATACACCCGCTATTCGATCTGCTGCTGCAAAAGAAGGTGACTCCGAACCAATTCATGTGTCTTTGGTACCAATCTCAGTCGATTCAGCCGCCGCTTAACACCCGGGAAGGGGAGTGTAACAACCTGATCGGGAAGGGACTGCTTGACCAGAACTATAAACCTACCCTCTTAGGGAAGCAGATCCTGAAAGATATAGACCGGTTGTTCACCAAGAAGAAAAAAGAGGTTGTCAACCCAGAGGATCTTGATGAGCAGAAGATAAAGGAGTACCGCGAGAAGTGGCCCAAACACCTGAAAGCTACCCCCAAGGGGATCACCGAGAAGTTCGGTTGGTTGTTCCGGGAATATCCCGAATACGCCGGTAAGTGGGATGATATACTGGAGGCCACAAACCTCTATTTGTCAGAAGCTGATAGTAAATGGATGTACCGCGCAGACCACTTCATCATCAAACAGGTGACCGGGGGTAACCGTTACGCCCTGAATGAATTCCTGGAGCGGGTACAATCAGGAGAGAAAAAAGAAGAAGTACTCAGTATTTATAAAGTAGCGTAAGATGTACACATATTTAATATGGCTGGTAGTTAAGGTAGTAGAATTTTTCTACCCTTTAATATCAGTCTTCATCAGATAAAATCCAGTTTATGTTAACAGTACAGGAAGAACGGGAATTGATACTCGAACCCATTAAGGTAGTAGAGAATAAGAAATCAGAGATAGTAGAACTTTTTGATAGCCTGCCGTCCGCCGGGATGGAAGACCCTAACATCAGGATGATCAGCCTGGATATGTTCCAGTTGGTGGCCAACCAGCTGATCGGAATGGGTTACTACCACGGGGAGCGCCAGGGTTGGAAAGCCGGAGGAGCAGAAATTTATGACATGACCCAAAACTTCTTCAACAGGGCGTAGATGAGCACACCGGTAAAAACACCGTGGACCCATATATCCGAGATACGGAACAGGACCCGGGAGTATATAGATAAAAGAAGGAAGGGAGAAATAAAATCCTTTCGGACACCCTGGTACAAGCTCAACCACGAACTCGTTCTGGGATACGAGTGGCAGACCATCAACCTACTGGCGGGATCGTCGGGTATAGGTAAGACTGCCATCAAGGATCAGATCATTAAAGAGGGGATGGAGTTAAACAAAGATCAGAATATAGTGGCGCTGGAATACCAGTTTGAGATGACAGACATACAGACCGGCGCCCGGGAGTTAACAGCTCCCACGGGAATGTCTATAAAGAAGTTATTCTCAGCAGAAGAAGGGGAGTTGGTCACTGACGAAGAGTTTGAGCAGATAGAACAATTACACCACAAACGAAAGAATGACCGGATCTACCAGGTAAGTTCACCGAGGAAGGTCGATACTATGGAAAAGGAGATACTATCCTTTTACGAGTACGCTAAGAAAACTTACGGGGACGACGTTAGAGTTCTTATCTCGGTAGATCACGCGCTCCTGATAGACGGCGGGATGGATGATAACTCGGAACTGGACACTATTGGTAATATGGCCAAAATGTTTCTCCGGATAAAGAAGAGGGTACCGGTGATCGTCTTCATTCTCAGTCAACTGAACTCCTATATCGAGGAACCCAGCAGAAGGGAGAATGGCAAGGTGTCTAATTTCCCTACCAAGAGAGACCTCTACGGAGGAAAGCAGCTGTATTTTGCCTGTGACACTGTAATGATCTTCATGAAGCCGCTGGCTGATGGGATATCAATATACGGTCCCGGTAGGTTCGACGTAACACAGGGTGACTACATCTTTAACCACATTCTAAAGACCCGGTTCTCTAACCCCACTACCCTCACATTTAAGGCAGACATGGAACACTTTCGGATAGAGGAGTGTGATCCACCACCAGTAAAAAAATAATTATGCAGCAGATAGAGGCTAAAATCATAGCAGACAGTAAAAATGAGTTCGGTAACAGGATAACTACCTTCTTACTGACGTTCCCCCGGATAATACTGGCTGAGGTCAACACTCACCGGATGTTGTCCCGGAACTCAGCGTCAAGCAGGGCTATACCCTTCGAGAAGATGTTGAAGAGAGTACAGGAAGACCCGTTCATCCCGATCAAATGGATGAAGGACCATAAGGGTATGCAGGGAGTAGAATATTTCACTGAGACCGCCAAAGAAGCGTGGATACACCAGGATCGTTCATGGGGGTATGAACAGTATGCGGATGTCCCAGCAGTAGAGTTCCTGAAAAAAGAATGGTTACAGGCTCGTGACTGGGCAGTAATGCAGGCTCAGTGGTTAAGTGACCGGGGTCTTACTAAGCAGATCTGTAACCGGTTACTGGAGCCCTTCATGTGGCACACGGCCATTGTTACCGGAACCGAGTGGGAGAACTTTTTCGCACTCCGGGCACACGAAGCAGCTGAAATACACCTACAGGAACTTGCGTACAAGATGTTGGAAGAGTATAATAATTCTACTCCTCAACTACTCAGTCCTGGTCAGTGGCACATACCGTTCGGAGACCAGATGGATGAAAACAGACTGTATGCGCTCCTTAAAGGAGAAGACTACCACACAGAGGAGACTCGTGACAATGCCCTATCCGATTTACAGGTTAAGATCGCTACAGCCCGCTGTGCCAGGTTGTCCTATCTGAACTACGAGGGTAAGGACGACTACGAGGCCGATCTTAAACTTCACGATAGTCTGTCAGCAGCCGGTCACTGGTCAGCGTTTGAACACTGTGCCCGTAGTATGGATAATGATGAGTATCACTGCTGGACATCCGGGTTTTCTGAAGTATCCGATCATCCTGACATGTTAGGTTGGTGCGGGAACTATCGCGGGTATATACAATATCGTAAGTTATTTTCTAACGAAAACCGGACAGATGACCGGGTAATAACTAAATAATATGACAGGATCAAACACTACCCCTAAGAAGAGGGGGCGTAAACCAAAACTGGAAGCAGATAACAGGAAGACTACAGTTAGTAAAAGGATGATCAAGGGTGCTGTTAGAGGCGTACTTACCCCTGAAGAGATATTTAAGATACAGGTGCAAGACAGGTCTAACGCTGTTAATCACCCTAACCATTACGGAGGAGAATTAAACCCTTACGAGGCCATTAAGGTGATAGAGGCGTGGAACCTCGGATTCAACATAGGTAATACAGTGAAGTACCTCTCTCGCGCCGGTAAGAAGGACGGTAATCCGCCGCTTCAAGACCTCGAAAAGGCCTGTTGGTACCTATCCCGGGAAATTCAGAACCTCAAAAAACAGAACTCATGAACCACACAAAGTTTTTTGAAGACATAGACCAGACAGGAGGGTATATCAACCGATTAGTCTGGATAGCAGGCCAGTTAGATAGTAACACCCTTACCGATTTACTGGATGATATGGAACCTGAAGATATAGAAGACTGCTTCCCGGGTTTTGATCTTTCTAACTATGACGGAGACTCTAAGGAATTAAAAGAATACATCAGTAGTGAAAGTAAACCCGGTTTTCTGGCGGAATGTTATTTCCAGCACCAGTACGGGTTCCATTTCCCTGAAGGCAGTAAAACCCCGACATCCTGGAGCAGCAGTCGTGGAGTTTCTACGATCTACTGGGTGTACGCAGAGTCATTTCCTGAGCTGATAAGGAAGATGACTAAGATCGGTAAATCTCATCATAAGAATGAAATCAGGAGAGAACTAAAAAAGAAACAAACAGTATGAGTACAGCAGTAAAAAGAGGCTGGTCGGAGATGTTAGAAGACTCCATCAGCTACAACCGGTCCCTACTGGAAAAGATGGGGTTGAGTACAGACCCCAAGAAGAAGGGGATAACCGCCAAGAAGATCTTCAGCTGGGCCCGACAACAGGGTGGACAGAAGGAAGACTGCTTCTATATGTTCAAGGAAGAAGGGGAGAAGGATCTGATGTTAATAGAGTTCTTCAACGCGGACGGTTACCCACTGATACCCCGAAAGACTTACAAATGGATCGGGTCTCCAACCGCATTCACATCTGAACACGAAGAAGGTCAGTACGGGTTCCGTGTGTATATGGACGAGCTAATCGAAGTAAAACCAGAAGCAGGTATGCTGGCACCCTGGATAGACCCGGTAAATGAGCCCGAGGTATCATCAGTTATCAGGTTCGATAAGATGACAGCCAACGACTTTTTAGCAGTATTTCACGGAGTACCCTGCGCAGATCACGAAAGTATAAATAGAAAGATCAGGGAGATAAAATCAGCAGCATAACTATGGCAGACAATAAGGGGTTGGTCACCTTAACAGACCAGAAAGACTTCTTGCAGTCTTTAATAGACTCGAAGAAGTTACCATCACACATTAAAACAGTAGAGGATGCCTTTACTGTTGCGCAGATGGGTAAAGAACTGGGATTTCCGACTCTTCAAGCCATGCACTACATAATACCTGTTCAGGGAAGGTTAACTCTATCTGCTAAGGCTACTGCTGCCCTCTTAAGAAAGGGCGGTATAAAGTTCCGCACACTGGAAGATGGTATGTATGTGTATAATGATGGTTCTATATCTGAGTACGCTAAGACTGATCCTAAACCCATTGATCAGAGAACGGTTATCCTGTTTATCAGGGATGGTATGGAAGAAAAGGTGTCCTTTACCATGAGGGACGCAGAGGCTCAGGGATTAACCGGAAAGGATAACTGGTTGCGTTTAAGAAAAGAGATGCTGTACGCCCGTTGTTTGGCCAAGGGTGCTAACAGGATCGGGCAGGATCTCCTCCTCGGTCTATACACAGCAGAGGAAATGACAGACTCTCTTAACGTACCGGAGACCCAGATAAAGAGGAATGAAGAAGGTGAGATCGAGACCATCGACACCACACACGAAGAAGTAACAGAAGATAACAACCCGGCAGCAGCCGCGTAATTCAGTAACATTTTAAAACCAACATAGTATGTTTAGTACAAAAGGGATGGACACGGTCCGCACAGTAGGTCAGTTTTTAGATCCGGGAAAACACGAAGTAAGGATCAGGTCTGCAAAAGTAGCACGCTCAGAAAGAACAGGTAAAAAGGCGTTAGAACTCGTACTGGAAGGTCCTCGTCCGTTCGAAGGATGGGAAGGACTGGCTCTCGACAAGAACGACAAGGAAGGCCCGAAGTATGATGGTCCGGTAGGATTCCTGACAGCCACCAGCTGGCTCACAGAAGATCAGTATAACAGCCCTACCCCGGCCAAAAACGCGATCCTGAATATCATGATGTATATCGCGGACAGTACCGGTATGCGTAAACAGATGGATGAGGCAGTAGAAGGGGCCGCTACTATCGAGGAGTTCGTAGAGCGTGTAGCTAAGGTTATGGCTAATACCTACTTCTGGATGCTCCTTACCGGTAAAGAAGAGGAATACCAGGGTAAGGTGAGGGTAAAACTGAACTTCTTCCCGAGCAGGTCAGTAAGCCTGAAGAAAGAAAACCTCGAAGACTTTAGTATGGATAATCCGTACCATTACCGTAAGCTGAAGAAGGCTGAGAAGGTATCTGAGTTCGCCGCTCCATCAGGAGGTGAGTTCGATTTGCCGAACGACTAATCTTTTCACATAAGACTGTGAGAACCCCGGGGTAACATTTTTAACATTTAAACTAAACTTTAACCATGTTAATAAATTAGTTGGGGAACTAACCCCGGGGTTCTGCTGTCTTATAAAACCAGCAGATAATGATAAAGACATCCGGGTTGGTCACAAAAATAGACCAGGTAGACGAACGGTGGATATATCAGTATTACGCCTGTCTGCAGGAAGAACTTACCGGACAGGACGTGTGTATCCACTCGGTATTCAGAACAGAGAAAACCCCAAGTCTGAAAATATACCTGACCCCAGAAGGACATTACCGTTTTAAGGATTGGGGTGGATCTGCCGGCGGTGACGCAGTAGAGTTCGTTAAACAGCTCTTCAAGGTAGATTACAAAACGGCTGTAAAACAAATACTGGCAGACTATAACGACTATGTTATCAACGGTGGCGCCTTTAACCCCGGTGAGTATAAGAGGTGTGGGAAGTTCCGTATTACAGACTACCTGGAACGCAGCTGGAATACAGATGACCGGGATTACTGGACACAGTACGGGATAGGCTCCAAGATACTTACCTGTTATAACATCAGGCCACTCTTGTGGTACAGAATGGATAAAGAAGAGGACGGGAAGGTGAGGTCTATAGTGATAGAGAACAAGTACCTCTATGGTTATTTTACGAAAGACGGAGTATTAGCGCGGGTATACCAACCCAAGATAAGAGAGAAGAAGATGATCGTCCAGACCGGTTATATACAGGGTGAAGACCAACTGACCGGGAAGAAGATATTGGCTATCATTTCTTCGATGAAGGATGGTCTGTGTATGTTGGACGGGTTGAAGTTAAAGGAGATAGAATTTACTGCTCCAAATAGCGAAACCAGTCTCATACCTGCGGAGAAGATGAATAAGTGGTTGAAGGAGTACAGGTACGTTATCCTGATCCATGATTATGATGCCGCGGGGATGGAATCAGCTGTCATGTACCAACAAGCCTACCCGTCAGTTATCCCGGTAACAGTTAGCCTGCTCAAAGATCTCAGTGACTCCTACGCGGGTTGTGGACGTAAAGCAGTCCTGGAAAAACTCATCCCAAGTATCAACATGGCCTGTAGTCTGGTAGATGAGATGAGGCCACCAGAAGAAGAATTGTTAACCATTAATAACCCCAGTTTATGGAACACGTAGGAATAGAAAACCTTGATAACGGAATCTTCCATGCATCGGTAGATATCCCAAGAATCAACCACTCAGGTAGACCGGAAGAATACTGGCGTACTGTAGAGTACTTTAAGACCAAGGAAGAAGCCATAGCCTACGCCCGGGAACACTTCGGGGCAGATGAGGAAGGTAGGGTATGTTTGGTATCTACTTTTTAAAGACTATTAAGATGAGTAAACAAAAATTTATAACAGTAACCGAACTGAGTGACCGGGACGTTAAAGTGTTATCATCACTCACTTTCCACACCGATGATAAGAGTAGACCACTAAGAAATATATCAACTATTTCTGGTAAACCGATTGGTGTAAACGGTAATAAGTTCTGTGAGAGGATGTGTGATCTTGGGGTTTGTAGTATGCTTGTTGATGGTTGGGAGTACCAAGAGGTTGGGTACGCTCTAACAGACTTAGGCGTAGATATACTCAGTAAGATAAAAAATAATAATCTTAAATAAATAGTTCTTACTTTTGGGTATCTAAACTGATACTCTAATATGTGGTACTATCAAGGAGCTCCTATCCGGTCTATAGAAGACTGTCCCGAAGAAGCGGTGGGTTTTATCTACTGTATAACTGACCCGAACGGTAAAATATATTTAGGGAAAAAGATCCTTCATAATTCCACCTGGTCGAAGATCAGTAAAAGGGAAAAAACTCAGACAAAGACCCGTAAGACCTACAAGAGGACTATTAAAGAATCAGACTGGCTCACGTACTGGGGCAGCTGTAAAGACCCCGATTACCGCGCTCTTCTGGAGCAGACCGGTAAGTTGGGATGGGACAGGAAAATTCTGGAGTTCTGCTGTACCAAACGGATGATGAGTATCCGGGAAACATATTATCAACTGACCTGGAATGTACTGGAGCGTGATACCTGGAACGGATACATTCAACTCGGGAAGGTTTTTCGTAAAGACATAAAATACTGTATATGATAACAGCAGATGAAATAATAGAACAACATTTAGGAGACTTTATAGCCATCAATCACCTCACCCGCGAAGATATAGATGAGATCAGGATCGCGTTAATAGTCTACGGTAAGGCTGTCGTGGATGTCTGCGCCGGTTCGTTTGAATGTACTATGGAGACCGCAGATTATGATGACGAGAACTCTTACCAGCTGGCTAACGGGAAGTGTGTCAACCCAGTCTTAGTAAGACAGAGTGTATTAGACGTTAAAAACCAGATAAGATGAGTAAAATATTAAGTGAAGGGTTCTTAGAAGAACTCAATAACGTTCTCGATTACCTGATCCTAAACGAACACAATAGTTTTTTAGAGTCAGACATACCGAATGACCACATTTATCAATCAGCATTAGTACTGAAGGGGTATCTCGGGGAAGTTGAGTTGACAGCAGAAGAAGCACACCAACTCATGAAAACAGATTGTCGTGATAACGTAATGACCGGTACTGAGATCGACGGGTGGACAGAGGCTGACGAAGATGACTTTAACGAGGATGAAGATGGTACAATAACCTCATCCGCCGGAGTAGAGTTTAGACTCTGGATATAAAACCAACCAAGATGAACACAAAATACCTGAAGAAGATCCGTAAGTACTGGGACTACAGGTTCAAGAACGGTAAGGTTTACACCAGACGTAAGGTAGACGGAGAAGTCCGGGAGTACACCAGTATCCGGAGTTTCCTTTACTGGATGTTTGATGACCTTATCTCGGAGAGGGCTCATTACCGGTGGGGAGAACGCTGGAATAAAAGACGGGATACCAGACTCTGGAAATCTCTTAACGAAAGAAAACAACAATAACAGTTTTATGGATCACATACTGGAATCACACGAATACCCTTATCAGGCACCGGCTGTAAAAGCGGATACTAAAGAGAAAGTGAGTACCCGCAAAGTAACGATAGATATTCCATTAGAAAACATTCGGAGACTTCTTAAGGGACTTAAAGATGCTCCTGTATCTAATCCACCCGGTCTAGACCTTGGCCCTAAAGATTACTACCATCAGGAAGCTATCCGGTTGGCAGACCTGAGTGACCGTCTCATAGGTTTTATAGAAGAAACCGAGGCGTTATGTAAAGATCCGATAACGCAGGATAGAATAATCCTGTTCCTGATAAAAGAAGGTATATGGCCGAGAAGATAAAGATAGTGGCGATCAGTGATACGCATACCCTGCATGAAGAAGTGATAATACCTGAGTGTGATATTCTGATACATGCAGGAGATTATACCTCTACCGGTCTTGAGGATGAGGTGAAAGATTTCTTATGTTGGTTTTCTCATCAACCTGCACGGTATAAAGTATTTATCAACGGTAACCACGACCGTCATGGTGAATCCCGGTTTAATTCTCGTACCGGTGCGGATCTCTGGATGGAGGAACTCTGGAATAAATATGTATACGAGGTTCCTGATATTGTTTACCTGGAAAACTCCGCTGTGTGGATAGAAGGTATAAAGATATGGGGGAGCCCTATTACCCCTGACTTCTATCCTCAGAACTGGGCCCATAATATGCCCCGGGGAGAAAAGATAAAAAAGGTGTGGAATACTATCCCAGAAGACACAGATATAGTGGTTACTCACGGGCCTGCTTACGGGGTACTGGATAAAGTTAATAGAGGAGAACGAGTAGGATGCCAAGACTTACAGCAAGCTCTTTATAGGGTAAACCCTAAGATCCATATCTGCGGGCACATTCACGAAGGTTATGGAACTGATCGGGTAGTAGACACCGGGTTCTTTAATGTTTCTATCTGTAACGAGTACTACCGCCCGATAAATAAACCAGTAATAATAGAACTATGAAACTTTTAATAGAATTAGAAGTACCTGACAGTTTTGTAGGGTACGAAGAGAATATACTCAATAAAGACAGAGGAGTATGGAATTTTGTCTCCACCTTCTACCCAAACTATCAAACTTCCTCGGAGATAACTCTGGCGGATGACTTACAGAAGATAATGGATAACGAAGTAGACCGTGGTTCCGGTGCGGAAGAGCTGCTTCATGATAGGTGTGAGAATTCCGTGGTACGCGCCGGGAGATGGGGTGGGTAGAATCCAGCGGGATCTACCTGATAAGTATAACAGAAAAACTAAATCAACACCAATGAACAGGACAGACGAAAAAAGATATGATGAGGCCGTATCAACAGTAGAGTGGATGCGTGACCGGATAGTTGAACTCGAAGATGAGGTCTCCGCACTGGAGAGTAAGATATATAACCTTACAACAGAGAACGATGAACTCGACAAGATGTTACAGGACGCCCGGGAAGAGATAAAAGATCTAATAGAAAAACAGTAAGTCTGTATGATCCAGAAGGCACCAGACCCGATACTGCGGGTCATCAGTATAGAAAAAGATACACTATCAGAGGGATTTAGGAAGAAACTTGGTGACCGGTATATCTACCAAGATGTAGATAACTCAGTCTTAGGGGAGCACCTGTATAGTCTCGATGATATACTCGAGAATGTAGAGTTTACCCCGGAACAGGTAGAAGAACTGAATGAGCTAACCTTATTATGTGACCAATACAGAGCGGACTACTTCCGGCTGGTAAAAAATTAACAAACTAATGTTTAATACAGCAGAACTAAAGAGAGAACTAACCCGGGAAGAGAAGGAGGAAATATTTTTCAGTAATCCTCGCGTGTGGAGTTTTAGCGCTCTGTCCCAGATACTGACCTCACCCCGGCTGTTCTATAAAGAACGGGTACTAAAAGAAGTAGATAAAGACGAGAGCCGACACTTCGGAGAGGGCACTCTAATTCACTGTATGCTACTGGAGAGCGATACCCTAACTGATAAATATATCGTCCAATCAGGTAAGATCCCGATAGAGAAACCCGGGCAAATAATGGATAAGGTGTACCAGACCTGGTTAGCAGAAAAGATACTTCTCGGCCCACAGGGAGGTAACTACATCAACGTCAGCCTCAGGGACTACTCAGCACTCATCATAGAAGAGATGAAGTCTCTCGACTACTACCAGAACCTGAAAACAGATGAGCAGCGTCTTGAAAAAGTAATCACCCCGGTTAACACAGAGTACTTCGAGTTTTTGAAATCGTCCCCGGGTAAGACCATCGTGAGTCAGGAGACCTGGGATTACTGTGTTAAAGCGGTAGAGTACGTTAAGAACCATCCTAAGTGCGCGTTCCTGTTAGGGTTAAACCCGGAAGAGCTTAATAACTCGGAAGTGATCAACGAACACCTGATAAGGATAGAGCCAACTGAGGATAAACCGGGGCTGAAGGGTTTTATCGACTCTCACCATATCAACCACGATCACCGGATCATCTTCGTTTCAGACTTTAAAACCAGCGGTAAACCCTTAGACCGGTTCAAAAAGAGTGTACAGGACTATAACTACCATCTACAGGGCGCACTCTACCGCCGGTTGATAGCACACAAATACGCTGATCTGATAGACGCGGGGTACGAGATAGTAGTACACTTCGTAACAATAGACAATAACCTGAACGTCTACCCGTTCCCGGTTTCGGAGGAGAGCATGGCCCGGTGGACTGCTGATCTGGATCAGGCTATCAAGAAGGCCGAGTGGCACTGTCTGAACCGGTCGTTTAATTCACAATATCACTACGAACTAAACTTAGTAGAACTATAAAGAAGAACCTATGAATAAAAGAAGAACTAATGACAGAGATCAAAACACTGTACCAGAACTACCATCAAAAATCCAAAACCTTCCTGAGCAGTCTGTTAGGGCTGCACCCACAGAGTTATATTCAGGCATTACAAACCTACATCAGCTGGCCTAAGTACGGAATAACCCCGGAAGATAGATTACTATTATTACTGTACAACAAGTTACCGGGGACCGGATACGAAAAATATAAAAATCTACTCCTCTGTAATACCCTCTATCACTCCCACTACGAAACAATAGACGACCGGGAAGTATTCCTGTTCTCTTTTGAATCCTACGGGGCTGACTGGGGGTATTTTCTTGAGGGGAAGTATAGTAAACTCAGCCTGTTTTTTAAGTCCACAGTGTCCAGATATTACAAGAACACCCCGGAAGCGCCTTATATAGACAGTTACCTGTACCCCGATCGTTACCGGGAGAACTACACCCGGCTCCTTTGGGATAACAGTGATATAGAGAAATACGAACCCCAGAACTGGTTAGAAGAACTCTGTGACAAACCCGACTTAGTTAGGGAGGAGTGTAGAGAGACTGTAGAAAATTTTGGGTATCTAAAAAATATCCCTAACTTAGCGAAACTAAAAGATCAGATATGACCAACCAACTACCCACCCCATCTATGATGCTCATCAGTAAGACGGTGTATAACAAACTCAGGGGGTTATCCCTTATCCCAGTGGATAATAACTGTCCTTTCCTGGAAGCCATCTACGACCCGCAGAATAAGGTGCTGGCCGTCCTGTCCAAGGAGACCCGTCAGGTATACGATCTGTTTCCGAAACTCACCGAGTACGGGCAGAACCAGACCAAGAACGGTAAAACTCTACTCGAACGTCGTGCCGTGGACAACTACCATGAATATTATGTTACTGAAAGAACCGATATAGAGTCCTTCATCAAGATGTTCGCGGTAAATCACAAAGACTTCCCATACCAGGAGATCCTTAATCAAGAGGTAGAAAAAACTGCGGATGAGAAAATAGCAGCCTAAATCGTAAAAACCAATCACACCTTATAGTAAGAGCCGGTTCGCCCGGCTTTTTCTATCGGGTCTAAAGACAGATGTTATGACTAACTGGATAGAAGATATAAAAGAGTTCCAGACAACCTTCGGGTTAGGAGTTAAGGCCACACCCGGTTTTCCAGAAATAGATGTTATCAAACTCCGACATAAACTGATAACAGAAGAGGTCCGCGAATTAACAGAGGCTGAGTTCGGACCAGATGGAGTTTATCATGGTTATGATATCATAGAAGCAGCAGACGCCATCACAGATTGTCTGTACGTTCTTCTCGGTACCGCCTGTGAGTACGGTTTAATAGACCAGATAGACGAGTGCTGGAAAGCCGTCCATACCAACAACATGAGTAAGGTAGGTCCTGATGGTAAAGTACTTCGTCGGGAAGATGGCAAGATAATAAAACCAGCCGGGTTCCAACCGGTTAATCTTGAACCCATAATCTATGGATAATATAACAGAAGAACTACAGAAGTACGGACCCAAGAGAGCTGCCGAGATAGTCACGGAAAACTTCCAGTGCTTGGACGGGTTAGTAGAAGACGAAGAGCTCAGGTTCTGGTTAAGAAGTCTTATCACTACCTGTCTCTCCGGCTACGCGGAAGAAGTCTGGGACAGAGCCTGTGTCGTACAGAGAGCCCGCTGCCGGGAACACCGGTTTTTAGTAGAAGCGCCCCTGATACCTTATAAAGAACATATGTATTATGAGTAAACCCCTGTCTTATGATTTACCTGATAACCGGCCAGTCTCAGCTCCACACAGAGGGCGCGGGATATAAACTGACCACGATAGAAGAAGTAGAACGGTACTTATCCGGAGTAGAGGAAGCCTCAGTAGATACAGAGACTACTGGGTTAGACGCTCATCGGGATAAACTACATACCCTGCAGATAGGTGATTACTATAACCAGTACATTATAGACGCCTCAACAACGGACATTACCCGGTTGAAGCCCTACCTAGAAGAACGCTTGTTACTGATCCAGAACGCTAAGTTCGACCTGAAGTTCTTGTATAAGTACGGAATATACCCGCGTAAGGTGTGGGATACCTTCGTTACGGAGCGGGTTCTTTACTGCGGAATACCCGACCATAAGGCCGGTTTAGATTCACTGGTTCAACAGTACTGTAACATTACTTTGGATAAATCAGTACAGAAGACTATAGCAAAAGAAGGGCTGGTTACCAAAAACCTTCAGTATATGGCTGACGATATAAAGTATCTGTCAGCTATCAGGGATAAGCAGCTGGTCGATCTCAGGAAGAAATATCTAAAGGGTACCTCTAATCTTGAAAACAAGTTTGTACCGGTCTTAGCCTACATCGAATACTGTGGTATGAAGCTGAACGTACCCAAGTGGACGGAGAAGATGATCACGGATAAAGACCGGATGAATAAGGCTAGGATAACCTTGGACAACTGGATACTGAATAAAGGTATTAAGAAGTTTATCGAGGTGCAGGGTAACCTCTTCGACCCTCCGGGATGTACTGTTAACTGGTCTTCACCTAAACAGGTAGTAGATCTGCTCGAGCACCTTGGGGTAAACTGTACGATCGTAGAGAAGGGTAAGGAGAAGAAGTCGGTGGAGGCCTCAGTGATAGAGAAACAGAAGAACGAGTTTGAGATCATCTCCCTGTACCTGGAATATAAGAAGGCGGAAAAAATAGTTGGTACATATGGAGAGAACTTTATCCGTCAGATTAACCCGGTAACCGGTAGAATACATACCAAGTTCACTCAGATAATGGATACTGGCAGGATGTCTTCAGGCGGTAAGGACCGCGCTACAAAAGAAGAGTTCATCAACTTCCAGAACATACCATCTGACCCGGAAACGCGATCTTGTTTTATAGCAGAACCGGGAAGTACGCTGGTAGTATCGGACTACTCCGGTCAAGAGCAGATAGTACTCGCTAATAGGTGTCTGGATAAAAACCTGCTAAAGTTCTATGATGAAGGGCTGGCTGATATGCACTCATTCGTGGCGTCTAAGATGTACCCCGAACTCGAAGGGTTAGACCTTGACGAGATAAAGAAGTTACATAAGGATAAAAGACAGGCGGCTAAATCTGCTGGCTTCGCCATAAATTATGGTGGGAGTGGCATTACCATAGCAGATAACCTCGGTATCAGTAAAGAGGATGGGGATCGGATTTATAACGCCTACTTCCAAGCCTTTCCGGGGTTAAGTGACTACTTCAAGAAGGTGAAACAGCAGGGACTAAATGATGGTTATATCCTGATAAGTCCAATAACAGGTAGGAAGTCTTATATCTACTTCTTCGACCGGTATAAGGAACTAGAAGCCCAAACAAAAGGAGACTTCTGGGAACGCTACCGGGAAGCTAAGAAAACTCAGTCTAAAGACTGGCCAGAACTATCCAAGACCTGCCGAGAGTACTTCCAGTTAAAGGGAGAAATAGAGCGTATGACTCTTAACTACCCGATCCAGGGAAGTTCCGCCGACGTAACCAAGATTGCCTGTGTCTACTTCTATAACTGGATTATCAACAATAACTACTTCTGGACTGTGAAGATCCCGAACGTAGTTCATGATGAGGTAGTGGCAGAGTGCCCCGTAGACCTCGGAGAAGAGGTGTCTCAGGTGTTACACGATACTATGGGTAAGGCAGGAGATATATACTGTAAGAGAGTGCCACTAAAGGCAGACCCGGAACTAACAAGTGTATGGAAAAAATAGTGCCCCATGAAACCGTTATCAGATCATAAAGATAAATCAGGAATATACTGTATTAAGAATATACAGAATGGTAAAGTTTATATAGGTAAGGCCAAATGTATCTTCAGTAGGATTCAGAGTCATATTTATGCTCTTACCGGACGAAATAGTAAGAAGTCTAACTCTTATTTAATAAACTCCTGGCATAAGTATGGTCCGGACGCCTTCACATATTCAGTACTTGAAAACGTTGATTTTACAGATGAGTCCTTAATGCGGGATAGAGAACTTTATTGGATAAATCTAATGAATGCCCTGGACCCAGACAAGGGATATAATCTAAGATCCGACTCATCTACAGGAATGGTTACTCATGAAAAAACCTCTAAGAAAATATCAGATCGACTAAAGAAAGAGTGGGAAGCTGGGTTAAGATCTAGTCACTCAGAAAAATTAAAGAAAAAGTGGGAGGAGGCTCCCCAAAGACGGACTGAACAGGGGAAGATGCTTTCTAAGATTAAAACTAAGTACTTCTATCATATAATAAATCCATCTGATAAAGAAGACCTAGGAAGTTCTATGGTGATGGATATGTCTCCCGGAGTTCATGGAGGGTACGATTTACTAAAGAAGTTAGGACTACAGAACTGTATAACAACCTTTTTTAATCGTAAGTCTAATTCTATATCCTTTAAGGGGTACGATATTATAAGATTCAACCCAGATACTGCACCTGAATTTGATTAAGTACACAACATTAACAAGAAGATCACCCGGGGGTACACTCAGCTAGACCTCTTCGGGATGGCCGCGTAAAACAGAAGTTATGAAGAAGAGAACATCTATAGATTTCAGTAAGCACGTACTAACTACGTTTGAGGATAAGTACGTCACTATTTACGAGTTTAAAATACCCGGAACCTACACCCACAGTATGAAGTTTATTAACACGTCAGGGGTGATGACGGTCACCGGGGATTGGGGTAACTGGGTCTTCTGTAGAGAGTTTCATCCGGGCCCGGAAAATGGGGTTTCAGATGGTTACTGGATAGAGAAACTACACATCAGTTCCTGTCAAAAACCCTATAAGTATGATTCTGACGAGACTACAAGAAGATTAAAGGAACGTTTACAAGAGATCAAGGAGGAATACGAAGAGGGAAGTAGGTATGAACAGTTAAAAGAGTACTACGAGAGCTGTCTGGAAAACGTGGACGACTATTATGACTACATACAGGCAGCTCGGGACCACCCCGGTTTTATGGATGCAGAGAGTATAATAGAAGGTAAAGAACTAAACAGATGGTTAGAGGCAATCTTCGACGGGTTCGACGAGATATGTTCCCGGATGAAGGTCGCTCAGGCCGCGTAAACAAACATTTTATGATAGAATTACTAATAGGAGTAGGCGGCCTCATCGTATGCTGGATAGCGTACAGAGCAGGTTACAGGAACGGTCTTGTAGCAGCAGAAGATGATGAGTATGATAACGATTATGAACCGGAAGAATTTACAGGAGTATGATAAACAACTTTGATATACCTACCCTAACAGACGTTATGGTAGCGGTAACAGCCTACAAACAGTTGGCCCACTATTTTCCCTCGATAAACAGGGAGCAAACAGAACAGATAAAGCCTTACTGGGACAAGTGGCAGAAAAATGTTGGCACTGATCGTACAGGTTACAGTAGGTTCCATGAGTTCTGGTCAGACATAGAGTTACACCTTGTATCCCAAACATGGGGTAGTACCGCTTGCGGGTGGGGTGGAATCGGCGGGGCTGCTATAACTACCGCATATACTCTCGTTATCACCAACAAACACCTGAATGCAGCATTCATCTACTGGGCCGGTAAACTGGCGTATGTAGTGGACATGGATAAGAAATATCAAACTCTGATAACAGGGGAGTCAGGTTACTCCGCGCTACCAGGACTGAACAGGGTGAAAGAAAGATTAACCGTTATATACAGTGAGAGAAGATGACACCAACATTAATACAGAAGTGCTGGGAGGTACATGATAGGACTACAGTAGACTGGTCGTTATCCTATGAAGCTCGTCAGCACTATACCTACAGAGAACACATACTGGCAGAAACCGCGTCTAAGGCTAAGGGTAAGTTTATAGAACACGCCCGGTTTATCGACCTGAAAGCTGTACGCTGTGAGGAGTACGACCAAGTAGAAGTAGACGGTAAAAAGATGAGGCGTAATGAGGTAGACAACTACCTTAGAAAGCAGGAGAGAAAGAAGAAGATACAAGAACTACCGGAAGATCAGCTCTACTACGTTCAGAACGGGTTCGTGGGTAACTGCCCGCTCTTCTGGGGACTCGGTAACTGCGGGTACACCTCAGACCTTGATAAAGCCCAGAAGTACACCAAAGAACAGATAGTAAAAGAGTTTTCTAACCCACGGGAACAGGATATTATCTGGTTAGCTGCAGAAGTAGACAGTAAAGTAAAAAGAATAGTAGATCACCAGTACTTAGATTACACAAAAAGCGTATGATAACACAGATATATCAGTTGCTCTTCGGTAAAAAGAAAGAGCAGAAAAAAGAACAGAAGCGCCCCGCTACACCTTACGGGGGTAGTTCAACCCAGTCATCTAATGCGAATGACTCCCAGAGTTCTTATGACCCGCTGCTCGATCCGATGAACCCGGTCAGTCCTTTGTGGATCGGGAACTCAGATAGTTCTTCCAATCATAATAATAACTCTTTCGGTGGGTACGGTGGAGGGGAAAGTGGTGGCTCTGGAGCAGGCGGTTCATGGGAATCACACAGTAACCACTCTTACGATAGCGGGAGTACCTACGACAGTTCCCCCTCTTATGGCTCAGATAGCAGCTCTTATGATAGTGGTAGTTCTTTTGACAGCAGTTCATCCGGGAGTTTTGACTAAACCTTTGATCGTATGACCTACACAGTAGACTTCCCGGATGATGTAGATGTATTCTACTGGGACTACATCATAGAACCGACTCAGAGATCAGGGATAAATAAAATAATAGTCTTCTTCGAACACGATACCCGGCGCACTACAAAATTCGTAGGACACACTACCCGGTCTAACGCAGATTGGCGGGAGTTCCAGATAACAGAAGAAGAACAGGAAGGTAAGAGAAAACTAATATTTAAGATATGAAGCACACCATAAAAACCTATGAATATAAGCGGATAGAAAAAACCGCTACCGAGATAGAGATACCCGAAGAGACTATATACTGTTTTCAAACTGGTATACGTCGGGCAGTTAAGATAGAACCTCAATGGACTACTTGGAATAAAGAGAACTACCAAAAAGATGAAGAAGTGTGGAACCTTAAAATTACCTGTGTATATAACTCTTTCGAGTGTAAAATAGAGCAGTATACTATACAGGTTTCTCAGCTTGAGGATAATATAAATCGCGGTAAAGATTCCTACAGTATTCCTAACCTTTTACTCCACCGTGATTTTAACCTACGTACAAAAGAACAGTTTGAGGCTGACTTAAAGATAGCTCTCGATAAAATAACCGGTGTAACTGAAGATTAATTATGACACAAAAAGTAGAACTACTATACCGGGACGCTGCTAACTACAAGTTCTGAGTAACAGCAGAGATAGACTGGGAATCACTTGGTTTCCCCAGCCCCCTAGAAGTAGACCAGGATATAGAGATGGAGCAACTCAGGTTAGACCCGTACAAGTTCGTTCCGGCAAGAATGGGTTTTCCGTGGAATGAGGATGACCACAACATCCTGACCGTTGAGGAAATCCTGAAAGAAGACATAGAAGTAGAATTAACGATAAAGTAAACCTTAAAAACAACAAAAGATGGCTCACAAGATCAATTATAATAACGGTAAGTACGCCTTTGCCTCATCCGAGAAGGAATGGCATTCAGGGGAGACTAACCACCACATTCACGGGCGGGAGATGACCGCTGAAGAGATTATCCGGTTAGCCGGCCTTGACTACGACGTACAGAAGATGCCGATCGTGGCTAAAGTACCTTCCGGCCGGTTCAGCATGGACGTACCAGTGGATGGGAACTTCGCTACCGTAAGAACAGATACCAACCAGGTACTCGGAATAGTAGGTAAGAAGTATCAGATACTACAGAATAAAGACGCCTTTAAGTTCTTCGACTCTATCGTAGGGGAAGGTGAAGCCATGTATCATACCGCCGGCGCTCTTGGTAACGGAGAGAAGATATTCATCACAGCTAAACTCCCGCAGAAATTAGTAATAACTCCGGATGATGTAACAGACCAGTACCTCTTCCTCTGCAATAGCCACGACGGATCTGGCAGTCTTTCTGCGTACTTCACGCCGATCCGGGTAGTGTGCAACAATACACTCAGGTTATCCATGAAGTCTAATTCCTACAGGATAAACCTCAGACATACCGCGAATATCGTAAAGGCGCTGGAACAGGCCCACGAACTGATGGGGATTGTCAATAGAGAAGGTCAGGACTTCTTGGAAGTGTGTAAGACCATGACCCGGGTATCGGTTACAGACCAGCAGCTCAGGAAGTTTATCGAGTTATCCCTCAAACCGGAGACCGAAATGATCACAGAGGATGAGTTCTCTAAAAGATTCACAAATATAGCTGACGCAGCCTATGAGTACGCACTATCTGACGAGACTCAGCTGATGGATACAACTCGTGGTACACTATACGGCGCATTCCAGGCAGTGACCGGCTACTACTCGAATGTGAAGCAGTATAACTCTGGTGAGGATAAAACCAAGTCACTCATCTACGGAGCAGGGTATCGCGCCTCTAATCAGGCTTACCAGATGGGAGTAAGGGCATTAAGTAACACTAACTTTTTGAACTAACCAGCACAAGGAAGGTAGGTCTCAGGATCTACCTTCCTCTTTAAAACTTAACAGGATGACAGAGTATAACATCAAGATATCAGGTTCTGGTACAGCCTTAGAATTAGCGCTTTCCATGGATCTCCTTCAGAAAAGTATCATAGATAGTGTGAAGAAGGGGTATTCTCTGGAATCAGACCCCTATTATGAAGATGAGACTATCGTAGTAGAAATAACCCAAACATCATTATGATAAAAACCAACCTCACTCCATACAGCTACACCCGGTACTACTCCGGTAATTATTTCGATGGGATAAATGATTACTCCTACTCTGTCATAACCACAGAGACTTTCGACCTCTGCCCCGAATACCCATTACAGGTAGACTGGACGGACGGGAATATTCCCTATGGGCATGAGCGGATAGAAGCCAAAATAATACAAGATTTTAATAACAAAAAAGACCAAGAAAGAAAACAGATTGAGGATAACTACAGAAGAGAAGTCCTCGGTGAAGAAGATGAACCTAAAGACTAACAGATGACACTAAACCACAAACCTAACCACTACGAAAACACTACCTGCCTTAAAACAGGAAAAACCGGGTTCCCTTCTCAAAGGGTGGCCATGGAACAGATCCAAAAATTCAAGGCGTTCAACCGGATGAAGATCAACGGAAGACGTATAAAACACAGAGTCGGTAAACCAGAACAAACCCGCGCCTATCAGTGCCCATCTTGTAGCCAATGGCACTTGACCAGTATGAAGGAGTCTGAGTACAAGAACAACCTTGACCCGCTGGGAAAACCAGTGAGGATCAGGATCAACCACGTTAACGAGTTTAAAAAATATTTATCGGCAGCATGAGTAAAAATATCTTAGCCCTATTTGGGGCAGCAGAGTCGGGTAAAGACACAGCCGCTAAGATCATACAATATCTTACCGGAGTCAAATATTGGGAACAAAAGACTGAAAGAATTATCGACAACCCGATACCTTACGGGTTAGACGGATATGAGGACTGGGTCGCACTCAGTCCTTACCAGATAAAGAGGTTCGCCGGTAAAATTAAGGAGATAGCGTCCCTTATTACCGGTGTTCCTGTTTCCCAGTTCGAAGACCAGGAGTTCAAGAAGTCCTACTTACCGGATAACTGGGACAGGTGGAAAATACAGTTTACCGGGGAACACGGTAATGCTCAGTTTGGACCTAATTACTCATCAAAAGAAGAGGCTATAGAAACTGAAAAAAATGCCAGAGTTAGTTACGCGTGGCCTAAAAGTTTAAAAACCGTTATTAGAAAAGAACATATGACCTTCCGAGACCTACTTGAAGAGATTGGCGCCAAGATGAGGGAGGTACACCCTATGTTCTGGATAAACTCCCTGTTTGCAGACTATAAAGGTCATACGGAACGCTACCATAATCTTGAAAAGGATGGGTTATCTGAGATGTATCACCATCATTCTTGTGCTGAGTGTAGTCGATCCTTTAATGGGTGGAAGAGACAGTACAGATGTCGGGAGTGTATAGAAAAGAACCCAGTTGTCTACCCCTTATGGTTGATAGCCGACGGACGCCTACCCGAAGAAGCTCAGGTTGTAAAAGAACGTGGGGGCCTTGTTATCAAGATAGTCCGCGAGACAGATAACCCAGTTTACGAGTCAGAGAGAAAACTGGATCAGGTGGAAGCTGACTACGTGATCTCGAACAATAAGAACAAGGAAGACCTGGTGAAGAAGTTAAGACTTATTCTCATCAAAGAAGGCATACTATGACCGACTTCCTCAAACAGATAAACTGGAAAGAACTCCGGGATGACAGGTTCAACTTGGAGTATATCGCGGAGTTCGAACCACTGGATGATAAAGACATCAACTCCCTTTATTCAATAGTAGAGCTGATAGACCAGTTACAGCAGGAAGCAGTAAGGTCAGGAATAACTAAAGAAGAAGTATATGGACAGTAAATTAAAAGAAGTAGTAGAATGTATCCTTGACTATCTGGAGGATACAGAAGAGCGGAGTTATCTCGAATCAGATGATAACGTCAGGGATACTCACATCTACGAGGATGTAGTAAGGCTCCGCCAGTGGCAGCAAACCGGGTGGATAGACGAGAATAAAGTACAGGAGGCACTGAACACCTTAAAAAAGAATCACGGACTATGATAGACGTAGTAAACAAGAAGGTAGACGACCGCCGGCTCACTCATGATGAGGAAGAGTTACTGGAAGCCGGTCGTAAACAGGGAATGGTACAGGGGTTAGCTCTCGCCGTAGCCACCTTTATGAAATACTGGGGGGAACACGCCGGTATTCAAGAGGTGTGGGGTTCTGCAGGGATGACTATACAGGAGTGTTACAATAATGGGGTAGACGAGTACGATATAGAAACTCTTATAAAATACCAAGATTACCTCGAAGGATAAAATAGACCAATATGAAACTAACAGATAAAAATACTGGGTACATTCTTATGAATGCTCAGACTCAGTCAGAATGGGATACCTGCACACATGCACTTTTATCCTTTACCCCAACTGATGTAGAAAAATGGAAAAAATACGCCCAGACAGCTAAGAATTTAAAGGAAGAGAACCCCGACTTCGCCAACCTCAGTTTTTATGAGTCTGTTGATTTCCTGAATCTGGGAGATGATATTTTACCGGAAGAAGTGGGTTGGTCTTTTGTAGAACTGGAAGAAGGTGAAAATAATTGGGACCAGGAAGAGTTACCAGAACAACGACTGGATACACATATGATGAAGGTTTATTCAAGTGGGTGCATTCAGTTCACAGCCTACGGTAAACACACTTCCGAGGAGTTCTGGACGACACACCTTAAAGTAGAAAGCCTGTAAAAAAGTAGGCTAAATTGTAGATAATGGGTGAGTTCATAGTGGGCTCACCCTTTTTATTTTGGTACTCTAATTTAGATACTCTAAATTTGGTAAACCTCACACACATGACAGAAGAACTAACAGGTAACCCGCGTATCCCGTTCGAGTCTGATACCGTTCTCCAGGTATGGAATACGGTAGATAAGGTAGTCATAGGAGTCTACGAGAACGGGAAAGCAGCAGCTATCAAGTTATCCGCCACCTACCAGTCAGTAGTACACTCTTACTCCCGTAAAAGGGTGGTAAAGGGTAAGATAAAGAGTGATCATTTTACATCCCCGCTCTACCCGGATATACCACTGGCTGCACGACTCATCAGGAGGACTACTGATATGTTATTCCGGAACGGGGTGTTATATAACTCACTAAATAACGCAGCATGACAGAAGAAGTAGACTACAACCAGATGGCCTGTCCTGAGTTATCAGAACTGATCGACTACCAAATAGATAACCCAGTTGATGGGCGTAAGAAGAAAGAGTATAGAAAGTACCTGGAGAACTTACAGAAGATGATAGACAGTTATAATTTAAAAACCGGATTCCAGGCCTATCAAAAAGTTTTATGACATTAGAACAGACCCAGACAGATCAGAAGCCAATAAAGGTATTCATGTACCCCGGAGTAGAGGAGCTCAAGAAGATGACCCCTACCCAGCTCACAGAGACCAAAATAAAAGTAGACCAGTTATCTGACTACTTGGGATACCTCATCAGACAAAAAATATATGATATTTTATGAACAGACCGCTAATTTATATAGCTGGTAAAATCAGTGATCTACCACCCGGGGTAGCTGAGAAAAACTTCCACGACGCCCAGGTTAGACTGGAAAATCAGGGGTGGGATACCCTTAACCCTTACGCCCGGATAGAAGGGTGGAAGAAGCAGAACGAGGACTACAAAGAAATAATGAGGTTAGTTCTTCAAGACCTCGCATCCTGTAAACATGCCTACTTCCTGAGGGGGTGGGAAAGAAGTTTAGGAGCGACGTTTGAGCACTTCGTTTGTCAGAAGACCGGGATAAAGATAATTTATGAAGAACAACCTAAGGAGGAGACCGTAGAGATATGATACTAAATTTAAGCAACCCACCGGCCTCAATAATCAAGGCTAAGATCGGTAAATACCCTGATGGTCAGCAGTATGTTATTATCGACCCACAATTTACTGTAGGGGAGAACGGAATAACGATATACTCCCGGTTCAACTCCTTCCTGGATTTAGAACTAATAGTGACTGCCACTAAAGCGCTACAAAACCTTGATGTAAAGAAAATAAATCTATACGTTCCCTACATACTCGGTGCCCGGTCTGACCGGAAGTTTGAGTATGGTGGAACGTCCTATCTGGTGCAGATTATAGCGCCTATCCTGAACAGTTTGGGCCTCACCAAAGTTTACTGCTTGGACGTACACAACCAGGCAGTAGCAGAGGCGTGTATTAATAACCTCGTTTGTTATGATAACTCAGAGTTTATCAAACGAGTACTGGGTGACATACAATCCAAAAACCTTGTTATTGTTACCCCGGACGACGGCGCGTCCAAAAAGATATACCCGCTCTGTAAAAAACTCGGTTTAGAAGTACCCGTCGTCGTGTGTGCCAAACACAGGGATATTAAAACCGGTAAGATAGAAGGGGTAGATATCCCTCACGGGACACACTTCAAAAATGAAGAGGTAATGTTAATAGATGATATCTGTGATGGCGGCAGGACGTTCATCGAAATAGCCAAGAAGTTAAAAACTTGGGGAGAACCTGCTAAAATGTACCTGGCTGTCACTCACGGAATATTTTCCGCGGGGTTTGATGAACTACACCAGTACTTTGACCAGATATTTTCTACTAACTCCGTGAAAGATCACCCAAATATATCTGTAACTCAATATCCAGTAATATGATAGATAAATATATAAACAGGTTAACCGAAGAGTGGTTACAACACGGTAAGATAATAGTAGCCATAGACTTTGATGACACAATATCTCCTTGGAAGCTGAACAGTCAGGAAGAGTGCAATAAAGTAATTGAGGTTCTTAAAGATGTGTGTGCTGTCGGAGCCTATATAGTAATATTTACAGCCTGCAGTAGTGACCGTTATCAGCACATCGCAGAATACTGTACTTCTAAAGGGTTTAGTATAGATAGAATAAACCAGAACCCCATAGTCTTACCATACGGTAACCAGACTAAGGTGTACGCGAACATATTCCTCGATGACCGCGGAGGTCTGGACGAAGCACTCAATATCTTACAAGAGAGCATGTACCGGGTACGTTCATCCAAGTATGGTAAGAACCTCTCGGAACAAACAGTAGAATTTTAAAAACAGATACTCATGTTTAAACCAAACGCTTTATACTACGTAGATGGGTATAAGATCGCTCATAAAAAGATGCTGGCAGCAGGTACCACCCGTCTATACGGAACCTGGATACCAAGGTCAGTAAAATATGCTCCTAAAGGAGTAAATAAGATAGTATCATTCGGTCAGCAGTTAATGGTACGCTGGCTGCACGATGAGTTCACGGAGAACTTTTTCAACCTTCCGGTAGATGTAGCTCACCGATTCGGTAAAGATATGTGCCTATACCTTGGGATGGACTACGACTACACGCACTTCACAGAACTGCATAATCTCGGTTATCTCCCAATCCGCATCAAATCATTACCAGAAGGAGTAGAAACTGATCCGAATATCCCACATATGACCTTCATTAATACTGTAGACGGGTTTGGATGGCTTACTCTGTTCCTTGAAACTATCATTAGCGCCCTGGCGTGGAAGGCCCCGACTGCAGCCACTATTCAGAAACTCTATAACCGTAACACTATGGAGTGGGTCACTAAAACCGATCCGGATAATTTATGGTTAGTACCGTTCCTTAACCATGATTTCAGCGCCCGCGGCCTTGATCCATTCTCGATGATGGCAGTTGGTCTAGGCCATGCTACAAGTTCTTTGGGCTCAGATACACTCATAACCATCCCGGCTGCCCGTTATTATTATGACGAGCCCGAAGAGGAGGTCTGTGTGTTCTCTGTTAACGCCTCGGAACACTCAGTATCTACAACCAAAATATTTACAGTAGGGGAGCAGCAGATGATAGCAGACTGGTTACAGGATTTCCCGAAGGGAATACTATCTATTGTATCTGACACTTTCGACCTGTGGAAACTGATAACCGAGTACTTACCGGCCAATAAGGGATCCATTATGTCGAGGGAGGGTAAACTAGTCATACGTCCTGACAGTGGTGATCCGGTAGATATTATCTGCGGTTGTAAGGTTACTCAATCTGATGAAGATGAATTACTATATCGTGACCAGGATACATGGGAATCCTACCCGCCAGAAGAAGACATAGTTATTGTGAAACATAAGGTTGGTGCCAAGCCGGTATCTGAAGCGGAAAGCAAAGGGGTTATAGAAATCCTTTGGGATATATTCGGCGGTACTGTGAACACACACGGTTATAAAGTACTTGATCCTCATATTGGCGCCATCTATGGTGACTCGATAACTCCGGACCGTCAGGTAGAAATCTATAAACGGTTAGCGGCTAAAAGGTTTGCTACTACCAACATCGTCTTGGGTATAGGGTCCTACACTTACCAGATGGTAACTCGTGATACACTAGGGTTTGCTGCTAAAGGCGCCTGGTTTGAGGCCAATGGTACGGGTTACGATATCTACAAGGATCCGGTGACAGATGATGGAACCAAAAAGTCACTAAAGGGGCTCATTAAAGTAAATCCCAACTTCACTGTTTGTACCCAATGTTCCCCGGAAGAGGAGTCAACCGGTTTACTCCAAACCATATATGAGAACGGGCAGTATTATAACAAGACCACTTTAAAAGACGTCCGTAACAGACTTAAGAACATATGACCTTCACCATTACCTTTACCCGGTACGCAGGTTTCCACCCCCGTTATTGTAAGAGAGGGGTGTGTGGCCTCGTACTAGGATGGGTCACCCTAACTTGGTATCATTACGACCTCGAGAAGGCCGTTCTAAAATTACTGAACAATGATCAAAACCGTACAAGTGGACGAGACCCTTCAGTTGAAGATAAAGCTGAATATGGTCACAGAAGAAAAGAGGAAGGCTCGGTCACGTTACGAACAGTTGAGTAGGCAAGAAGATAATATCCGGACTAAGATAGAAGATCTGAATCAGAAGGATAAAGACCTGTTCATAACACCTCACGCCATAACCCGGTTCCGGGAGCGGATAATGGACTTACCCAACCAGAAGATAAAGAATATACTCTCTGATGAGAGTCTGCTGAATAAGTACAAAGAGAACGGACCAGGCAGATATAAGTTACCTGAACCCTTTACCTACGTCACAGTAGCAGTTAAAGACTTCAGTGTTATTACCTGTTTTAACCAAAAGGACCCGGAAGAACGGATAGACCTTTTGAGGGCCTATATGGATAACTGGGTAGAGGACAGGTGTAAACAGGTAATTAATCCCGAGTGGAATATCATGGCTCTGGGAGCATTTAAAAGAAAGTACTACAGATAATGGAGATAATATGTTCAGATGCTAACTTCAGTCCTGAGGCACTGTCGTTTTACGAGAAGAATAACACCATACCCCCAACACAAGACAGGATATACCCCGGTATCAGGGAGGTGATAAAGGTAGCAGCTACAGGAGAGACGGGGATACTACTGGAGGGACTGATAAACCCGCCGGTGACGTTCGCACACCCTATACTGGGCCGGGCCACAAAAGAAGTCACCTGGAATTTGAAGAGGTTCAGGACTCTATCCGGCGGTGAGATAACCCGGGAGATGATAGAAGAGATTATTAAAGAAAAGATCAAAACATGACAGAACAAGACATAATAGAATTCATAGAGTCCGGTCAGCCGGATATGGCTATCCTCGGGTACTTCCTGATGGACGTAGAAGATAAATCCCCAGAAGCAGCCTACAACTACATAAAACCCATTTACGAAAAAGAGTTATCCCTGGCATTTACCAGGGATATTTTTATGGAGTACTTCAACAACCTCGTTGCCCGGGGCGCCATCTCAGAGGGACCGGATATTTCCGGTAATTAGAAGATGTGGAACTTGGTCTCCGTATCCAGGTTCAACCAGTCGTTATAGTTATGGATAAGGGGTAGCACATCCCGCCACTCCTTACTCATCTTACTCTGGTCTTTATAGGCGCCCTTCTGATAGATAGCGTCTTCTTCTGATTGGAACGGATACTCTACTGTAGACATGATAGCTTCCGAGAAGTTCTTCAGGGTATTACTGATAGCTACCGGGTTCTTTACATACTCGTACATCTGTTTAACACCCAATACCGGATTAAAAGTAATAACTTCGGTACGTAACCTGTCCGTCTGGAATGACAGGAAGTGTACCAGTCTCTTGATACGATATTCATCATCAGGGATACCTTTAGCTAAATTACTGATCAGGGAATAAATGCCGAGTAAGGATATGATAAGTAGTATCTCCGAAAGATCCTGCATCAGGTTTTTCTTCTGTATGTCACTCATACTACCCCACGCAGAAGTAACCCTTGACCAGTAACCGTCAAAATCACGGAGGGCTGAGAAGAACTTCACCGCTGTAACATATCTACCTTCGTACTCTCCCAGTGTCGCATGATCGTAACCACCGATAAACCGGGCGCGGAGAGCGGGGTAGATGTGTTTATGGAACTGTAATAACAGCTGTCCTACTGTATACTGCTGGAGCATTACCCGGTCTTCCCAGGCATAGTTACCGTGGATGTGTTTATTTACCTCTTTGATATAGTTGGTGGCATTGAATTTCTCATCAGAAGACAGCTCAAACCCGTCTTTCAGTTTCAGCTCTCCGGTGTTCGGATTAAACTCGTAGGCATCATAGATAGACACCGACTCACCGGTCTTTTTATTCTTAATTTGGCGGGACATCAGTACCGCTAACCCTACCTTGCCTTGTACGTTATATTCACCGATCTCCTGACCAAGGTAAACCTTATCCATGAAGCTGACCCTACCCTGGTCCTCCTGCCACTTGGTTATCATGTGGAAGCTGTCTATCAGGGCCTCTGCCTTACTGCCAGGTTTCCTGTTAGCGTAAGGGCCTTCTTTAGAGGAACCCAGTTTTTTAGCAAACCCGGGTAACAGTTCCGCGTTAAAGACTCCTTCCGCCCGGAAATAACTCTTACGGGAGAAGTACTTGTTAGCAGCCATCTCCAGCAGGTTATTCAACCTACCCATCGTGTAGTTGTTCAGGTTACCCTTGATGTTCAGGCCCACACCACGAAGAGACGTGATATTCTGTATCCTCTTAGCGATAATCTCCATCTGGGAGTGGGTCATAGTCTTATCGTTATAGAAGACCATGCTCAGGTAGGCGTTCAGGCGCTTTACCGTGTTCGGTAACTTGGTGTTCTTGTTCTTGGGGTCGTAGATATAGGCCGGCTCGTCAGAACCTGCCTTGGTGATCACCTTCCCGGTAGCTGTTTTCTGGTAGTACTTACGGTTGATTACTGCGTCCTTGAGCGCCATGATCTCCCCCTCTACTGCGGAAAGGTGAAGGAAGTTCTCGGCCATATCGGAGAACGCCAACATCTGTTTGAAGACATCCGTCTCCAGCTCAGAGTTCAGGGGTTTGGTGTTCTCCAGTCTTAGCTGCTCATTCAACTTCTTCCTCTCAGCCCTATATTCTTTCTGGCTGATCTTACCCTGTGCCTTCTGTTCGGCCAGCTCTTGTATTTTCTTCTGAAGGTTTTCCACCTTTTTCTGATTACGGAGATCCCCCATGTAGAGTTTGGGGATGACCTGCCGGGCGTTACCGGCCTCATCCGTAACACGGGTAGAGCTAAAAGTCGTCGGGGTAAAGGAGTTGGTTATCCCACGTTTTACTACTGTCCACAGACCCTCGTTACGGGCTTGCTGTGTGAAGTTGGACTGAAGGGTCATAAGACTTCCCTTTTTCAACCAGCGCTGCGCCGAAGGACCCATCCGGTTCGTATAACCCCCAATGATATCCATGTAGGCATTATATATCTCCTTCTGGAGTTTTCCGAGTTCTGAGGTCTGCCCCTGCAGGTCAACGTAACGCTTGTTACGCATGTCCTTACCCTTGGCTGAAAACTCCCTGATCTCGATATGATCACGGTTCGGGAACCACCCGGTACGACGGGTAACAATACCAATTGGTTCTTTGGTTGTCCAGTCTTTGGCCATTTCCCAGTACTCCACGTATTCCTGGTATTTACGACGGAAAGAAGTATGTTCTGCCTCCGTGACATCAGGACGTTTTATCCATCTGCCGTTAATAAATTCTTCTACTTTACCTCTGGCGTCCTTGTATTCCTGTGTGTACTTATGATACTCGCCATCTTCGTAGGTCTCCCCGTTAGTGGACTCGGCTTCAGTGAATTTACGGACACGTTCCTTGATCTTGTATAACTTACGGTTGTACTCAAGGTCTTTTGGATCAGCTGTGTGGATATCTGTTATCTGGATATATTCCATCAGTTTACCGTCATCGGTCCTTAACGCTGAATACACCTCATCCCGGAGTTTCCAGTAATCCTGGGATATTTTCTGGAGCAGCCTAGTAGGGTTACCCTTGGCATCCAGCTCATACATGAAGTTAAAAGAGTCCTTATTCAGTTTACCTGCGAGTTTGGCGTAACGGTTACCTAACTGTTTGATACGTTCCTGTACGCCTTCCCGGGCCTCCTTACTGGTGAACATGGCCTTCTTGACACGGGTGTCGATAATACCCAGGAGTTTATCACGGGAACCGGCCAGGTCAGACGCCACATACTCGTGGAACTCTATGTCCTGGGCAGCCTCCATCAGGTCTTCTATCTCCTTAGGGGTAAGATCAGGGTTTTGGTCTGATATCTTCTTGGTGACATACGTCCACGACTGCCGGGTGATATCATCGTTCAGGTTCTCCAGTGAGTCCAGCAGGTCTTCCAGCATCTTCTTCTGGTCATCGGTAACAAGGCCCCGGATCTTGGCAATACCCAGGTAGGAATCATTGAACTTGGCCACCTCATCCAATATATGGTAATACTCCGGGCGGTCGTAGTTCTTCGGGTTATTTATAAACGCTGATATAATATTGGTCTCTTCCTGCGCGTAACGAATAAACCTGCCATAAGCTGCTAACAGCCCACCCTTTTGTGTACGGAGCTCCGCTATGTCTGAGAGTAGTTCGTGTATCTTACTGATGGTCTCCTTACGTGGTATCAGGTTAGCCGAGTCTTCTGCCAGTGACTTGAAATAACCCAGACGGTCCTTGAAAATCTTCTCGATGTCATCCAGTGTGACAGAGAGTTTTTCTACCTGTGACGCTGGTAACTCCGGCTCATCTGCTGTTACCTGTTCTTCCGAGAAAAACGTGCGGCTCTGGTAGTTATTATCCTTACCCCCGGTTGGTTCTTCAGATATCACTTTGTTGATAAATTCTTCGTTAGCGCTGATCTCATGGATAATAACACCTTCTGTACCGAAGTCCTGTACCAGCTGCTCTACTTCTTCCCCCATTTTCAAGAGGATGTGGTAAGTCTCCGGCTCTTCAACATCAAGGTATCCCTGTAGCTGTATCAGTTTTGTGTAAACACCTACCTGTATACCTTGCTTCTGTACACGATTAAGAACGCCACCGATACGGGAACCTTCCTTCACAGGATAAGCTGTGAACGCCTGGTTACTCTTTACCGAGTTCTTGGATGTCTTAAGGTCAATGACCTTTATCCTCCCTTCAGGGCTGATCTTCACTATATCCATACTGCCGGCCACCCCTGATTTAGGATCACCAAGGGCTACCTGTGTCAAAAGTACAGAACCATCCTTGGTCAGGTCTTCTACCAGCGCGGTAAAAAAGTCGTAGAACTTCTTACGTAAGGGCTCATTAAGAGCGGGGACGTCTGGTATCTCTTCCCCTTTTATCACCGCCTGCAGGATACGGTCTATTGCGGTACCTATCTGGCGGGTGTGTTCGTACTGGGGTAATTGCTCCCCCTTACCTTCGATAGCCGTCGTAACCGAGGTGTATTCATTACCTTCAGAGTCAAAATAGACATGGCTCTCCGGTTCGAGGAATACAGGGTTCTTTGGGTTCAGTACCAGGTCATCTATGATCTGCTGCTGGACATGATTAGCCTGGCTCTGCTGGTATTTAGTATCTGCCTTCTTCTCTTCAGACAGGATCTCTGATACATTCTTTGGTAGTAGTTCCTTAGAGAGGATAATATTCCGGAAGATATTAAACCGGGGTTCCCCGTTCTCATCCAACGTCATTTGTTTACGAAAGTCATTAAAGGAACTGAACTGCTCTTCCCACTCAGGGGTATAGGCCATAGACCACAGCCCTACAGCTATCTCGGGATCTGTCTTTCCCTTTATCGAACCATCCGACAGACGTTCCTGTAAGTACGGAACCTGTTCTATGATGTCATCCAGCTTCTGGTTCTTCAGGAACTCAAGGAAATCACTATAGAGTATAGACGGTTGTTGGTTAGGCGCCAGTACTTTTTCTATCTTATTATCTTTACGGTGGAGTTGACAGGTCACGCGCAGGTGTTATTTAAAGGGTTATTAGTAGTAAATGTGAAGGTTGGTGAATCTTCTGACTGATAGTAAAGAGTACCCGGACGAGCTTCATCAGGTGTGGTCGTACCTTCTTCTGTTAGTGTCTTGATCCTATCAATGACCCTTGCAGCTAACCTATCCGGTTTACTCTTAAAGACATCAACCAGAAACTTCATGAGCTTTCCCAGGAACGTCCGGGAAGAAGTAGGTTTCCTGTCTTTAGTGCCGGCGCGTAACTCGTTCTCGGTGAACGTCCCGAATATGTCCTGCTGGATCATCATTCGGATATACTCATCCACTATAGTCTCAGGGTTGTCGTTATGACTTCTGTAAATACTTTTGATATAACGGATCTCATCACGGCTGAGTTCTTTATAGATCTGGTCCATCTCCTCACTGGTAACAAGAGATAAAGCAGCCAGGTGGATAAGCTCTTCACTCAGTATGATCTCAACCCCCTTGATAAAATCTTCAGCAGACTCAAACCGGTACAAGGACGGCATAAAAATCTGATGGATATTAATAAAGAGGTTCCTCTCGGTTACGTAAACACCCGGTTTATTATGAGCATTCTCTATTCTAATATAGTTCCTACCAACCATCCCTCTCTGTTCGAGAGCTGCTGCCAGTCTTCCCACGAAGTTATCCCCCTGCTCTGTAAGCCGGGAAGCAATAAAACATCCGATAGCGAACCGAGACTCAAACTGGTCACGGTCAGGGGAGTTGTAAAGTTCCTCAAGTGTTCTTCCCAGAACTTCTTCGAGACGGGAACTATCCGGTGAACCGCTAAATCGTTCAGTAATAGCCTGGTTCCTCTCCCGCTCGTCTTCGGGGAGGGCAATTCGTGTATTACCAGAAGTTCCGGAAAGGAGTAGAAACTTAGAATCTTTTGATAGTTCCGAGAGCACTCCTCCTGCTGTTCTGTTATAAGTTTGTCGAGTTCGTTCATCTACTTCGAAGTTAATGTTTTTAATCTTACCTGAGTCAGAGAAGTCTGAGGCCAATTTACCTTGGCGATAACGAGAAGGATCAGGTATATCCCCCTTTATCAGGAACTCCCGGTACGCCTCAGTGAGGCCAATCTTATTTACTAACTCAGACCACCACGGGTTTGACACGTTAGGACACTTCATTATACGATAGGGGTTTATTTAGTTAGTCCGCAAGCCCTTAACCCGTCCTGTACTTCTTTATCAGACGGGACAGCCGGTTGGTTACCTAAGTTACCTTTTTTATTAAAATATTCCAAGACCTCGGATGGTAACATCGGTTTTCCCATGAGATCTGAATGGGCCGGATCTACCTGGATGTTTTTACCATCCCTCATGTAGAACCATCCTATTCCGAAGGTGTAGGTACTTACGACATCATAATTATTCTTGAGTTCGGATACCGGGTTTTGCTGAGAACTATATTCAGCTGCCTCCAGTTCATACATTTTGGAGTCACCGAGGAAAGAAGGGCTATCCAGCTCACCAATGTTATTATCAACCCCACGTTTTATCAATAGCTGGGAAGTTGTAGGAAGTTCACCGAACATCCGGCCAAGACGCCACTGTTTGTTACTCCCTTCCGGCTCAAACCTTTTGTAGACCGCCCTGACACCACGAGCCATAACCTCACCGAGCTGGATAAAAGAGTGTGGGTCACTCAACCCCTCGTTCTCCTTACCTTCAAGGGATTCGAGGATATAATACTCATGACGACTAAAGGGTCCACCACCTGCCTTCATTTTGAAGACATAGGGAAACAGTACTTCTGTCTTACCGCGTTCTATCATCTGGAATTCAGGATTATCCTCAACAACCCTAGCCTCGGTACGGTAGAACCCGAACCCTCTAGCTTCGATCATCTGTTTATTCCTGACCAGCATATGGTTCTCTTCAGAACTGAACTTTGAAGGACTGTACTTCTTACGGATACCACCGAACAGATCTATTGTTATGGTATTTCCGGTACCACCCTCACCTTCGACCTTGAACGACTCGGCAGCTGTATATTCATCTACAACCTTAATACCGGTAGCTGTAAACTTAGGTGTGCCGTTCTTACGGAACATAATGTCAAAACTCGAACCTGAGTTCGTCATATAGTAGGTCATAAACTCATTGAAGAGCTCCGCCTGCCCGATACCAAACACATTTTCATAATCTTCGTCGGACCTACGGGTCTTCATCAGGTCATTAGCCAACCCTGTAGCACTCAACAGGTCACGGAACATAAAGGTTGGGATGAACTTTATAAAGCTGCCGGAACGGTACATACCACCGTCTTTTACTAATAAGTAGTGGAACAGGGCTGTAGCTACTTCTCTGCCGGAGAACTTATTACCGTTCTTGTCGGTAAACTTCTCCCTGGTTTGGTAGAGGTCCGTAAAGCTGTCCTGTAATTTGTTTACCTGATACTCGGATAGTTTGGCCCAGGTGTTCGTATCCAGTTTCGTGATCCCGTCCCTGTTGATCCTGGACGGGACAATCTCCCCGGTCACCGTGGTTTCACTGGTCGGGATAAGATGTAAGAAGTTATTTACAAGATAGTTACTCTTCTTTCCTGTCAACCCGGACCTCACCATGTTCACAATGTCTGCTATATGGTTGTAGCCTGTGTCAGCCGTATCATATATAAGACGGTTATCCAGGCTGTTCAACGCGGAGATCCGACCTTTATCCTTCAGCATCTGTTGATAGGCCTTGATACCAAGGTAGGAAACAAGGTTATCCCTGAGGGTAGACTCAAAGCGCTCCTTGTTGAATCTGTCCGGCTCACTCAGGTTAGCCTTCACGATACCCTTGATGCGGTTAAACACGTCGGTCTTCTCAAGGAACATACTCTTCTCGAGTTCTTCCAGCTGGCCTAGTATCTGTATGTAGGCACTCATGAACAGATGATGAGGCAACTCCGGGTCTCTGCCAGTCAATACCTGCCTGAGGTCAAACGGTACAGGGGCCTTAGAGAACTCTTCGTTAGTCATCATTAACCCGAGCTCTGTTATATTATCTTTTATCTTATCAACATCTTCGAATGATGTACCCAGCCCTTTAGTAAGTTTCAGTACCTGCGCCACCTTATTATAGTAGATCGTCTGTTTAACGACACCTTCGAATGTCTTCAGAGCAGCATACTCAGATAACTCGGAGGGGCTTTTCAGGTTCTCTATCAGGAGATCATCCGTAATATTCGGTATATCTTCTTCAGGCACCTCACTAAACCGGGACCTGAGTTCCGTGAACACGGCCTCCGCCTTCACCTTCTTCTCATCTGAACGGGTCACCGCTGATTTATTCAGCAGCGTCTTGGCAAAATACTCCTGTACTATGGGTTGGCGTATTAACAACAGCGCGGTTTTTAGGGGAACACCCTGGGCGATCATGTTCGCCACATAACCGGTGGCACTGATATTCAACCCCAGCAGGGCGGCCAGGCGTTCCTTGGCGTTATCTGTCATTACTGATACAAGGTCAGATATCTGTTTGTTGATACGCTCCCCGTCAAACATACCGGTCTCAGGGTTGTAGGAGTGATAATTCGTGTAACCGGCACCTATTACCCGGTCACCCATCCGGAACTTGAAGAACGGCACTTCCGCACCCTGATCGTTAATATAAGAGTCACGGATTTCCACCCCATAAGTACTCAGCAGGGAGTAGGTAAGCATGGCGTTTACAGCCGGACCGATGTTAGTGGCCCCTTCCTTGTTATTCTTGAAGGCATAATACTTACCCAGAAGTGAGTTGACATCCGAGGTAGCCTCTGTAAAGTACTTCTCGGCCGGCGTACCTTTGAATATCTCCTGGAACTCTTTCAGTATATCCTTGAAGCTGTCGATACCTGCCGTCTGGAATGCGATCGGTTTATTTCCCGTTACCATGTGACTGTTACCCAACAGGGCTATCTTCTGCTGTAATATCCTGTTATTCAGTACACCGTTATTGAGTTCCTTGTTAAGGGTAGCCTCCCTGTATTCTTCAGAAGAATCAGGAAGACCCATCTCCCTTAGCGCCTGAGCCTCTAACATCACATTAAGGTCGTGTACTAATTCGTTAGCCTCAGTAACTTCTTCTGATAATTCTACCTGTGCCTGCTTAAGATCACGTGCAGACCACTTGAATAAAGAGTCGTACTTACCGTCATCATTGGTTATCCATTTAAGATCTTCCAGTTGGGTACGTAATTCAGACTTTTTGTCAAGAAGAGACCTGAGATTTTCCTGCGCCTCCTTGTAGTGAGGGTCTGTTTTTTTAAGGATGTTGATAATATCAGAGTATCTTCTGTTATTCTTCTTCAGCCATACTTTATACTCGTCGAACTTCTCCTGTGGAGTAACAGCTGACCCGAACGGTTGTAGCTTACCACCCTTCTTATAGAAGACCTCGGGCCAGTGGATATATAGCTTATCTATATCGAAGTCAGCTCCGGATATCTCAATCAGTTCATGTGGGAATACCGCGGACGAACCGTAGTACTCAGGTATGAAGTCCACCAGCTTCAGGTTAACGAAGGAGTGTTTATCCTGTGACGGGATACGCACACCAAACATCTTGGTCAGGAACTCCGGTATCTTCTCCTCAGGTAAGAGTTTCAATAGGTCTTCATACATCGGCGGCATCATGAACTCGGTATAATATCCTGTGATATTACCCCGCTCGTCATACTCAGTTACGTTATGTCTCAGGTCATCTATAAAGAAATCCCCCTCCTCAATCGGTTCTTCAAACACCCGGTCGTAAGGATTATTGTACTTCTTGGCAGACTTGTAGTATTCCGGATTCTTGGACAGGTATTTCTCCTGTTCACTCCTGCGAACGATCCTGCTCCTTAACGGCCGGCCGGAACTATCCCTCTCGGAAGTGAGCGCCTGGCGTACAACCCTTGTACCGTAATTACTTACCAGCGCCACGGAAGTACCGGGCACCTTCTCACTCATCACCCCTTTCGAGAAATAGGCCAGGAATAACTGGGTATATTTCTTCAGGGTGATCGGGTTGTTCAGGTTGTATAACGGCTGACCGTCCTTTACCTCAAACAGCTCTATCAGCTGGTTATCTGCACCAGACGCTTTCAGGGTCTCAACAGCACGTTCCTGGAACGCAGCCAGTTTAGGGGTAACACTACCTGACCGGATAGAAGTACCCAGTTCCGTCATAGCCTGGTCGATATCAAAGATGTCGTTCCTGGCCTGGTAGAAGTTGTTACTTACCCTGTTAGATGTATCTGAAAGATACATCTCCCGTATACGCCCCACAGTCCACGGGTTACCATCACCATCAGTCTCTACCCCCATGAAGTTAACAAGGGTATCATCTGCCTGCTCAGACATGATGACGTGCTTGGCCTGTGTGGGATCGGTTATCTTTACCTTGTTAGACGGGTTCTCCAGCTGTAACCTCATATACCGGGCCGGCCTGCTCATAAAGTAACGGGACACATCCCCGTTCTTCAGGTGGGCGGCAGAGTCGGCAGCGTTCCTCTTTATAGCCTTGGCAGTAGTCAGGTCCCCAACGAACGATATCTGTTCCGGATTCTCTGCTTCCGCCTTATCCATAGCCTCCCTCAGGTCATGGAGTTCCTCCATACCCGGGCGGGAGTGCCACCTGCCTTCTTTATCTTTAAATGATGTATACTGCTTGGACAGGAAGAACACCGACATCTTGTCATAATCTACCCCGTCATAATACACCAGCTTCTGAGAGTTTAGCATCCTTCCTTCTGCTATTAATCCCGACTTACCGAATATCTCCCGGTCTTGGGGGTTGAGGGGGGTACCGGCTTCCATCTTGTCAAGCACCTTAGCAAGGGTTGGGGTGAGTTTACCCAAGGCGAACGCAGTATACCGGGCAGCCTTTATAGAACCGTACATCTGTCCGTCCGCTATCTTACCGTCTTCTTTACCATACGTAGCCTTGAACTTCTGGCTCTTGATGTGTGCTACCTGGATGCTCACGTTCTTATGGTGGATACCCAGTGATGGCGCTGTAAAAATACTTTCGATAGAAGGGCCCGAACCGTTGGCGCCCTTGGCCCTCTTAACAGCGTCCACGGCATCTTTCAGGGAACGGGACTCATCCCCCAGTAACAGCTGGTTCATGGCCAGTGTATTCAGGTAGTCGTTCAGGAATATCTGAGCTACATTATGCTCTATATCCCCCTCGATCATATTCAGACCGTAGTCTTTATCTTCGTTCCCGAAACCCTTCTCGATAAAACCACCTAAAAGGTTATTCTGGTAGGAACCATCTTCGTTCTTCGTTATAATCTTACCATCTTGTAGTTCCTGTAAAAACCCGTCAACCTGGCTTCTGAAGTAGGTACGCAGTTGTTTTAATACAGTATTCTTATCTAGCTTATACTCGGGATCGGCAGCAGATGACTCTATTTCAGCAGCCAGCTCACCGAGGGCAGCCCTCATCTGGTAAAAACGCTCACCGCGACCGGGGACCTTCTGGCCATCCTTCGTCTCGTAATGATAACCTTCGATATAACCTTCAGGGTATACAGCGGTCTCATTCTGTTCCTTTACCCTGCGGATACGGTCAAACTCCCTTACCACCTCGTTATACAAGAGGTTCAGGGTGTCTTCGGTTATTTTCAGCTTACCGTTTACTTTAGATACGGTACGGATAACCGGTAACTTAACAAGATCCCCGGTAGAAGAGGCTTCCAGTACCCGGATAAGGTGCCGGGCCGTCCAGAATGTTTCATCAGCGATCTTTATCTTTTTGTCAGACTCCAGCCCCTGGTAGAGGTTCATCGTATAGATGAGGAACTCCCTGGGGCCGAAACTACCATAAGACACCCCGTCGATCTGGTTGACTTCCAGTAGCTTATTCACTCCGCCATCATCATCTATTTTCTCGACCTTCAGACCATCCGCCCGCACCACATTAAAACCGCCAGTAGCCTGTACCTTGTGCAGGTTGTCTAGTAAGATATTATTCTTCAGGAACGGGTCCTCTTTCAGTTTATCTATCTCTGAAGACTCGTTAAAGTCTGTTATCCGGTCAAGGTGGTAGGAGGCGTTCTGGAAATCCCAGACAAGCTCTCCTTCCGCGTTCTTCCACGAGGTACCCTGTACGGTATCGTCGAACAGAGCATTACCGTTGGCCATATTCAGGAACCGGGTATAAGAACCGGAGTCACTTTCCTTCACATAAGGTTTACCTACCTGGATAGCTGTAATGATCTCCTGCAGGTCTTCGGTTTTAGCCGGGGTAACTTCGCTGTAGGCCTCGGCTAACTTCTGTTGTGTCACCGTCCTCTTATCCTCAGGGATCGTAGCAGACACAGAATATCGTATATACTGGACAGACAGTCCTATACCCAGTTCCTGCTTTAACAGGTTGGATATCTCCTGTGCTTCGTTCGTTAGCTCCAGGTCTGAGACCTCTTTACGGTTCAATAGGGTGATAAGTGCAGATATGGCTTCAGTCTTCTCCAGTAAGAAGTTCTTCCTTTTTTCCTTTGTCGTAAGGTCGGAGAACGGTATCAGGTACTTGGTCTCAAACGCCTGCGCCCATTGGTCCACCTGCGTCTTACCGCCGTCTTTCCTGTTGGCTGCAAATATCCGGGTACGGTTATCTTCCGATGTAGGGTCTATACCCATAAACAGGTACTGGACCCGGTGTTTCTGGAAATCCTTCAACATAGCCTGTACCTGAGACGCTACCGTGTCCTGAGTCATTACAGGGGTACCGTCAGCCTCTATAGTCAGGCCGGCGTCAGAGAACAGTTTATTAACGAATTTCCCGGTATCACTGTCTTCATTCCGTAATATGTTGAGTCTCTGGATAACCTTCTCCTGCGAGGTGATACCGGCCATCTGTTTCAGTAAGCCATTATAAACGCTGTTCACGTTCACTGACTGCATGATCGGCTCACCATCATTCTGCCCGGTCTCCTCACTATAGAGCCGGTCGTTACCGAAATCATCCGTATATGGGAACGCGGTAGTGGCTATGTACTTACGGGTGACCATAGACAGGGAGCCATAACCGCCTATTGAGTAGGCGTTCTTCTTAAAGTCATCAGCTCCACGGTCACCAAGTTCATCTACTACAGTTTCATACTCCTCATCCTGCAGGCTCTGGTTATAACCCATGATACGCAGATGTACTTCTACCGCTTCTTTTAACGACTGCCTGTTCTCGGGATCAGTGAATACGTTCTGGTAGGATTTTATCTTACCGTAATAATCAGCCAGCTTCCCGAGGTTACCACCAAAGATTGCCTTAGCCTTATCCTTGTACAGGGCCGGGTCGTAGGTCTTCTTATAAACGTCAAGTAGTTTTTCCAGCTCCTCGTTCGTGTTATACTCGGCCTTCTTACTCACTACCATATGGAAACTACGGGCGAACGCGGCCGCCAGTTTATCTCCTTCCTCCTGTGTCAGGTAACGCTGAACGGTAACCGTCTGGCCGTCCTCTGTTTTTATCACCTCTTTGTGAGACTTGATAGACTTCAGTGCCGGTTGGGTGATATGCTCGTGTTCCGGGTTAGTGAACCTGTTAGCGGCCAAGGTAGCGTTCTTATACTTACCACCTTCGATTTCGGAGAACAAACCTTCGATCTCCCCGCGGGTAAACCGGTCTATAAATTTCTTTATCCACTCCAGCAGACGGGCGAAGAACGACTTGGCGACATGGGAGGTCTCGATAGACTTATTCGTCTTCCACTGGTCGAACCTGTCCGCCAGGTATTCCTCCAACGCACGTTCTTCCAGCTCTTTACGGCTCATCCCTTTATACATCGGGTGGAGCCCTTTGAGTTCTTCTATTCTGCGGTCTAGTCCTTTACCGACTTCCCGGCGGGCTATATCCAGTAACTGGGTTATCTTGTTATCTGGTAACAGCAGGCGGAAGATCGCGTGGAACGCCTCGTGGTATTTATAAGGACTGTCTTCTCCTACGAATATCTTACCGCCGGTAACTGCTTTCTTACCGTTCAGGATTTCCAGTGAGCGCAGGAAATAACCTACAGTCACACTCTTCTCGGCCAGGTTCTTCGTTAGTTCTTTGAGTTCTTCTACGGAAATAAAGTCCGGAAGATTGTCCTTCACCCAGGAAACGAAACGGTCATAGTTTTCTACAGATAATCCTGTCAGTTCTTCCGGTTGCAGTACTTTTAATACCTCACCCTTGAACCGTGCGGCTACTCTGTCCGCCTCTTCACGGAACTCGGATACCGCCTGTATGATAGCGTCCTGTTCTTCTATCCCTTTAGCTGTCAGTTCACCTACACGATCATTCATCCACTCTTCCTCACGTGCTATAAAACGATCCCAGTCGTTCTCTTCTTCTTCGGCCAGCACCACCCTGGTCCCCTCAGCTACATTTTGGATACGCTCAGGGACTTCCTCAACGACCACTGGCTCTTTTTCCTCTTTAATAGGGACATAGTTCTCGACCGTAGGAGTAACTGAGTACACCAGTCCGGCATTCTTAACGATATTTTTACTTACTGAAGTAGTCAGAAGACTAGCCAGTACATCCGGATCAGTAACGGTAGCCGGGATGTGCTGCAGCATATTATCTGGGGTCAGGGTAAGCTCCAGATTGAATGCAGGGTTACTCTGCCGTACTTTATCAACAGCCTTCTTTATAGCCTTATTGACCTCTGTGATAAAGTCAATGGAGTCTTTGAACTGTAACCCCGTTTTCCCTGCGTCCACGTAGATCGCCGGCATCTTCAGGGTTTTATCGGAAGGGTTACTCAGGTGTACCCGCAGGCCACCGTTACTCACCAGCTCCACGTCTATATACCATCCCTTGTTCTCAAACGGTACGGACAGGAACAGGGTACTCCCAATTACCTTGTTAACTTCATCCATGAGCGCGGGATCTACTTTCTCCCCATCTTTAAGCGCTGCCGTTTTCTCAGCCAGTTTAACTGAGTTCTTATTGATCGTGTCCAGCAGGGAATTAACCGCTTCTTCCGGCAACCTATCCGGGTAACACTCCACATAAACCACCTTACCCCCGGGGAGCTCAATGGCCATGACATAACGCCCCAGGTTCTTACTCTTGTCATCCAGTTCCGTCAGTTTAGAACGTATAGCCCGGGAATCCTTTAACCCGGCGTCCGTAATAACCGTTTCCGTAGGTATGGGCCCACCATCCTCGTAACGGGTAGTCCTGCTGACAAAATATTTCTTACCGTTGACCGAGTGATAATTCAGCTCCATCGGGCTCAGGCCTTCCTTCACAAAATCAAATTCTCCGGTAGTAGTAGCAAAACTCATCAGTTCAGACAACTTTTCCCCGGATAGGACCAGGGACTTCTTATCCTTCATCTCCGCTGCGATCAGTATGCGGAGCTGGTCAGCCTGGATAGCATTATTTACGAACGCCTTATGAAGTTCTATGGGATTACCCCCCTTTATGTCTGTCTTGAATATCCTGATAAAATCCTTTAGGGTGATATCCCGGGCACTGATCGTCTTACCGTCTATTTTAACCGTATACAACCCGCCGTAAGTCAGGAACCCGACCGGGGTATCATTACCGTCAAGGTGTATAGCTACATTAAAGGGGTTGGAGTTTGTGAACAGGTAGGGGTTTGACGTCTTCCTGTTGGAGTACTGGGCGCCGTTATTTGGGGTAATCCTCACAGACAATCTGCTGTTCAGTTGGTCCTTTGGTATGGCTACCAGTATGTCACTCATCTGTTGTTTGGCTGCCTCAGTTAACACCCCCCGTTCTTCCTGTGAGAGCCCTGACCATAAAACGGTGTCAGCCATTTCAGGGATATAAGGGTATATCCTGACCAGCTCGTGTACACGGGTCAGCTTTAGGTTTTCTTCGGGTTTTTCTACAGGTTCCTCTACGGTCAGTTTTTCTATAGAAGACACCTGCAGTTTATCCTTACTGTTCGACGGGTTGACCAGAGTGAGGTAACTATCCTTTACACCGGATACACGCCACCTGCCTTCGGGGTTGGAAACTGTTTTCTTACCGGTGAGCACTTCTCCTACGTGTAACGTCTTACCGTCAAACTCCACTGTATCGCTCTTTATCTTACCCGAGGAATAATCATTTTTGAAGGTGTCCACGGTATAACGCGAACCGTCTGCGAACCGAAACTCATTACCGATAACACGGTCTACTGTAACAGTCCGTACTTCCCCTTCGTCATTCTTATAAGTAAACGACTTACCCACATACCAGTTAATATCCTCCGGGGCTTCTGCAGGAGTAAGCTCTTCTTCAGGCGACGCCTCGTCAGTGATGATCTCTGTGGCGAGTTCTTCCTTGACCTCTTCTACACCGGCCTCTTTCATCATCTCCTCTATCCTGGCCTGCAGAAGATTACGGGCCGCCTCTTCCAGCGCCTCTGCTACTTTATTATGAACCTTAATAAACTCCACCGGGTTTACCAGTGTGTTATACGCCTGTATGTGCTTACCTGCCTGTTTGTCCAGCTTGATGTAATCCAGCAGTTGGCCCATGGTGTCCTCTACGTCCGACTCCGATACGATAGACTTATTGTTATTCTGGGCGTTAACCGAGTTGATATAACCCCTGTAGGAGTTCAGCAGCTTACCCCGGAAGTCGGAGCGGGCCGATGTCTCGTCCAGGTCGGTTAGTGGGTTCTCGTGTACTTCCCTGATACGTTCCAGGTTAGCCAGTTGTTCCTTCATCTGATTACGTAATTCAGCAGACTCGGCTATCCCCTCAAGTGTCTTTATCTCTTTGGTCAGGAGTTTGATCTCTTTTTCCAGCGTATCCAGACTACCAATAATGTCGAACGCCTTGTTTACGGATGCCCCGATACCCGGCACACGGGCTGCTTCCGACTTCAGCTGGGCGGCCCTTTTAACGGCCTGCTTCATCTTGTAGTCAGAGGTAGCCAGTATCTCGATGGCCTCATCCAGCGCTCTCTTGGCTACCAGGGCCTTAAAACGATCTGATTCAGGGTCGAGTATTTTCTCACCCTTGTCGTTCGTCAAGTCTTTACCGTCAGCATCCTTCATATAAGATGCGGCGTACTGTTCAGGTTTTACCCTGCCAGCGAACCTATCCTTCAGGTCTTCCCATACGGTATAAAAATCTTTTATCTGTGACGCGAACCCGGTCATGTACTCACGCACCTTCCCCTTACCGGCCTCTGTAAAGTCGATTCCGAACGCCTGCTTGAACTCCTCCTCGGTAAGATGTTCTCCGTAAGACTCTATTGTATCGAGTACACTGTCGAACATATTCATCTTGATGGCGGTACTGAATAGTTTAGCCGCACCGGTCTCCTTGATGTTGTTGTAGTTGAACCTGTCCTGTGACTGCAGGGCCGCTTCCATCCCCTTAGCCGCTTCATCCTGTACTTTCAGGTTAGCGATCGCTGGGTTCAGTATGTTCTTAGGATCTTTATAGAAGGCGTTCAGCAGCTCTATGTTCTCCTGTACGTCCTTATCAGCCGCCGTTTTAGCGTCACGGTATCCCTGGTTAAACCGGGAACGGGTAGCGTCATATCCCTTCATCAATCCTGTCTGAATAGGGCTCACGAGCTTACCTGTTACCGCGCCCATCAGGAAGGTCTTGAAGCCTTCTTTGGATGCCTGTGCCCCCAGTCCTTTATCTACCGACTCTTCCCAGCTACCTTTACGGCCATCATACAGATCCGTATAGTAATCGGTAATTGCGGTCTGTGAGGAGTTCTGCAACAGTTCCTGTACGCCTTCCGCTACTTCCATCTTACCGGCGTGAAGACCGACAGACTTAGCTGCCTCCCAGTAGGCCTTACCGGCACCAAAGTCGTTCTTTATCTGGCGGAACGCTCCGAGTTTACCGAACCAGTCGGATTTCCTGTAGGCCTGGGTAGCTTCTTTACCTGCTATCTTACCTGAGACCTCAAATGCCTTTTCCTCGGCATCTGTAGCCAGTTTCGACAGGGCCTTTTTTGAAGAAGAGAACTTATCCATCAGGTTACCGAACTCTATCCGGTTCATCACCGCCAGGATACCTGTATTCACGATGAAGTTATCTGTGGCGCCGTCCTTGGCCAACCGCTCTATGCGGTTAAGGTCTTCCCCAATAGGGTCTGTACCGTGAGTGCTGACGTACTTCTCGTAGAGATTATTGTATAATGTTCCGTAGGTCTGTGCTGCCTCCATCCGGGCCTCGGTAGCTGCCGCGTTGAACTCGGATAACCCCCGCTTGATACCACCTGTACCGATCCACGCCAGCTGTGCGAAGTTATGTCCTTCTTCTGCTGCCCTGGCTATATCAGCACCGGTTTCCGCCAGTGGTACGAACTTCTTGGTAGCATTCCATAAGGTATTCACGAACCGGTCTGACTTCCAGACACTATTCAACCTCTGCATATCACGGGTTATCTCCGAAACTGTAGCCGCACCTTCACCGATTTTTGTCAACCTTGCGGCGGACAACCCGAGTTTGACGGGACTAAGCGCCCCGGCAATACCGGCGGTCATTAAGCTCTCCATCAGGAACTGGGCGCCGGCGCCGAACGCAAACCCGGACTGCTGCACAAGGCTACCAAAGAACTCCCTGTTGAATATACCATCATGTCCTTCCTTGGTCTCGAAGATGGCATACTTATTCATGATTTCTTCTTGATCCTTTTGGAGGTCATAGAGTTCCTCTGCAGAACCTGTCAGTTTAGAAGCGTCCCAGCTGAACAGGGCGTTGGCCATATGGCCCCATCCTTTCCAGCCTTCCCAGAAGGTCTGTGAGCCAAGTTTCCACCCACCGCCAAGCGCGTTACCCATGACGTCACCCCAGGTCTGGGCCTGGCCATAACGCTCTTCACTATTAACACCTGGGTCCATACCATAAGTCTTATAGTAGTCGCTACCCATATACCGCTCAGCCCTGATCTTATCCTTGTCATAGAACTCTGACTGACTGGCAGCCTCAGCTGTAGGGGTACGTAAAAAATTCCTGAACTCACCGTATACGTCAGTGTTACCACCCCGATTAACAGGGAGCAACGGGGTGTCATGTACCTCCGGTAACATCAGGTCAGATAATGCCGGAGCTTTAGATGTAGACAGAAATTCTGCGGGCTCGTTCTGGTTTATGAGTTCTTGAGAAAAATCCATTAGGACTTGGTGTTTTTAGTACGTATTTTTTGGTTTTCTATATAGACATTTAGGCCCTGTTGTTTTAACCGGGTTAACCCTTCCCGGATCTGGGATACCTTCTTCCTTGAGTAGGGAACATATTCCGTATGTGTATCCCAATCCACGGCCCCGGTTTTAGGGTCGATGGTACGGATACGGGTTACTACGTTAACCCCGTCCCCCTGTGGGTGCATCTCCCAGTCAAGGCCCGCGGCCTTATCGACAGGCGAGGCATATTCTGATTCCCGTAAGAACTCCTTCTCCGTCTTCTGCGGCAGTTTTGATAAAACAGCAGTCATCCCGGATTTAGGGTTGAGTTCGATAAAGTAGCGGTTCATTAACCCCTTGATCACCTCTTTATCAACCTTGTTGTTACCTGTAGTGTTTATCCCTACCTCAAGAACGGGGTTACCGGTGAACCCTGCGAGATCGTAGTTGAAGTTATCCCCGAGGTACGTAGTAGCATCTTCCCGGCTAACTATGTTTCTGATCTGTTCTTCCACGGCCGGGTCTTTTACGAGGTTGTGGTTCTCATCGTATACCGCGATTTTATTATCGGGTAAAAGAGCGTCCCTGATGAACTGTTTATTATTAGACTCATCTCCGGTCATATTATAGGTGTACCTCTTTCCGATCTCGGCTGTCTGATTTTTAAAGAAAGAGAGATTAGGGATGATGTTTTCATTAATAGTCTCCATCTCAGCCTTCATCTCTCCCTGTTTTCCAAATAAGGCAGTAACAGTACCGGCAGCCGGTTTGTCGGGAGTAACCCTGAGCCCAACACCTGTGATGTATTTATCCAGCTCCCTTCTCAATTGTAACTCAGCATCACTATTTATCTGGAGCGACTGAAACCAACTTTCGGGAGTTCTCTTCTTATCGCCTACCTGTAAAAGATCTTTACTGTTCACGATATCCCAGAACCGCCCCTCTCTCCATAACCTGGCCGCCTCAAGAGGTGTGATCTCTGTGTTATCTTTTAAGACGATTTTTGGAAAATAATGAGCCATTTGTTCTGCACCTATAAGAGACACTTTACCATCCTTCACACTGATCGAGTATTTATATTTTCCCGGGTTACTACCGAGCTCCTTCTGTAGTTTCTCGTTACGCTCCTGTTCATCTTTCAGGTACTCATTCCTTATCCTCTTGATATCATCGTATTGTTTATTCAGCTGTTTAGCCTCCTCCAGTGAGGAACCAGTGGCTACCTGTATCTTACCGCTCAGTGTTGATGCGGAGTATTCTATAAGAAGGTCCGTCACTTCATCGAACGTCTTGGGCGTCTTACCTGTTTTAGCTGTCAGCGTCTTCACCACCTTGTAATAGTTCGCCAACTTGGGATCTTTAGTGTTTAATGCTTCCCCGGCCGCCTGACGGGTGAGGACATCATTAAAGTCCATAATGGCTTTGGGGTCAGCCGATAGTTCCGGTGAGTACATCAGTGTTTTCATGGCTAATCCTCCCGAGTCATCCAACCCGGTCCCGTAAAGACCATTGATTATAGTATTCTTTTGTTTTTCCTTATACGCTATATAACGATCCGCAACCGGTACTACGTTAGCCAGCTCCGAGGTAGAAGAGTTCGGTATGCCGGCGGGACCGAACATAGTTGGGTATTTTAACTGTAACTCCTTCAGTTTGATCTCCCGGTCTGTTGCGTTACCCGCCAACAAACTCCTCCGGTACGTTTGTTCGTGATCCTCTTTTATCTGGTCAAACTTAAATTTACTCAGGGCGAGGTTATGATCCTGCGTCCTAAAAAAGGCGTCATCTGTCTTATATTCTACACTTGAGTTCTGGTTGGCGTACTTGTTTGCGTAGGCCTGCACATCATTCATCCGGATAGACCTGGCGTAATGATTACCGAGGCTACCGGCCATACTTTCGACAGTCTTAGGGTCATCTATGTCGATCAGATCCTTTTTAGCCTGTTTAACATGGGAGTCCGCTACTAAGAGTTTACTCTCCAGCCCGGCGAGAAGTCTTTTCTGGTCTTCTGAAAGACCGTTCTTACCTGCTTCCTTCTGAAGCATACCTATCTTTCCCTTTATCTCATCGTATTCGGCGTTAGCTGCGGTAACGTACCCGTCATAGTGCGCTTTAAGTTCCGGGATAAGTTCCTGGGCCAGGAACTGCCGGGCCTGTTGTTCCGTAGCACCCGGGTGATCACGAAGGTACCCCTCTATCCGGTCAGCCTCCTGGTTCTTACCCAGGACCGAATACTGAGGTGTATATTGGGAACCTATCTGACCAGCAACCATAGTACGCCAACCACCGGCAGACTCGGGCCCGTTAGTGTAATGAATAATTCTACCATCCCCTGTGACCTTATCCCAACTGATCTCCGGTTCTTCTTCAGAGTACCAGGTGTGAAGGTCTTTATCTATCCTTCGAAATGGGGTCCACTCGGGAACAGTAATATTTTTAAGGTCTTCCGGCCGGGAGGTCTTCATCCTGTTATAAGCCCGCTGGAGAGGATATAAGGAACGCTCGTCATATGTGTCCTTGATGTCTTCATCCTGGCTATCCCTGGCTGCATAGGCTTTCTGTATCTTCGAGGTATAGTCCTTAGTAAGCTGGACGTCGGTCAGGATATTATCATCCGACCAGAACGGCGCGAATGCTCCCTGAGCCTTCTGTATCACGTCAGGTTTACCAATGTCAGATCTACTAATATCTTTTAATGATTCCTTCGCCCTTTTGACATATTCAGCGCGGGCTATCTGATTATAGGGGTTAGTAAGTTGCGCGTTCAGTATAGATGACGCAGAAGACCTCAGCTGGTCTAACCCGGACTGGAACTGGTCGTTAGCCCGAAGGACTTGCCCCTGAAGGAAAGAATAATCAGGTTGGTAGGCTTCTACAGTAAATCTGTCTTGACCACTTGGGAGGTAGTTACTCATGATAGGGTAGGGTCTTATAATAATATAACCTAAACTACCTTAATTTACAAGTCAAACTAAGGTGGTTTAGGTTACCTAAGATAACAAAAACGGAGGATACAAAAAAGGACTATCTGGCCGCCTTCTTTATTTTCTTCTGGGTGGTTACACCCTTGGTAGGATCGTAAGTAGTTGTCTCGTAACCGACGTCCTGACGGGCGAATTTCATGGCTTCCCCGGCATCTAACCCCTTACCCACATAATAGGCGAACCTGTCCTCGAGAGAAGGAGCAGAAGACCCCTGCCCCGGTAATGTCTGGGTGAACACCATCTCCGGAGTAACACCCTGTTTGAGGTACGGATTACCGTTATTGGTCACACCGATCCACGGGTTAGTCTGGTTCATCCAGTTGTAGTGTTTCTGCTCATCCGAGGCGGCGTTACGCAAACGGGCGTCCTCAGCCATGTAGTCACGGAAGGAGTTATTCTTATTCTGCTGGAAAGTAGCCATCTGGTCGTTATATACCTGGGCGTTCTGGGTGTTCAGCATGGCCTGTTTGTTGGCGGTCTCTGCGTGAGCCTGCGCCTCCTGGTTAGCTACTCCTACGTTCAGGTTGTTGTACTTACCGAAAATATCCCCGACAGCCGGCAGCGCGTTACCCCATACAGAGGACAGGACAGAAGCAGCGGACTGTGGAGAACCGAACTGGGCAGCCTGGTACGCCTGTGTGTTAGCAGTCTCAGCCACTTTAGCCAGCTCACGGGTAGGGTCAAAGTAGGTGAAGTCGGGAGCGGTCAGGTTGGTTACTGCTCTTACTGGTCCGTAGTTGTTAACGGGGGCGCCAGCGAGGTGTGCTATATAGCTGGCCATGGCTTCCTTACTCCACCCCTTACCCTGAGCCGGGGAAGTCTTTTCCGTCTTGGTTTTACCTTTAGACCCTTTTTCCTTAACTTCCATTTCCGAGGCAACTGCAGGGCTACCTGCATAAGGAACCATTTGAGTATATGCCACATTCGGGTCTACTGCTGCAGGAACGGTAGCCAGGTCTTCTTCGAGGTTCGGGGTAGACGGATGATACTGGGGGCTTGCAGGAAGGAAGGAACGTGCAGCCCACCTGCTCATATCAGGAAGTTCCTCTGGGGTAAGATTCTGGTCAAACCGGAACTCTCCTGTAGGGGCCTGCGGTGCCTTTACTATCCTCACCTTTTTAGTGTCTGTCTTATCAGAAGGTACTAGGCGAGGACCGTAAGGGGTCATAATTAGCTTATCCTTTGACGGTGCCCCTCCATTCTTAAAATACCCGCCGTACTTGGCCTGTACTTCACCTGTGGCATTCACGCCGATCTGGGGTAATCCGTTGGGTAGCCCCTTCATGGCCTCTGTTATAGTAGCCAGTTGAGTCAGTTTCTCCAACCCGTTCTGATAGTTCATCTCTGCGGTCTTCTTGGCTGTCGGGTCAGCGTTTTCATCACCCATAACTGCCTTATATTCGTTCATCTTGTACTGCTTCGAGATATCAGCAGGCGTCATGGGTTTCGTTTTACCGAACAACGCCAGTAACTCAGGGTCTTTTATCTTCATCTTCTTGGTCTGAGGGAAGATATATCCTGACATATTTCCGGCCGTACCACCTTCTGAGTGGGGTTTACCGCCGAAAGTAAAGAGATTTCCATCATCGCTTAAGAGTGTTTCATGACGTTCCGCCTCATAATTCTGCTCTTCTGTACTCACTGGCTGTAACGTAAAGTTCACCCCATAAGGGTTGTTATCCGTTCTTGGAGCGAAATCAGGACGGGTATCCAGTGAATAGGTCTGGGTAGACGGATTATAGACTTGGCCCCCGTACTTTAGTTCTGGAATACCGGTTATTTTTATCTTCTTCTTAGACATAGGTTAGTATTTTATAAAACCGATCAACTTAGGGTCAGACATTTTCCTTACACGACGACACACTTCATACCCATCGCGAGAGGATTCATCGTTCGTATTACCTTCTATTGTATATATATTATCTCCCTCCATTCGCTCTACGACACCGATATGTCCCGTAGTAGAAGAGTATTTCATTACGAACTCGGAGCCCGGTGTAATGGCCACCTGGTTTTTCATTACCTGCTCCTTGGTCACCTTCTTGGTTTTATCGGTCCGGTTCCAGCGGTCAAGTACACCACCGGTCTTAACTACCGGGTTAGTTACCCCGAGTTGTTTGGAAGCCTGTAAATAACACCAATACGTAAAGGCTGCACACCAGGCGTAACCCCCCTTACTACCGAGGCCGACAGCTTCCTGATACTTTATAGAGTCTCCTTTATTAGTGTGCGCCTTATCCTCGGTCACTCCAAGTTGGGTGATAGCTATTTCGAGAGCTGTTTGGGATAATGTTTTCTTGCCGGCATTACTGAGTATTGCTGCTGGGTTCATAAGATAGGGTTATTTTGGTTTATAATTCTTCAATAGTATATCCGAGGGCGCGGAGACGTTTTATCTCATCTGGTGTGGCCTCAAACTCTCCGCCGAGTTCGTATTTTCGGGAGCCATCCGGGTTATACAGTTTATTACTCACCTCCTCATCACTCGCCCACATAGGTATGTTCTGACTGTTACTGTACCATCCTTTCTGTTGTATAGGAGGTAGTGCAGGAACAGGTACAGGAGACATCTGTTGTGGGGTGATAGTAGGTTGAGTTCCTATAGGTAGTTTTTGTAAGGGTTGACCTACTATTACTTTTTGTTTAGGTTGTAAACTTGGAGTAATATACCCAGCCCCTACCTTTTTAGCAGCCTCTACATACTTTTCTAAGTTTTCTTTTGTTGCTGGTAACATACCTATAGTATACGCAGAAAGACTATCCTGATAAGCCCTATATCTTGGGTCATTAGGAGAGTCTACATAGATAGGTTGTTTGGTCTTACCCCCTCCCTTGAACATACCACCCATCTCCCCGTAAAACCCGGGAGTCATCTGGTCAGGGCGGAACGCACCTAACGCAGTACCCGTAGGAACGTAATCTCCTTTAGCGCCGGGAGCATTAACTCGGGCGAAGGCGTTATCACTCATCCCGGCCTCACGTTGTGCGCCTTCATTATAACGCTGCTGTCTCATTGAGTTGAACATGTTACCCGTAGCTACTGCTGCAGCCCACATATTACCATTACCGTGAGTCCACGGGTTCCACCCCTTCTGAGGCTTACTCTGCTGGGTTTGTGGTTGTGCGTTATAGTCCTGATGCTCATTAGGATCATTGAATCCTGATGCATCCTGCATCTGGCCTTCTTCCCCTGGCTTAGAGGCGTATTCAGAAGATAGCGGCTGGCTCATCTCCCCCGGATTCTGCTGACGATACTCACTATACTTTTCAGTACGCTCCTGTGCGTTAGGGTCTGGGTTTGGTTGGCTCTGTGGAAGGGCAGGAGCTGGCTGTTCGTTAGCGAACGCACCCTGCCCCCACGGATTTACACCACCACCTTCATACTTAGGATAACCCCCGTACTTCATATACTGCTGGAAGTTCATGTTAGAGGTGGCCGGGTTGTAGTTATTGAGGTCTACCTCACAACCGTAGTTGCCACCCATAGCGTAGTTCTTAGGGTTACGGATCTGCTTCAGATCGTTAAGGATCATGGCGGCGTAATCCGGTACCACTCCTTCGTGGGCAAAAAACCCGCCGGACTGGGGACCGTAGGTAGAACCTTTTTTCTTTTTGGTCATGTCTATATTAGTTTGTCCTCCTGTTTGATAACCCTCTGTTCCATTTGTACCAACTCCCAAACCTCACAGAGCTCTATGATATCGAACTCGAAGGAGTCCTCACCGTACTTATTCCAGGCGTGCTGGAGATGAGTATTTTCATGATAATTATATTTTAGAGTCTTCCTGTGGTTCCCCCAACGGGCTTTGAAGTTATTAGTATAACCAATATATCTTTTACCGTCAACCTTATTAGTAATACAGTATATACCGGACAACTTCCAGATTTCTCTTTCAGTCATGTTGATAAGGTAAGAACCTAACCCACGGAGAGCTACCCGTTATCATCCAGAGAGAGAGGAAGAGAAAGGCTCCGCAGGTTAAGTCCTGAATATTTTTAGTAGGGTTATTATCTTGTAGAAAGAGATAACGTAGTAGCTACTAATAATATACTGAAAATACCTGGGATGTCAAAGAACTAACGAGGGGAGTACTGAGCCCCGCTACGAGAAAAGTACAGGATATAATTCTTTTCATCACTCACCTTCCGACGTAAAAAAATATTAACAGCACGACTTCTTATCTTAATCCTTTCGAACTCACTCTTTAAAACATCTACGTAGAGCGGGTTAACCGTCCAGGTATAACCATTAGCGTCTGTCACGAAGGGCTCGGTAGTTACATTCCTGTCGTTAGTAATATCCCATAGCGCAGAGAACCTTCTCCAGTCTTCCTTCCACGAGTACAGGATACTGTTAGCTGAAAGACCAATGATCGGATACACACTATCGGCGTAAGGGTCGTTAGATTTTGGGAAGAGGTTCAACCACTGGCTTATTTGTGAATCGGTGAACACCAGCGCCTGGTCAAAGTTCTCTGAAGGGTACTGGTACTTATCGCTACTGTTAGCGCCGTATTTCAGGACGTCCAACCTGTACTCCACATTCCGCAGGGTAGTATTATCAACCCCTGATCTTACCGGGTATATAACTTCGAAAGGATAATCCACCCCGTAGAAATTGCAATATAGATCGGTACGTTCGTTATGGCGCCACAGACCCCTATCCTGAGTAGTGAGGAAGTGACGGGATGTTTCGATGTTATATGAGGGGTGCCAGTCATGGTAACTCGCCCACGCTTTATTCTTACATGAGTATGACACCGTCCAGCTGGCATCCTCAAAATACAAGGGGTCTCCTAACTGAACGTAAACCGGCGCGGGCCCACCAGCAGGTCCGTAAATAACACACAGGGGATTACCCGATGAGTCATAACCGGCAAAACCTGACCCGGGAGGACACGGCCCCAGGCTGAACCCCTTACCGGGAACATAGGTCATCGGTTCCTTTGGTTTGTAGTCTTTCTTACAGATGTACAGGGTCTCGTTCATGCTGTCGTAGATACACTGTACCCCGACACCGATAACCGGGTTGTCTATGTGGGGATAGGCCGGAAACGTGGTGGCGATATAAGAAGGAAGGTACTTGGCGAACCAGTACTTCATCCCGTCTTTCGCAATCTCGTTCAGCCCTTCCCCGGAATAGTGGAACACCTTCCCTGCTTGCTGGCTTACCCAGAATATACCGAAGGGAGTAGAGATAATACTCATCCTCGACCGGCAGTTGGCGTACTGGAAGGACTTATCCGCGTTGACAATATTCTGTAACGGCTGGTTGAACAGTCCGCCGTCCCCTATGGTTATCTTGGTGTTACCTGAGGTCTGGAGTGTGTCTGAACCATATACCATCAAAGGACTCTCTTCTTTCTGGAAGAACAGGGAGCCGGTCTTGTTGACACCCTTTATCGCTGTGACCGGGGTATTGAAGTCTTTGTAGTTGTTGGCTAGGAACACCCGCCAGTTATCTTTACGGAACTCCTCGGACTGAGGCAGGCTGTACGCCACTCGGCGGGGATAATACTGGAAACAGGTGTAGGCCAGATCCGGATCATAATCCCTTCCAAGTGTCCTACCAAATGATATATACTGGGTGTAGAACTTATTCACCCCGAGGGATGGGTCCAGCTTGTAGAACGGTTCCGCCTTCATGTTATCCGACCGGAACATATAATCCGTGTCCGTGAAGGTATAAGGATCGTAAAATCTCTTGGTTATGTCGTCTTCCCAGTCCCTGTAGTGCGCCGGCGCCTCAGCTTCTACGAAGAAATCACGTACCCCATTACAGGACAGGTAGAAGTACCCCTTGGCCACGTAGAACGGGCTTACCGTTAACCCCGCGGAAATACTACCACCAAAGGTATGGACATCTAAATGTCTGTATCTATGAGCTACGTTCAGGAGGTCCGAGTAAATCTTCCGGTTATCCATCCAGTAACATGGGTAAGGGATATTAATGTAGTTCCTGTAGTCGTATGCGTAGTCCTCAGATTCTCCAAGTAACCAGTCGTTAAAAAACAGGAATGGATTTTTCTCAGTATAACGAACCACGTATGTATCACCACCAAACAATATGTCCGTATTTACCGGTTGCGTGGGATTGGCCGGCAGTACACAGGATATTGGTAATTGGCGCGGAGAGTCTACCTGTCCGTACTGAGTAGCAAGGTTGAACTTGATACCACCATAGTAGCAGGAAGCGTCCCGATACACGGTAAAGAAAGAGCTCTTGATATTCGAAGACCCTGCAGCCAGACCATCGGTCTTTAAGGTAAACCGGGTGGTATCCTGCAGAGTTGGATCTGATAACAGGTAAGGTGTACCGGCAGTCGTAGTTAACTGTACAACCAGGTATGGGTTCCTGAACAGGTTATTTATCGTGAACTGCGAGAAGCTGGATATATGTCCGGAAATATACTGGTAGTTACTCACTACTCCGGTTGGGGCCGTAGCCGCAGGTAGGTACCGGAAGTTATGATAAAGAGCGTGAGAGTTATACTGCGCGGAGTATTGGACGCCGGGAATCAACCCTGATATTACTCTTAATATTTGTTCAGACACAACCTTGAACTGGATCGGCGCTATTAGTGCAGCCATTATCCCGTTATACGCTACCTGGGCTAAATAGACAGGTGTAGATAAAGCTCCGAGCGCGTCACTTGGGTAGTTCGTGTTTATCATCAACGGAGTCTGCCACGGAATATCTGAGGTGCTGTCCAACTTTAGATCATACCCTGTAACAGCCGCTACTATAGGGGCTATCGCAGCCATCGTCCCTATGATAATACCAATCACGCTGTCAAAATCCGTAGGTGTCTTGAACATCGGGTGACGGTAAGGGACCGTAAACGCACCTTCACTCCTACCATTCAATTCCTGGTAGATCTTGAAACCCGGCTCCCCTAAGAACGGACGGTTGAATGTAGTATCGGGACTATGGAAGGAGAATATGTCTTTCCTGTACGCTGACAGGGGTGCGGTATTCTTATCGTTAACACTGCCTTGGTCTATCTGGTTCTTATCCGCTGTCAGGAACGGATCAGGTCTGAGGTCGTTAAAAGGATAGTTCTGGTATAACCCTTTTTGTGATGAGCCGGGAATATCATACTCCCTCATGTTGTTCCACATACCCTTAGCAATAACAGTCTTGTTACCTTCACGGGAACCGCGGAGTATCTCGTAACCCACTATGTTCGGGATAGGAACATTATTGTTATCTACAGGGTGCTGTATGTTCTCGAAAAACACCCCTAGTACCCGGATCACGTTCTGGCCGGTAGGGGCCTGCATGAAGTGGGTCAGCTCCGGGTTAACCGTTTGGTCGGGAAACTTATGATGCCTGATCTTCTTACCGCAAAGGTCCCATTCCGGGTGGCCGAGAACATTCGAGTTCCACACGTTCGGTTTATCATCAGGGTAAATGTCCTGAGACTCCCAGAACCCCATGAGACCGGTAGACTTTATCACACCGCCGTCCGCGGTAGTACCTAAACCACCGGTTACGATAAGGCTCTGCACCTGCGCGGTATTTATGGTCTGCCACCCTGTGTCCCACGCGGGGTTAAAAGCTCTACCCGGTATATGGTAAGATGCAGATTTATCACCGGTAGTGTATACCCATCTTATCCAGTAGCAGTACTGCTCATCCCTAAGATAGGCGTAGTTATTACCGCCGTTCCTGTAGTACCGTTCGTCGTATTCTACACACGCCCACTTAGCCGTGATCTGGTTAGCTAACGGTTGGTAGTTAAAATCAGGTTTAGTGTAGATGCCGTTCCTGAGCAGGTAGTTGTTTATCGACCAGATACTGTCCGATTTTTCGTAGGCCGGCGTTTGTAACGGAATGAGGCTGATGTCTACCGTTGGTAGTGTAGCGTCTATGTTGTCTATGTAGATGGTCTTCTCATGCGTGGAGAAGATACCGAGTCTTTTAGCCTGCAGCTGGGAGTTCACAAAGGAGATAACGACTACCTCCATCTCGTTGAACTCGTCATCCGTCCCATCTACGCTAAGAGTTACTGCACCAGCGATATTACCGTGGGCCCAGATAGCCTGTGGGTTGGATACACACAGGTAGTCTGTTACCTTGATAGAGTTTACCGCATAAGCGATCGCCACCTGGTAAGTGCCGTTCGGAAGTGTCCCTGACCCGGCCGCTTTATTCAACCTGAGGCAGGGAATATTCAGCAGCGGGGCTATCCGTAACTTATCACAGTCGAGAACAGTCGTGTTGACACAAGTGATACATCCGCCTACTGTGGTGCAATTCTGTACCCATGGTACGTTAGCGGTATCCATCACCCTGTCGGGGTTCCTGCCGCCGTCTGACCAGTACACATTAAATCCGCAGTTATAGTTCCTGCGGGCTGCGCCGGTTATCAGGTTCTGCCGGTTAAAGTTCAGGCAAGACTGGTTATTGGTAAGGCTGGTGTAGGTACACTGTGAGGTATCGGCTATACCGATCTCAGAGTTAATGTCGTCTGTAGTAAATACCACCCATTGGTCACCTTCTAACGGTATAGCGCCGATCAGGGTGTACGGCAGGTTCATACAGAACTTCGTGGCCTGTTCATTACTGAGGGTATAATAATCCCCGGTATGGCTGTTAACCACGGCGTTCCGGGCAAAAGAATACGCCCCCTCGGGTAAGAAGGTACCACTCTCATCTTTTCTCATTCCTTTATAGAACGAGTTTATAGGCTGACCGTTATTTGTATTCTCTGACAAGGGTAGGGGGTGATTTTCCCGGGTTGGTTATTTAAGAACTTTATTTACTTTTACTCTCTAAACTTTTTGTCCACATGAGGAACTTCATTCTTTTATTCTTGTTGTCAGTAGTGGTCGGGTGTACTAAAAAATCTTCTTCGACTTCACCATCACTTAATACTACAGAAACTAAACTGGTGGGAACCTGGTTCAAGACTAAGGAAATCGACACGACCGGGTTAGGTGTTCAGACTCACACTTACAGCGGGAATACTAATTACCTTCAGTTTAAAGAAGAATCCTACGGCTACACAAAGGACTCTAAACTCCTGATCTATGCTCCAACTTTACTGATAGACGCCGGTACTACAGGTGGTACAACAGGACAGGGTTACTGGTATTATGATGACGCTACTTCCTATCTCACTATGGTCACCAAGAAGGTGAAAATAGTTAGTATTACGAGTTCCGATTTAGTACTGCAGGTAGACCACTCGTTGTTGTACTACAAAAAATAAAGAACTCTCCCGGTGACGAACTTGGTCAATATTAAGGTCTCTACACCTTTGACTCCAATAGAGGAGTTCAAGAAACAGATAGGACTGAATGTGATTCAGTTCAATAAAACCACAAATAGTACCCACCAATTCGCTACACTACCAAACGGCCGGTCTATTTTTATGTCCACCATAGACAGTGCGAAACCCTTATATATTTCGGCCCTCACAGGACTTCCAAATAGACCAGACCTCATGGGTGTGCTGTGGGTAGTTAATAAGAACTCTGCCGGAGAAGGCTTTGTTTCACTGGATGCTTCCCTTATTAATAAGATGATAGGTTTTAGGGATTACTATCGCTCAGTCGGTGGAAAAGAAGTTACTGTCAAAAGACATTTAGTACCAGGGAAGGGGTATCAAAAGCTGGTAGTACTTCAGTCCCGACTTCCTCAAACAGTTTACTTCCAGCTATCGCATACAGTTCCGACAAACATTAACTCATCCTTATTCACAGATCCGACTTATTTTGTGTTCTTCAGTGATGACAACGGTTGGTGGTTGACCAAACAGAATCTGGGTGTTGTTTTATAAAACTCAAAGAACTTCTATCTCTTTACTTTTCAGGTACCCAAACACCCTCTCAGCTATAAACCCGGCTGTCCACGCGGAAGACTCTTCCTCGAAGATATTACGGTCCCTCATTAGCTGTGTGGCCGCGTGATACAACTCATGGACAACAGTGTTATACGTGAGGTGGTTCTCATCTATCACTATATGGTAGAGGTCCATCGAGAAGGTTATCATCATCCCTGCAACCGTGTCCTTATAAACCTGGTTGGTGTTATGTTTCCTGAATATCCGGTTGATCACCTTACGCGCATCCCGGGCTACTGTGAAGTGTACCTTAGCTGCGTATAGCGGTATATCGAACGTTACGGATATCTTCATTATCTGGAATAGTTAAAAACCCCGGTAGAGAAGGTCTGGTAATACCTGGCATAATGACTCTTCCTGTTAGCCAACCACTGGGTACGTATTTCACGGAAGTCAGGGGTATTTATAAAGGAAAGAGCCTGTATCTGCGCCTCATTATAACGACGTTCGATTAAAGCTAACCTCTGGGCGAAGTCTTCTCCAGATATCCAGTTGTTCTCCAGTATCCTCAGTTTCAAGGCGTACTCGTAGAAATCGTTAACTTTCTCGTGGTCTAGGACCAGCAGGTTACCGTCTTCATCCTCCAGCATTCCCAGATAACGGATGTAAACCTTACCGTTGGAGTAGGATGTATACAGATAGCCATCCTTTATCTCAGCTGAGTTCGGTGCCATAGTACCGAGGTGCATACACTGGGGGTCAACCCACCTGCCCGGTTTTATGGCCAGCTTCTCGAATATAGTGTACTCCCGGCACTCGCCAGTAGAAGGGGTCTTCTCAGTAACTACTACTGTACCGTTACAGGTAGAGTAAACAAGACTCTGCCTCATGGGGTCAGGGTCATTATTACAGTTCGAAGTAGATGAGATGCAGTCATCACAACCGGGTTTCGGCCGGGTACAGGTATACTCGTCATCTTTCAGCCAGCAACCGGCTCCCTTTATCAGGGTAAGACTGGGTTTAGCCTCTACGGATTTAGCACAGATCTTATGAGTACCTGGTTCGAAATAAACCGACTCAGTAGTCTCATCGCAGTAGATGACAGTTGTCTGAGCCCCGGTAGTGGTCTGTATCGTCCAGCAGGGACAGGTAGACTGGGTGATGTTCGGTGTAAGTACATCTTCCGTAACCCTTCCATGTGGATGGGGCGGGGTAGTCACCCTGTAAGTACCGCACATTAGCGCGGCCTTCAGGGAGTAGAAATCGTTAGGTAATTTGGCCTTCCCGTTATAAACATCCAGGATGGTTTCCTTCGGTTTATGAATCTTCAACCCGAGGTCGTAACTCACCCGCTGGGCTACCTTGATAAGGGTAGCCGGCTCTATCATCCCGTTCTCTGTAAGGCGGGACAGATCGAGCTCCACACTTTCAAGGAGTTCAGAGAAAGTTCTGAAAGACAGCTCTTTATTCATCGGGTTATCTTAATACGTGGTTGTTATCGTGATTTTGGTCGGAGGGTATTTGGCCCGGGGCTATCCCAAGGGACTGGAATAATTTATTTTCCGCTCTCGAAATAATGTAGTCGGGGATATTACACACCTGCTCTTGACGGGGTAGGCACTTCTCATCCGAGTCACACTTGTACGCGGATATGTCGTCCTCAGGAGCGCCGATAATCTTTACCGCCGGCCAGTCTATGTCAGGGAAGTAAAGATGATTGTTGAGTTCCCAGTAGTACTTGGTAGTATTCCTGAGGTACTTGAAATTACTCTGACGGGTCATCTTGGCGTACTTCTCCGGCGTGGTAGGGGAAAGTTCTACTGAGCCATCCAGAGAGGACACACTGCGTATCAGTATCCCGTAATACCCCTCGAAGAACGCAGGTAGCGGGCACTCGGTACGCATGATCTTCACCCCGGATTTTATCCCGGAACAGGCTGCTTCGACTTTATCTACTTCTACCAGGTCAACCTTCTCCAGGCTCTCCATGATGGAGTTATAACACAGAATACGGGACTGCCCATCGAGCTCCTTCATCACCTCGTATATATGAGGTCTCATCATATTGTATAATTCCCGGTCCGTCAAAAATGAATCGACAGACTGGGCTTTAAGTTTTTTCCGTAAACGGCTGGTTATTTCTCCGTAGGTGACCATTGGGTGGGGTTAGTCGAGGTCGAACTCGTTATAGTTCTTCAGTATCTCCTGTTCATCCTTCTTCCGGTAGTGTTTGTAGTTACGCTTCCTGAAGAGTTTTGAGATATACCGGATGTTGTCTATAATGACGTACTGCTTGTATCTCTCCGGGTAGGATCTGGCTACCGCTCTCTTGAACTCCCGGCAGAACTCCCGGTCCATGTGCCAGAGGTCGTGGTTCCTGAATGTCCTGCGGGATACTTCCGAGAGGTCTGTGAAGCTGGTCTCGTAGTTGGTGTAAAATATCTTGGCCAGCCACTGGTTACTTTCGAAGTTCTGGTGCTGTACCTTCTGGCCGAGCTCCTGTGATTTTTGGGCGTCGGGGTTATCCCGAACCTTTCTCTTACAGGAGCCTATAAAAATATAGCCCATCTGGGCCAGTAGCTCTACGCCGTCCCGCACTCTGATGATAGTTTCGTACTGTTCTTTGTTAAAGGTGAGTACGATCTCTTTTATCAGGTTATCTGGGACATCCTTCAGCTCCGGGTGCTTATCGCGGAGCCACTTATAGAACTCAGCGTTAAGCGTGGTGGTCTTCTTTTTACGGAACCTGGGAGCGTTAAGATCTGGTTTTCGGTACGGCTTCAAAATGATAGTGGTTTATAGGGGCCGGCTCCTTAATAAATTAAGACTATTTAGGCGTTCTACCTAAATAAACTGGGGAGGTTTACCAGGCGTCTTCCCTGTGAAGTAGTCCGAGGATAAGGCCTATTACCGCCATCACCAAGAGTACGTAAATCGTTGAGCCGGCGTTAAAGACAAAAGCTCCGAGTATCCATCCTGTAAAGAGGATGGCAGATACAATATATAGTAGTGATTTCATATTAGTCAGTCTTTATAAATCCATCATCCGACACCACCTCTCAAACCGGTCATATACTACCTCGGTAAGTGGTTCATAGAGTCCGGGGTTAGTGTCGTTAAGTTTATAGCCAGTCATCTTCTCGTTATCTACCATCAGCATAGTTCTCTTATCTCCTATGAAAACGTAGGCGTACTTCAACCGGTCGCGGAGTTGTTGTTCTGGGGTACGTTCAGGTATCGGTTCTCCCCATAAGACATGGCGCTCGAAATCACGGGATCTCTTAGCTGCTAACTCCTTCCAGAGCTCCGCCTCTTTTTGTGGCATCCAAATCATATTAGTCAGTCTTTATAGGTATAAACTCTATATTTGATATTCCTCCTCCGGTACTGTAGTCATCGAATCCGGCTTCCTGCCATCTTTCGTACCAACCTTCTTCTTCAGAGTCCTGGTTATTTAGTTCGTCCCAGAGTTCCCTCTTATCCACTGGTATCATGTACCAGTGGCCAGAATCGTCCCGGTCGAAGAAGTGATGATTACTCAGGAAGGCGCCAGCCTCGTCCAGCAGCGCCCGCACCTCGGTATGGTTTTCCCTGAATCTCAGGTACTCCTCGATGTCTTTAGAAAGGTCCTCTACGTTCATATCAACGGTAGAGGATAACCCTTTAGCTAACTGGATACACCAGTTAGCTCTTTTCAGTAGGTCTATTGTATTGGTCATTTTCTCTTATTGGTTTTATACTTATAACTGCCGACGGTCAAACCCGAGTTAGGCCTCTTCTCCAACCCATCCATTATACGTTTAGCACATTCCTCTCCGTACTGCTCAGTGAGCTGGTCTAACCGGTGGGAAACAGTTACGTACTGGAGTTTGGTGCCCGGCTCTTGTGTGATCTGATCCTGGAATCTTTCCGCCTCGTCTTTTATGGCCTGGTTAAACATTTCCAAACCGACCTTACCAGTTACAGTGCCGCCAGGTAATCTGTAAAATCCGCCCCCGAGATCTTTTACAGATAAATCTTCCAAGTCTTCGAATGCCTCATTAAATTTCTGAGTAAACTCTTCCTCGGTCATCGGGATTTTTACGGAGATCGGGTCATTAGGGCCGTAACTCATATTCGAGGACTACCTCCGTAAGTCTCCATACACTGAACACATAAAGCGGCGATTTTCCTCAGGTAAACCGTGGTTTTTTCATGAGGAGTAGACTCGGTATACCATGATTCTAGCGCCTTATTTAAGTTTAGCTGAATGGCTGATAAGGTATCTCCTACATGGAGTTCTGGAATGATGTCCGGGTGAGTAGTGTCTAACTTCAGTCGATCTTGGTAGTCCCTCTCCGAACTTATTATTTCATAAACCTGCTCTCTATTCATTATCACAGGGAATTATGTCCACGTAATACTCCTTACCTTCTATCAGCTGTTCTGCAGCGCTCCCGTTGATGGTGTTAAAGTTCAGTGACCCGGCCGGGGTGTATTTCCAGAACTGCTCGTTCTCTGGGCTACCTGAGGTTACTGCTCCGAGGGTTATGTTATAACCTTCTTCTGTCTTGATGTTCTGCCATACGGAGAACTTGCACCTTACTTTAGTCATATAGTTAGTTGGTTTTATTAGATAACGTGAATTGATAGTACTCTTTAGCCGCTCTCAGTTGATCTTCATCTTTTACATAAAACTCCCAGTTATCCTTCCCCACCTCTACGCCTATCACATCTATAACAAAAGTTTTAGGAATAAAAGGGAAGCTCCGAACGAGGAAGTTTTTACTTCCAATTGAGTGTTTTTCATCGGGGGTGTTATTGAAAATCGCTGTCCCCGACCATGTAGCCCCTTTTGTGTCCTTCCAGGTGATAGCGTATATATAGTGTACGGAACCGTCCGGGTTTTTGAATAATCCTCCTTCCCGGTTATTTTGGTACAAGATTCTACCACCCATCTCCTCTGAGATATTAACCCACTCATCGTCAGTCCCCATAATAGGTGTGATAGGTTCGAAGAGACAGAGTTTCTTTATAGCAGAAGAAACAGCCCCGGCAGTATAAGGAGCAGACCCGCCTGATTGTCCTGACTCAGCGAACTTATTGACTAGTGATAATATTTCCGGAATGAACTCCTTTATTATTGGTGGGTTGTCCTCTGTAGGGTACATGTCACAGAGAATCCTGAGTTCCTTTTCTGCGTGTTTAAGTAGATTACTCATATTTTACTTATTTTTTGGGTAACAGATTTTCTTTAAGTCCTTCTCAACCTTAGACTCACTTATCTTCTGGTTGGCGGCCATGTCGGGGTGAATAATCTCAAGACAGCCCATACACATCCACTTATAGTTTACCTGCGGTACAGGTACTGTTCTGAATAAGGGAACGTCAAATACGGAGTCCTCGCAGTTATCGCACTTTAACATTAGATAGGTTTTTTATTCGTAGTACCGGAACTCACCGGTAGATCCTTTGGTTTCAGAATGCAGCTCGATGATCCCTCCGCGGTTGTTACCAGTCCACTTGTTTGAGTAGTGGTAGTAGTCTAAGGTGGTCAGACTAGGTAAAATTCTCGAGGTAAACCCGTTAATCTCATTCTCAGTGATGTACGCGATCTGCTTCTTCTTATGGTAGTGGCCGGTATAGAGAGTACGATACTTGGTGTTCCCCCAGTCTTTGGCCCACTCAGTGGCAAACGTCAAAGGAGACTTCTGCACATCGAAATCACCGTGTTCAAAGGATAGGAAACTGTTACCATAGACCACCACCTTCCTCTCCGCGTACTCTATGTCCCAGATGATGTTTTTGGACTGGATACACTTCGATAACGAATAGGCTATATGCGCCTCAGTCAGGCGGCTATGGTTCCCCGGAATATAAACCACCTGTAGGGTATTACAGAACTGTTTACAGTAGTTCACAACCCAGAACATCAGGTCAAACGCCAGTTTATATGCGTCATACGCTGACATCGAGTTGTCTACTAAAGTTTTCTGTGACGTAGTGTACCCGAGAAAGGTATCCATGTTCACGAGATCTCCACCGAGTACCAGAATTATCTTATCCAGTTTGGCTGAGTGGTAGGCGCGACCTACGAGGTTCTGTACGCAGTTCTTCACTGAGGTCTCGATATCGTGGGGAACCATTGTGGACTTCCCGACGTGCACATCCTGTAAACTAAGTATGGCGCATGTTTTATCAGAGAAGTTCTTGTTGATAGTGGGTATGGGGGCTGGCTTATAACTAAACTTATATTTACTGAGGACGTCGTCTATGGCGGTAACCGGGTCAGATTTCTTCCTACCGACGTTACCGGAAATACACCAGTACCGATCTCCCTGGCGCGTCTGTTTTTCCTTGTTCCAGTAACTAACCAGTTTCCAGTTAGTTCCGGTCAGTTTTAACCTTTTTTCAATCTCTTCCGGGCTGAGGGGCTCTGACGTAAGGTGTGCGGTGAAAGCACCTGTTCCCTTCTCAATATTCTCTGAGAACTCCACTATCTTATCCTCCAGGGCTGAGATATACTCAGTGGTCTCAAGATTACCGGATATACCCCCGGTCCCGTAACCCGATAACTCAGTCCGGATAGACCTGAACTCTTCGGGGCTTACCCCGGATTTCTTAGCCAACCGGGTAGAGTTCAGCTTCTTATTTTTCGGGTCAGATAAGATCTCCCGTACTCTGTCTTTAGTAGTCATGAAGTAGTCAGTGTTTGATTACGGATTAGGAAGTTATAGATTAATAACTGGATAACCAAAATTATTTTTGGGTATCTAAAAAATAGTTACTAATTTAGTAGTACCTTACTACTCCGGGAAGTTTAGTAACTAGTGTGACCTGAAGATATTTTTATACGTTAAATCCGTAACCCGGTCTGCCTGCACACTGATTACTACTTCTTCCCGGAATAGTACAGGTCAAGACCGGGTTTTTTATGTCCCGGCGGCCCGACCAACAAATTTGCCCTAAGAAGTCGGTATTCAGGCACGCAGCAGACCATCCCCGTAAGGACGGCGCCAGGGTACACTTCTTTTAAATGGGGAGTAAGGTCTTCTAAAGACTTGTTTCCTGCTTCCCAGCCCACTCATCAGAACTAACCGGTAAGGAGAAAATACGAGTCTATCTCTCTAAGGGGGTAGGGGGATAGACTTGTTTATTCTTACCTTCATCAGGAGTGATGGTTGGTGAGGAAGTTTTGGTTATCCAGAATATATTAGTTATCTTAGATAACCTCAAAAACAGTAACATCATGTTCGACGAAAAGTGGTTAAAAGAACTCATAACCCTTGTAAAGACAACCGACGTATCCGGTCTGTCAGAAGGAGAGATAAAGTGTTTATCCCCGGAGCTCAGTCACGGCAGTTTGGGCTGGATAAGTTCAGAGGTCTTTACCGGTATAACGAGACTGGAGAGTGGTATAGCATTACACCCCCGGTACCCGGTTAAGCGGACGTGACGAGACTCGAGCCGCCTACACTTCTATTCTTCCCGGGTCGATGAGATAGGACTGAGTATGATTAAGATTATGACTAAAGAGGACCCGCTTGTTATGGGGTCTTATAAAGGTTATGATGAAGTGATGTACTACGGAAAATGCCCCTCTATTAACGAGTTAAGAATTATTATGAGACTACTTCATATACAATAACCATATGAACCATATAGAAGGAATACACGCAGATGACCTCAAACCGGAATCAGTCATCCTCAAACGCACCGTCTACGAAGAGATGATTAATCGTATCAACCTGCTAACAGACGCACTAAAGAAAGTAACAGAGGACGGTACTCACGCTTTCGTAAGACTGGAGTTTTTCGATAGACCACCGTGCGGACCATTTGGTAAGATCCGATACCAACTCCTCAGTAAAGAGGACCTAGTAAAGCTCTGTAGGAAGGAAGCTTTCCCCTTAAAGTAAAAACCCCGGTAGAGAACTACCAGGGCCGAGGCTAAGAATAAACCAATTAAAAATCCTAACCCGTTAATAGGGTGGTAAGGTTATATCCTGGGTAGAGACCAGTGTCCCGTTTGCCCAGTAGGTTTTAAAGGTGAAGGTTGAGTCTTCGTCGAGGTCTTGTGTATCTTTGGTCAGAGTAATGAACGCACTGTGCAGCCCCATAATGGACGTATCTACTGTACCTGATGTACCGATCAGATCGGCGCCATCGAATACCTTGAAGAAGGTACTACCATAAGGAGAGCCGCCCTCCCCGTACTGGGAAGAGTTTATCCAGCTCATGTAAAGTATACCCTGGGTAGCCGCGTCATTCTCGGTAACTGTAGGAGTAAACTGGTCTAAAGTAAAAGACGGGAGTTCCGCCACCGAGCCGCTCCAGGTAACCCCGGAGTTCACATCCCAGTAGGGGATCCCGTTATAAGGAGTAAGGTCTACATCATTCCATGGTATATCCCCCTCGTTCCCGTAATCCACAGAAAAACTATCTATATCAAGGTTGTCTATGGTAGGTTCGGCACATCCTACCTGGATCTGCGTCACCATATCCCCTATGGTCAGATAAACCGTATCCTCTGTCGTATCTGCCGAGAGTACTGCCCGGAACTGTTTCGCGGTAGTTACCCCGCTGCAGGTCTGGTCGAAGGAGCCGCTAATAACGACATCATAAGGTATCGGATGGACCGCCGTAAGCTCCCCCTGGTAATGAGCCCCGTCATGGGTTATCTCTATGCCCACGGGTACATAAAGGTTAGTACCGTATGGAACGCCGTCACTGGTACCTCCTGAGCAGCAGTCCGAATAAATCTTGCCCTCATAGGAGCCGGCCGCATCGAGTTCTATGGCGATAGTAGTACCTGAAGAGGTCACCGACGTATAAGACGACTCACTCTTCCTGCGATAGGTGGCTATAAACCCGCAAGCCGGGGTAGGTGAAGGGGATGAAAAGGTTATGCTAAGATCCATCTGTTATGAGTTGAAGGTCGCCGTTACTTCTATCGGGTCAGGGCAGGTAGCCACAGCCTCGGTAGCAAAGGCGTAAGAATATGGTTTTATGATCTCTGAGGCTATGACGTTCACCACCAGCGTATAGTTAGTAGACGCATCCAGTCCGGTAAATACGTGTTCGATCTCATCCCCGGGCGAACTCACCGTATAGGTGTCCACGACAGTCTGCGGTGAAGCAGCTTCGTAGATGTCCAGCCTGTAAGAGGTGATACTGCCTTCCGGTTTTTCGAACTGTATCCCGACCGCCTCGTTGGTAGGGGTCAGGTGTACGGTGGGTTCTGCAAGATAGGCGCTCCTGAGTGTCAGGGAGTAGGGGTTATTACCGTCTATGTTCTGCAGGCGGAACTCGTAAATGTAATTATCTTCCAGGTCTTCTACCGTTACCTCTTCTGAGTCAGCGGCTGCCAGCCCGTGGTTGGTCCACGCGGTATCACCCGCCTGGCGGTAGTAAACATTTATCCCGGATGAGCCGAGTTGGTTTTCAAGTTGTATTCCTATATCAAAAGAGGCCATCGTTACGGATTAGGGGTTATATAGAGTATGACAGGAACGGTACCTGTAAGCACACCGCCGGAACAAGCCGATACCAGCTGACAGAAGAGGGTAGAGAGAGCCGGCGTATTGGCTACCGTATAGAACCAGTTGTTGATGGCGTTAAACGAGGTAGGACAGTAGTTGTTCAGCTTCTTCATGATCTCTGTCAGGCTGTCCCCGGACTCAAAACCGTAACACCCGCCGTCTGTCGTGATCGTGTTGACGTTGGTCTCGCAGTACTTGATACAGTCCGTACACATGGCATCCTCACACTCCTTGGTGGAGCAGTTGATGTCTGTTGGGGTTATGTCAAAACCATCGGGGCAGTTACAGTCAGGACAGCCGCAGTTGGGTGGTATAAAGGAACAATTACAGCTCATCTTAATCAGTTATTACGGTTGTCTTCGTACAGTCTACCGGATCTGCTCCCGTATACTGGACCTGAACGCCTATCTTGTAGGTGGTGGCCGTCGTGAGGTTATTGAAAGTCTTGGTGAACGCAGATGACGGGTTGGCCTCTTCCTGGGTCTCTATAACGGTAGTTCCGTTAGATTCGTAGATTGTCACCGAGTAAACCACGTTATCCGTTAAGTAAGGGGTGTAGGTAATCGCTACCGAGGTGGTCGATGGGTTAACCAGCGCTATCCCCGGGCAGACCGGCGTGTTGTTGGTGATCGTCTTTATGACCACCTTACTGCAGGTTATCGTACCGTTGGTAAGGTTAGTGGTCAGTGTTACCGTATAGTCATCCGCGAAGTAAAGGTTGGAAGCGCTGAGGTCGAATACTACAGGATCGCTGCCTGACGCACCATCTACTACGTCTATAGAATTAGTGTAAATATTACCCAGTGAGTCCATGACGCTGACGGTAGATCCCGAGTTAACATCGGTAAATCCTGCAGGTATGGAACACCAGCCGGCCAGGTAGATGTTAAGTGTCTGACCGTTATCCACGATACTGCCGGCGAAGTTGATACCTACGTTAGCGCAGGTAACAGCAGACTGGGCCAGCGCCTGGTCGAGGCCGGTCCTGATGTCTCCTATGGTCAGCCAGATGTTCTTTAGCGTATCCGCCACATACTGGGGGCTGGTCACCCACCCGGTTATACCGCCGAGCGTACCGCCAGCATACGCAGCGTCATTATTCTGTACAGGCTGAATAGATACCGCGCCGTTCAGGTTGTTATCCGTCCCGGTAACGTCACGGAAGCTACAATACTGTTCGATAAACGAGGTCAGCAGGGTGTCGATCGCCTCTACCTGGTCCCCGTTGATACATCCGCCGTTTATGGTCGGGGTGGTATATTCATCCGGGATATCCTGGTCTTCGAGTTCCGTTATCCTGTTCTCGTGGTCTGTTATAGTGGCAGATGAGGTGTCAGTAGTCTTTTTGAGAGCGGCCGCTACCTTACCGAGCAGTATGATATAGTCCAGCGGGAGTAACCGTTGAACCAGGTCGCCGTTATCATCCGTATACCGGAGATCCTTGGCTACTACGAGGTCTTTGTTTTCTATGAATCCTGCCATTATGCTAAGTTGAATCTGACACCACCGAGGTCTATCTCCAGCCTCATCGGGTTGTACCCGGACTGGTTAACGAAGGTGTAGTTTAAGTATAAAGTACCTGACGGGTGATCTATGTAGACCTGGGCCCTCATCGGGATAACATCCCTGTTGTTGGGGAACATATCCACGGTGGTTAGTACCGCCTGGTTGTGCTTCCAGTTAGCAGGAAAGCAGCTCACCGGCAGGTTGACCAGCGGGATGTCAACATACAGCTTATCTGCCGAGGTCACGAAGTTCAGTACCAACCCACCCCTGAGCAGGAGGTCTCCCTCCTTGGTCCATTTATAGGATGGGTTACCGGTATTACCGACCCCGAACGTACCTATGGTCCAGCTGTAACCAGCCCCGCTGCCACTGGTAGAAATACTCGTATGGAACGGAACCCAAGTACCTGTATAGCACTCCGCGTTATCCGGGCACTTGAAGGCAGCCTGGAGTATTTCTGTCAGGGAAGCGTCGTCACATACATTAAAACACAGATCAGCGCCAGACCACTTAATGCAGTCGGTACTGATGGGGGCATCACATCTTTGGGACTTACTCCCGGTTCTAACAGGTTTCACAGCAGGGGTTTATTTCGGGGTAAATAGGACAGGTAGCAGCAGTAGCTATGCGGGTTACCCGGTGCAGGAGGTCATTTTTTAACTGGGGCCCGTGACTGAGTTCACAAAGGTTGTCCCCGCAGTCCTGTAATGCCTGCCAGTCGTGTATCCAGAGGTTATACCAGACCATCTCTTTACTGAGATCGGGACAGGAGTTATCTATTCCCCAGCCCTCCTTCATATATATTTTATAGAAGCAGGTACTGAAGTCTTTGATAATACTGTCCTTATGGTCGGTGTATCTGGTCAAGGTTGCTTAGGGGGAGGGGTCTGGATCTTCTTTTTGTCTATGTCTACACAGGACGGGCAGCACTTTTTACTGTCAGACGGCCTGGGTTTGAACACACAACTACATCCGGCCGGTCGAAGGCAACAGGGGCATACAGCCATATGATAGGTTTTGGTTTTAACAGGTAGCGCAGCTGAACTTCGATAGCCTTTTGATAGCATACCTCAAAAGGTCCATTCCCTCGTCGGGTACATTTTCCTCTTCCACCTTAAAGTGTGCAGCCTGCACAAAAGAATCTATCAGCTGCATCTCGCGGATCTTAGCCTCTGTCTCGGCGTCCGGAGCACATCCTTTAGGTATGCCGCACATAACCTTGGCGTAACGGTGGTAGAACTTAACAGTACGCAGGACACGGTACTCCACATAGACCTTGTCGTTGGGGCTTACGGAATACCTGATGTTGTAGATACCATCCGGAAGATCCGGACAACTGTCATCACAGGGAGTTGACGGAGGGGCCACGGTAGGATTATAAGGCGTACCTAGAATACCCATACTGCAGGCGTTAAGTACCAGGTCGAAATCCCTGTCTACCGTAAGGACACCCGGGGAAGAATAACCCGGAGGGGTGATCTCCAGGGTAGCGCAGCTCACCCCTATAAGACTGCTGTAAACAGAAGAGTCCTTAATCCTGAATATACCTTTGTTGGCTGTTTCCGGAAAATCGAGGGAGAGTATGTGACGAGCTGCCATTCCTAATAAAAATATACGCAAAAAAGAAGACTCTTCCAAAATAAAAACTCCCAGGACGAACCCGGGAGTAGTTTGGAACAAGAGTAGAGAGGAAAAATTATGTGTAGGACTCGAGTGTCACATTTGAACCGGCCGCTGTCAAACAAGCTGCGAACAGGTTAGTGAACGTCGAGGTATTCGTACCGGTCGGTACATAGATAACCAGTTCGTACTGGTCGCGATCCTGTACGGAGGTAGGATTTGCGTTCCTGTGGTCTGTATTATACAGGATGTGGATCTCGTCATAGTAAGAAGTACGGCTCACATTTGGAAGTGTGACGTCATCCTCGGTTTCCCTCATACGGAACAGGTCGATGTCCTGGCCGTCAGGAAAGTTCTCATTCTGGTAACGCTGGCTGAGTATCCAGTCGCGCAGAACGGTCTCACCGATACCTGAACCCTGGCGGGCAGCTGTCTTTACTGTGAACAGGTTACCTGTAGAGGTGTTGATCGTAGTAGTAACCTGGCACGGGTTAGAGTCTTCACCGTCATCCATACGCAGGGAAGCGAGGATAGACAGCGGCTCCAGTTCGTAGTGATCGGTAGTCGTGAACGTATTGTTCGAGAATGATGTGTTACTGTCAGCAGCAGTGATCTCAAGACCCGCCACTACAGTACCGTCACCGGTATCTACGTAGGCCGTATCAGACGAATCCAGGGACTCATCATAAGCCGAGAACACTTCTGTAGCGGTACCTGAGTCATTCCAGTATACCTTCGCGGTAACCAGTTTGCTCAACCACGGATGTTTAGTAATCTCATCTTTGAACTGCAAGAGTACGGTTACCGGGTCAACCAATGGAGACGTACAGCCTGAGTTACAGTCTGTAGGGCAGCAGCCGGTATAGGCATCCAGGTCGTAGTATGCGTTGCGGCCGAGGAACCTCATAACAGGAGAACCCTTCAGGTCCAGGCGTAGACGGTAAGTTTTACCGCATTCGAACGTAGGGCCTACTTCAGAACCACCCACCAGGTTCCAGCCAACCGCCACCACCTGCTTAACAGGAGTTACAGCAGCCTTCTTCCAGAAGCGCGTAACGCTCTTCAGGGGAATAGGTTGAGATTTAGTTGTCATCTTCAAACCCCCGATAAATTCGGTGATCTGGTCGATGGTGTGCCAGCTACCACCTACTACGCTTACGTCGGAAGTAGTAGACGCACTGGTAGAAGTTCCGTAGATACCTGTGTTAGCTACAGGGAAGATACCGATCTGGCCGGCTGTCATAGAGCTGGTCGTTACGCCTGAGTTAACCAGGGCGATATTACCGCCTGAAGCAGCGGCCATGTAGACCTTACGAAATGCGTAAGTAGGGTAAGACATATTAAGGGTTTAGGGTGTTTAAGGGTTACTAATAATAAACTAAGTAAAAAACTCTGGTTATCCAAATTATTTTTCCTGAGTACCTAATTTTTTTACATCATCCGGTAACTCCTTCTTGAAGAAGAGCTGCAGCAGGAACCCTATTACAGGAACACCTATACCGGTGGCCGTATTGATGATGGTCTGCACCTTTGCGGGGAGCAGCAGGAGAAAACCCGGGAAGGTGGTTACCGTGTAGAGATAGGCTCCGGCGACGGAGATCAGGAACCCGGTAAGAATCTGGGCCCATTTAGGGGTTTGCGCGAACAGTTTACCGAATCCGTTCTTTTTGTTGAAGTTCTTCATAGTGGTGGTGTTTAGACCGCTGACCCTATTGCCAGCAGGTATTCCTGTATTCTTCTGTAAATAATATCGTGGTTAAAAGTACCGTTACCCGCCCAGGCAGCCGCCATCTGCTTAGTAGTCCCGATACCGGATACCGGAGCGAAACCAATAATGATGTTACCCCGGCTGGTACCTGTAAAACCGGTGGGCACCTTTCTGTCTGTATAAAGCAGGGAGCCGTTCCAGTAACATTCCTGTACTACGTTGTTCTGCCGGCGGACGCTGTACATACCCAGGGAGGAGGTTATCCCGTTCGTAGGGCCGGTAGTCGGGAACTGGTTAGCGCCGAATGCGCTGTAATCAAACCCGTTCGTAGATGACCGCACCCGAATAAACAGCGGGCCCAGATGACTGGCGTCACAGCAGCTCATCTCGCAGGTATTACCCCCCGCCTGGTCAGTTCTGAGATAAATCCCCGCTGAATTACTGTTAGGTTGGTAATTACCCGACTGCAGGACCGGGTTAAAGTTGGAATCAATATAATTAGTACCGGATACCCTGGCAAACCCCTGGTCTACGGTGAACGGCATAGTACCGGAAGTAATGGTTTGTACCGGGTTATACAGATCCTGCGCCCAGTTCAACAGCGCATTGGCCTGAGAACTCTGTGCGAAGATGTACAGGAAGTCCAGCACCTCGTTCAGGCGGCGTACCCCAAGGTCCGCCCGGAGCCCTGTAATCAGGTTACTTATCAACAGCTCTCTTCCCGGGGGCAGGTTGGACATCCTGTTCAGCAGCACATCTACGTCTTGATCCCCCGGGGGCAGCCCTTTTATACAGGGGTTATTCCCCCTGGGTGGTTTACCCTGAGGTACGCCCCGGATACTGCGCGGGGCGATACCGTTGATAGATTTATTCATCTGCCAGCTCCGCCTCGTAGACTGCTTTCTCTTCTGTCAGCTTGTCGGTCAAGACCTCTATAACCTCATCATACAGGCCGCTCCCGGCATTAACCGTTACCGTTTTATCTGCGTAAGACACGGATATGCGTAACCGCCCGTAAGGTGTAGAGAGCGCGTCAATAGACGCAGAGAGATTGGTTATCTTATCTTCTAATTCCTGACTCATGGTTTATAATGTTTTATAGGTCACCTCCTGAGATAATAAAGTCCATCTGGTCCTGAACCCCCGCGTATATGGATATGGTACATCCCACCAGCTGCCCGGAAGCCAGTACCTCGCCCCCGGCTATCGTGATGGTCGTCGTAGCGCCAATGGCTGTATTAGAAGCTGTAACCGTGGCCAGGGCCACCTCTTTATAGAGCCGGTAGTTGGTACCGGAAGTATCGGAGATGAATATCCGCACCACCATACCGGATGAGGCTGCCGCAGTAGCCTGGGCAGATGTTACTGTTATTTTATCTATCCTGGACCCGGAAGACCCCGCGGTAAAACCCGTGGCTACGACCCCACTGCCATCCCTGGCTGTGTTGGCTGCAGCGAGACGGGCGAACCCCATCTTGGGTGTACCTACGAAAGAAGGGTTACTTGCCATAAAAAATCTTTAGAATACCCCGGGGTTATAACCGGAGGCGAATAAGGTGTTTCTCGTACTTGTTACCGTGGCATTGGCGCTCCAGGCGTTCTGGCCAAAGTTAGCCGTACCTGCTCCCGAACCGCCGTCGCTACAGCAGGCGGGATACCAGGTACCCGGGGCTATACCGGTGACCGTATATTTCAGCAGGCCATTGATGTAGAACGCCAGGGTGTGCGCGTCCGCGTCGAAAGCCAGACTGCATAACTGGCCCGTAGCTGGCGCGGTACATCCCGTACCAAGAACCGACCCCCCACTGGGGCCTACAAAACAGTTGGCAGGGTTACCCCTATAACCGTAAGCCAATCCTACCGAGGCGTCCTGGGCTCCTAGCTGGTCCAGATTAGCCGAAGACGGAAGGTAGTTGGCGATACCAATCTTGGTGATGTTGCTGCTCACAAAATCAAGGTATACCTCCCAGTACCACTTCCCCGTATTTTTACCCAGAGTGGCAATACCGGTACCTGTACGGGTATTTATCCCGGAACTCTCAAACTTGAGGTTACTGTTTTTTAGCGTGATCCAGCTTGATTTATAGACAGGACTCCAGGTAGCATAGGTAGTGCCTGCGGAGGGGAAAGAAGATAATATACCGGGGCTTATGTACATGATTACGCCGCTATAAGGTTCCCGAATAATATCCACTCATCTGTACCAATCTTTTCCAGCGTAAGGCCGACGTACTTACCGGCAGCTTTCAGTTTATCACCGTAGGAGCGTATGGTCACACCCAAGCCAGGGGCTATAGTAAGAGCGCCTTCTCCCATCTGGATGGCGTTAATTTTAGAGCCGATCGGGAAGGCCACCGAGCTGTTCGGAGGAACCGTACCCACTATTGCCGTAGACTTGTTGAACTTAACGCTCCTGTTACGGTTCGTGAGGGCGAACGTGTGGTCAGACGTCACTTCAATTGAGGCGATGTCGTCTACGTCCGTGGCCGAGATAGTCGGTGATGATATAAGACCGAGGTTCGCCAGTGCCGTCTTTATGTTACCGGACGGGCGGGCTATCGGGGTAGCGTCCCAGAATCCGAGTTTATTCGAAGTGGCCCCGCCTATGGTGAACCCTTCCCCGTTCTCTGATTCGATGACATAACCGTCGGATATATAAAGTCCCCTCAGGACCGGTCCCAGATTGAATACAACCAAAGCTGTATTATCCGCGGCACCTGTGGCGTCCGATAGCAATACCCTGAGTTGGTTGGATGTACTCTGGTTGGTGAACACCCCGAAAGTATCCGTATTACGGACGAGGGTAGTAGCGTTCAGGGTAAATTGCACAAACACAATCTCGTCTGTACCCACCGTAATTACGTTAGTAAGCAGTAACCAGGATGTCTCCTTATTTCCACCTACAGTCCCATAAAGGACAGGGATGGCCCCTGAATCATCCATCTCGGCAGGCTCGTCAAAATCGGTAGCGCGGATAAGCCGCCACGGAGTACCGACGGACCCGGTATCATCGACCGTGTACACTCCGTTATGGACCGGGTTCGTCTGGTTTTTTATCAGCACCCTCTTGGTCTCTTCTACCTCTATCGTATCTAATACTAGTACACCGTTTGAGTTAGCGGTAAGTGTGGCCCCCACACCGGCGGTACCGTTACTATAGGTCGCGTCCAAGTGCGCAGTAGAGGCCGCGTGGACCGCTACGGCCGGGTTGATAGCAGCCAGTGCATTATCTATGGCTGTCTGGACAGCTTGTGTAGTCGGGTAGAGTGTGTTGTTAAGCGTCCCGAGGCTGGTAACCTTGTTAGCCGCTTCCTCGTAACCTTCCAGATCCGGTTTGTTCAGAATACCCGCCGGCGCCCCTTCTGCTGCGTCCCAGTCAGGTTTAACGTGCGCGGACCCCCCCTGGATCGCGTTGACCCTCCCCTTGAGTTGTTTAATGTCCTCGGTATTCTGTTTTATCTGCTTAATATCGTTCATTAGGAGAAGTTGTTGTAGAGATATAGTTTTTCCCCATTACTCATCCCGGGAGTACTCTGGGAAGCGCTGGTTATTCTACCCTTGGCGTCCACTGTGATAGAAGGTATTTGGGAGGAAGAGCCGTAGGTTCCCGCTGATACCCCGGACGTAGCCAGGGTAGGGTTGGGGTAAGTCCCGGTAATATCTCCGCCGGCAGAACCAGATGGGGCCGCTGTGACCGTTATATCGGCTGTGCCGTTAAAGGCTACCCCATTGATGTTACGCGGAGTCTGAAGCGCGGTGGCTGTACCGGCATTCCCCGTTACCGAGGTCTGGTCACCTGAGTTGGTACCCGAGGTGTTGGAAATGACAGTCAGCTGGGCGTCAGTGACATATCGTTTATTGGCACTATCCGCTATATCCGCAGTAGTGGCATCTGCTCCAGCTGTGACCAACCCCTTACTGTCGTAGGTTATCTTGGTCTTGGTAGCACCTGTTATAGCCGCGTTACCGGCCACAAAAGACGGAGCGAAATTTTCCCACTTACTTGTTGAAACATTATACTTGATCAGATCACCGTTCGCCAGCAATCCCAGGTCAACATCTGTAAGCGTAGAAAGGGAACCTCCCCCGCCACTACCCGAACCGCCTACCATCTCCCAGGTAGAGCCGTTATAGTAAATGAAGGTAAGGGCTATCCACGATTTATCCCCTGAACCGAGGTCCCGGTTATTTATATAACCACCCGCCGGCAGGGGATCGTGGTAGACAATATAAGCATCCCCGCTCGTACCGGTACCATCAGCTAAAGCGGGGGTGTTTGTTACGCTGTTCCAATTTCCTTTATTGACGAGTAGCATTAGGTGTTACGTTCGGCGTTGATCTTACCCCGCTGGAACTGGGAATTATCATCCAAGTCCCCTCCGAGGATAGAGGCCGCTTCGTCAATAATAAGTTCGACGATTTCGTCCTTGAACTCGCAGGTTACGTCAGCAGCGGCCAGTACCCCGGTCTCGGGGTCGGTAGAACCGTTAAATACTATATTCCGGGGTTTACGGTAGTAGGACACCAGCGGCTCGGTTATATCAAACTCACCGTTGGTATAGATTCTTATTTTATCCCCAAAAAGCGTATAGAAGGTAGTCCGCCAACTGTAGGAAGGTTTTCTGCCGTCATCCATTAGATTGATATCCACGTCGGACTCCTCTCCCTGGAACAGAATAAGGGGACGCGGGCAACAGCAGCCTTTACCGGCCTTAGCCGACACCCGGGCGAAAACGAGGTAGTCATCCGGAAAGGTCGTAGATTCGAAGTAGATACTCTTCTTTACGAAGGGGGCGGTCCACTCTTTCAGTAGCTGCTGGAGGTCTGCCTGTGCACCGGAGGTTTCTTCCCTGCCGGTCCTGGTCTGGTTATATCCTCTCAGCTGTCTCCTGACCCATTCCCGCTGCGCCTTGTTGAAGGCTTCCGCTATCTGCCAGTTAGGTATATTGTCCAGATCATCCGAGTCAAGTTTATTGAGACGGTTTTTGATCTTGAGTCGTACTAACTGGTTATTCAAGGGTTATCGGATTATTGGTTGAGGTAGTAGTCACACTCCTTCTGGAGCTTCTTGAAGATGTCTTCGTGAACCGGGTTTTTCAGGAACAGGAACACTTCTTCTTCATTACGACCGAGTACGGTACCTTCCTTCATGAAGTAGATGAAACCGTCGTTCTTGGCGTCGATGAACTTATAGGCCTTGGCCACCTTAATGAGACCGCGGATAATAAGTTCTTCCATCGTGAGCTTACAGGCTTCCACGAACTGTTCAGCAGCCCTTTTCTTATTCTTCTCCCATAGTTCCCCTTCTATGAAGCGGTCCATGTTGGTATAGGTGATGCTTACAGGGGTAGACTTCTTGTACTGGGTAGGGTCTACGTCGATATAACGCGCCACCAGGATAAGCATATCCGGGTTCTCGTCACGCATATCCTCCAGCTTGGTCTTGGCCCTGTTCTTGATGCGGCGGTTCTCCTCGGTAGAAGCTGAGGTAGTCTCCAGTACGTCGAGGTACCAGCGGTATTTACGTGGGTTCTTCTGGGCAATCTCCAGGGACGGGGCTATATTATTATAACTACCGGCCTCGATCGCGTGTTTCAGTATACGGTCATAAGGATCGGCTACGTCGATGTACCTTACCTTATTAGATAACCAGATGGTGAAGCGTTCACCGTCAAAGAACTTGACATTATGTGGGTTAAGTTTAGACTCCTCCCAGAATTTTGGAGATTTAGGCTCAGGGGCCATACCGAAGATCATCTTCTCGATCTCGTGAACTTCTTTACGGATCTCGGCTATTTTAGCCTTCTTTTTATCTTCAGGGAGCTCCTGTACTGCACGGTCATATTCATCCAGGCCAGTGACAGCCTTGGCCACCCCGTTCTCCTCCTTTATCCAGATGGGCTCAGGGACGGCGCCGCCTTCCATTAGTACTTGTCCGTGGTTCTGTAAACCCATATTTTCCACGGTAGGATCGAAATTGGGTTGGATAGCGATCTTGGTCCTGGTGTTTGTTCCTTTAAGGTGCTGCATTGGTTTATGTTGGTTTTTGGTTTTCTTCTGGTTCGAGGAGCCCGTCTACGTCGATATACGCTACCGTCTTTTCTACACCATCCTCCCCTTTGAAGGTGGCTACGTTCACGTCGGATAACCGGTCTATGGAGAGGAAGAGTATATCGTCCCCGTCAAGGGTCGGTATGGTCACTTCTACATCCCCGTTACCATGTACCTCAAGCAGGTTCTCCAGGTGGCAGATGAGCTGGTTTAGTTTGACCATCGTTCGATCAGTTTTATGAGGCCGGACAGCAGGATGATAAAGAGTAGTATTAGACCGGCCATAGGTTAGAGGGCTCTCTATAATAATATACTCAAAAAACAGGAGAATAAAAAATCCGGCAAACTCACAGGGAATCTGCCGGATTATAGGGGTTAAGTTTAGTGAAAAACCCGGTTACAGGGATGAGCCGTTTACAGGATTTTTCATGACGATTTTTAATAATTTAGAACTATCTTTAACCCATATGGATTTATGGCGCTGCTTCATGTACACCTTATAACCTGAGAACAGGCCGTTAGACTGGAAGCCTGACGTAGATCCCATGTAGTCGGTATCACCGTTCTGGTAGAACCACTTCAACTGGTGCTCGGGGTGCTGGATCAGCTGGATGTTACCGTCTTCCTGGTCAGTTACGTCGTTGATCAGGAAGCTGTAAGAACTCAGCGGGAAACCGTCTATGATCGGGTTCTCGATATCGTTGTTGTGTACGTTATCGAAGGCCGGAGACAGTTCGAAGTAGCAGGTAGCCACGAACGGTATCTTGATCGAATCGAACGCGAAACCGTACTGGAGGTTCATAGAACCGCGGCTGGCGTTGATAGCGCCGATCTCGGTAGCGTTGATCACGAAACCTGAGTTAACACCTGCGTTTTTAACCGCTTCGTTAACGAGCTTCATACCACCCATGCCGGTCTTGATCTTCAGGATACGGCCTGATTCAGGTCCTTCCCATTCAACTTTACCGTTGAAATAGTTGAAGATCTCTGTCTTGAACAGATCCAGAGTGAATGTACCCTTATTGTAGATACGCTTGTAGTTGTTGTCCAACTGTTTCCACAGGCCTACAGACAGGCGGATGTCGCCGGCGCCGTCAGGGTTCTGTATCTTACCGCCCTTACCCCACATACACTGGGTCTCGATGTCGCGCGCGATCTTTGACAGACACACACCTTCCATCTTGGTAAGGAATGTACGGGAGAGTGTACCGTTAGCTTTTGCCTTCTTCACCCACTCAGCGCCCATGGTTTTAACCAGTGAGTCGATGTTGGCAATAGAAGGATCTATTTTCGGATCGTAGCATCTCCACAGTTCAGTAACCGGGATAGTACCGTTGGCGTTGATGTAACCTTTAGCGATCGCGTCAGCCTGGGAAGTGAAGCCCAGTGACTGAGAAGCCCACGCCTGGCCTACGAAATTGTAGTACTCACGGTTACCGCCGGATATCTCGCCCATGTCGTTGTACTTCTGGTCGTACTCACCCATGGCCGAACCGACAGAGAACCACTTGGTACCTGATGCCAGGTATGTGTTATCGAGGTAGTCTGATTGAGAGTTACTCAGCATCTTAACGGTATAGATGTAGCTATCCCCGGTGCGGATGATAGGGTCGTGTGTTACCACGCATTCCTTACCGTTATATTTATCGTAGGTGATGATCTCACCGTGGCCCCAAGCACGCTTGTTTACCTGGATCTGGAACGGAAGGCCGTCAGCGCCCTTTGTGGTAACCGAGCTCATTGGGTCGCCGGTGATATAAGGAAGGTCCGTTACTACCGGAGTGCTCCACTTGAACCTACCCTGCAGGTCAGTGATCTGGCGGGTATTCTTACCGCCGAACGCGGCCATAGAGTAAATAGGAGCCTCCACCTTCTGCTTCATAACCCAGAAGTCTACTGGACCGAAATCATCGGGTGAGGTGTTTTTCAGCATCTGGGCCATGTGCTGGCTGTCCAGGTGAGAACCGAAGTTTTTGATCACGGTGTCACGTAAAAAGATGCCATTTGAGTTTAAAGACGGCGTCGCCATATAGGTCTTGAGGGTTTAGGTTAGGGTTTGTAGTTAATAGGGTTATTTATCGTTCGAAAAAGTTCCGCTCAGGTCGTTGTATCTTGGATTTACCGGTGGACTTCGAAGTATTATCGTCCGTCCTTATCACCGGGAGGGAAGATCCTGATTTACCTTGTGTGGTCTTCAGTCTCCGGACATGATCTTCGGTGGCTTTATTCTTACCCCTCTGTTCAATGGCCTCCATGAAGCGTTCCCGGTCTTTAAGTAAGAAGAGTGCTTCCGCTATCCTTGAGTAGTCAGCCTCGGGGCCGAACTGGTATTTTTCTATCAGGTGGGCGAACTCGTTGGTTGGTTGCCCGGAAAGGGATTGGTAGTTCAGTTGGGTAAGGCCAGTGAACAGTTCATTCTGGTCTTTTGTGGTCAGCTTCAACCCGTTCAGTTCGCCTGGTTTGAGGGCGTCGTGTACGTTTTTGACGTAAGCCTGGGCTGCCGCCTGACGCTGCCTGTTGGCCTCTTCCTGCTGGGCGAGTTTGGCCTGAACGACCTCCTCCTGCATCTTATCCAGCTTAGGTTTGAAGTTCTTGGCCTTATCCTCGATCTTACCGAGGTCTTTTAGTTCACCGATCTCGGCCTCGATCTCTTCGGATGTACCGAACTCCTTGGCCTGGAGATAAGAGCGTACTATGTGTACCTGGTCCTCTTCTTTTTCAGGGTCGAGGTTATTCATCTTCTGTACCTGTCCGAGGACGCTGAAAATACCTTCGATATCAGAACCTCCTTCGAGGGCGTATTTTACGGCTACTTTCAGTTTTTCGGGGAGTACTTCAAAGAGCTGCTGGGGGGCCTCCTGGCGTATTTTGTTCTCTACCGCCCTTAGATTCTCGTCTACAAGTTCTTCAAGGTCCTTCTCCGGCTGGCGGTTGAGGTATTCCTCTACTGTCTCCTTAGACTCGTCGTAATCGTCGAACGCGAAGAACGCGCCGGACTCGATCTTTTTATTCAGGAGCTTTACCAGGGCTGATTTATCTGTCTTGGCGCGGCCGGGTTTTTTCTCCTCGGCGTCTTCTTCAGTTACCTCTTCGTCGAGGACTGATAGATCAACCGGTTCATCAGTCTTAGTAGCAGGATCAGGAGTTTTGTGTTCTTCTTCAACCGGCTCATCTAATACGGATGTGTGGTCTTCCTGTTTAAAGAATTTTGTATCTATTTTCTCCGCCGGAATGACCATCTCAGGGGTCGTCCCGAGGTTATCCCAATCGTCAAGATTGATATCTACCTCGTTAGTAGTTACTTCAGCCATAAGGTTTGTTGGTTTTAGACGGGGTGGGTATGAGAAACCCGGGAAAGAGAACTTCCCGTCACTAATAATAAACTAAGGATAATCTTTTAGATATCCAAAAAACTTTTTCGGTAATTATTTTTTCTTGGCGTCCTTCTGCTTCTTCAGGGCTGCCTCCTTAACCCGGTGCTGGACGAGCTCCTCCCGTGTACGGGCATTTTCTGCATCAACCTTCTGACGCTGTATGTCCAGCTTCTGACGTTCGAGGTCGGTCTTAGTGAGGTGCTGTATCTTCTTAAAGTTCATCTCCTCCTGGAAGTTGGACTGGGCCTGTATGCTGTCCAGTTCCTCCTGGTAGGCGTCCACTCCGGCCTGCGGGTCCTCGGCATCAGCCGCTCTTGACGCAGCCTGTATCCGGGCTATCAGTACATCTTTGAGCCGCTCTTTTTCGGATTCTGCGTCACTGTGATCCCACTCCATCTGTTTCAGCCTCATCTCCTGCTCCAGCTCCGCCTCGTGCTGCCTCTTCTGCTCTTCCAATTGGGCCCGTTGGTTCTGCTCCATCTTCATTTCTATCTCGTGAACTACCTTATCGAGTTCCGCGAGGTTATCAGCCTTCAGCACCTTGGCGAACGCTATACCTGTACCGGTGGTATTATCGTTCATCATCTTCTGCTTTACCTGTGCGAGTACCTGGCGGGCGTTGATCTCGGTAACACCCATGACGTTGATATCCCGGAGGAGCAGTTTTGTACCGTCTATACGGAAGGTCTCCCTCATATTATTATCCGTCACATACTGAAGGGTGACAGAAGGGTTGGTGGAGTTATAATACTGTGCGAGTTCCGTCCTCATCTGGTGAACACGGGGCATCAGGTGGTCGCAGTGCTGGGTGAAATACATCTCCGTCTGATCGTAGGAACGGTTAAGCGCTTCCTCGAACCCTTTGGCAGACTGTTCCTGGGCTATAGGTTGTCCCAGTCGCTGGGCGTTGAATCCGATAGATTCGAACGCGGCCTTCTTCAGATACTCTGCCTGCTGTATCAACCCGAGTATCCGGTTGGTTTGTGACAGGTCGGCTACGTGGGTCTGGTTGAACTGGCCGGTACCCTGGATGTTCTTGGTGGAGTGGTCCAGTACGGCTACGTTATACTGCCGCATGGTGGTCACGAAGTTGTTGAAGTCCCAATCCTCACCCATGGAGTGTTTAGGGATGGTGTTCTGGTCGATGATAAGAACCGACCCCATCTCGTCTATCCGGATGTCGTCTATCTTATTGTGGACCATATTGAACCCTATCTGGTAAGGAAGCAGCCTTCCCACCATAGGTACGGAGATCGTATGCCTGTCGGAGAATACCGCGCCCTCCACAGGGAGCTTTACTCCCCAGATATTATCGTCACCCTTGAATTGGAACGGCAGCCTTCCCGGTTTACCCCCGTTGAGACCGAGGTATATCGGTTCAAACCCATCCGGGTTATTCATCCCGAACCAGCTCGGCCGGTTGGGGCCTACTTTATAACCGCCCCAGACCTCGTTGGCCCAGAACCAGTCTATATGCTCTCCGAAAACGAGGTTGCGCTTGGTCTTCTCTTTATATACGGTTGTGTCGTAGATGGGTTTATCCACGACTTTGTAGGTCTCGTCTATGATGGTCTTGATGGGAACCGGTGAACCGGGAACTATCTTGGTAAGCTCACCAAACTTACGCTGCGTCTTCCAGTAGACCGTAGATACCCTGATGTAGGTGTTCTGGCGGTCATTGGTCTGCAGGTCCTCTGAGTTCAGTAGGGTTTCCAGTACGACGTCCCCGTGGTTATTCATGAACTCATGCCGGCTCATGTACTGGCGCATACCGAGACTCGGCCCCTGTGTATTCCACTCGTAGGACTGGGTGTTATCGTAGTAGGAACCGTCGTTCGGCATGTCCAGGGTGTACATAGCCGCCCTTACAGGGTGCATCTGTTCCAGGGACTCCATCTGCTCGGCGGTCATCAGCCATCCCAGTTTGTCTATGACGTCGGGAACCGTCATCACGTCATAGTTGACTATCCAGCTGGCGTTACTCATCCAGCGTTCCCCCGGTGATTTATGGTAGGCAGTAAGCAGCGTACTCCAGAGTTCCGGCTCGTAGTCGTCTTCCTTCATCCGGAAGTGCCAGAACTCGCGGTCTGTAGCCAGGTTGTCAATGAATGCCATATCCTCCAGCTCATTCATGTGGAAGCGCTTATCGTCTACCGCCTGCTGCTTCTGGGCCCACTCCGCGTAGATATCCCGGTAGGACGTCCTGTAGAACTCCTGTAGTTCCGGTAACTGTTTCAGTACATCCGGCTGCAGCTGTTTCTGAACCTCGGGATCACCGAAGTCAGCGCCAGAAGACCGGAGTCTCTTCACCATCCGGAACTCTGCGTCAGCGATAAGGATCTCCTCGAGTTTACTCTTTTTGTCCTGCTCCAGTTCGCTGAGGCTCTGCTCGTCGGTGGTATAGTAAATAAGTTTGGACCGCCTCTTACTGAACTCAGTACGGAAGCAGTCTATTATAGTAGGGATGATGGGGTAGAACCTAAGCTCCATCCCGGTCTGCGTATCCTCGGACAACAGATCGACCATATCACTCATCTCGTTATCTTCGGTGGGGATGTAGTCGGTGCGGTCGATGATACCCTTGGCCGCCTTATAATACTTCAGGAGTTTAGGGGCAGTCGTTCTCAGCTGGCGGATACCCTGCCACTCGATAAAGTCGAGTACGTTAGCAGCCCACAGGTCATCCTTCTGGTCGGCCGGCAGCATCTGGTAAGGCTGGGTCAGACTCCCGAAAGAAGAGGGTTTTTTAACTTTCGCACCGTTCTTTAGGTCCGAAGATGAATACACACTTTTGGGCATAGAGGTTAGTTCTCTGAGAACTCAGATGGGGTTGTAGAGGTAGTGAAGAACGTACCGGGACCGAATGTGGTAGTAGGGTAATCCGGGAATACCGGAGCAGTAGTGTATGGTAGCGTAAGAGTTGACGGGACAAACTGTACGGATACAGTGTCTATCTCCTTAACCAACTCGATCAGCTCTTCCATCGTTATGTGGTTCTCACGAAATAACCTATCGAGGATCTCGGTTTTCTTCTGGTTCATAAACTGATGGGGTTTATCGGTAGTGGTTGAAGGGCTGTTTTTTAAACTTACCCGGTTTACGTCCGATGTTGGAAAAGGGACTCCTAGATAAATTACTGAAAAAACCCGGTTTTTCCAACTTAGTGTCCTCCACATTCATCTTCCGCAGTCCCATGGACGGCTCCTGTACCTTCACGAACGCTATAAGTGCGGCGAGTGCCACGAGGTTATCGTAGTTACCCTCACCGTTATAGGCTACCATCTCCTTGAGTACGTTTATATCGGGTATCCGTTCTATGCCATAGGTGGTCTTCACTACAGTACCGTCAGGTTTTGTCTCTGGTTCACCCAACTCCTCTTTCAGGAAATTGATCAGGTAATCGAGAAGGACGCTCTGGAAGAACGTGCCTTGGTTGTGCCATCCGTACTCGATGTTTCCCGATATCTCCGCTTTCAGATCCTTGTAGAACAACATCTGTGTCTTGGGTACCAGCAGGTGTTGTTTATTTTTGTTCTGCATGTAGGTGATGAAGCTGGGTACGTTCTTCTCAACTACCGTCCAGGCGTTATAGAGTTCGACCATCATCATAGCCCGATCATTCGTCTTGTTAGAGTCATCGAACCTTCCGAACCACCACATGACCACGTCTCCGCGTTCTATATAGGATTCATCCTGACCGTTTGCGTTTTTTCGCGTCACCTGCATCTCGTTCCGATAGATATAGATACAGAAGAGGGATTCGGATGTTGTAGTTTTCCCGGTAGCATTGATGGGATCGACAGAGGCGTAATAAGTGCCCCAGGGAGCGCCGGGCCGAGGGGCCTCCGTCATACAGATGACACCACTCTTATCCTCAGCTTTCTTGTCTATAGGGAAGGTCATTGGGAGTCTGCGGCTCGGGACTACTTCAAGGCCCTTCTCCCCGCGAACAACGTCCACGTACTGGATCGGGTATTCTTTATCTTCGATCCGTTTTATCTGACGGTTGACGAGGTGAAGTGGGAAGGGGGACTCCTTGCGGTACGCGAAGGTTTCGTAAAGGTTGATCGGCTTCTGGGATATCCTCAGCTGGTACTTATCCGCCGGTAGAGTCTTTTTCCACTCTTTACGCTCTTCGAGGATGGCCTCTAACGCCTCTTTTACCTGAGAGTTACCGTATTGGTCTATGAAGGGTTGCATGTTCCACTGTTCCGGAATAAATAAACCGGATAACCCTTCCGTACCCTTATCATCCAGGAGTTTTGTTCTGACGGGATACATCTGGTAGCCGACCGGATCGCGCATCATCTTCTCTAACGGTTTGCACTGGTCAAGATCACCCACTGAACCGGCGGCTATAAACATACCGGTGGTAGTCATACCCATTTGTAATGCCGGTCGGATGTACTCGTAGGTTTCATCCATTTTAGGACATATACCGGCCTCCTCCATAAAAAAGTATACTACCGGGCCGCCGACTCCGTTAGTAGCGTCCTTTTCGAAGGAGTATCCGGTGATCGTAGACTTCAGTCCCTTGTAGGTATCGCGGTCATTTTCCCTCACCGATATACGCTGCATCCAGTTGAGCGGTTTGTTAGGATCTGCCGGGCGGTACCACGCGGTATTACCGTTCAGGAAGTCCTTATATTCATTCAGATATTTCCAAGAACCCTTCTCGTTGATATAGTCTTTCAGTGAGGCTCCTACTTTGAGTACGGCACCTGACTCAAACCAGTATTGGTTGAGGATTTTGGCCATATGGTAGTAACTCGAACCGTATTGACGTTTTTTAGTGATGACAACATGACTGTAGTAAAGTTCAGCCAAGGTCTCGTACAGCGCCATATGATATTGGCTGTCCTGTACCTTGGGGAACCGGAACCTCTTTTCCTCCTTATCATAGATCGGTAGAAAGTTTACCCAGAAATAGTAGTCGCGGGGTAAGTACCAGGTTTTACCGTTATTCTTGTAGATGCCCCCTTTACGACAACGCTCCTTCTGTGTATCCCAGTAGGTTATGTAGTCCTTAGACATCTTCGGGGAGTCGCAGTAGAACCCGTGTTTGTTGAACTTACGGGCTTCTGCGTTAAAGAGTTCAGCGGTCTCATCAAACTCGTACCAGACGTTTGTCTCAGTATCCGGGCCCTCTTCCTTAAACAGGGATTTCACAAACTCCCGGAACTCTTCTCGGGAATAAAAAGCGGTATGAGTCCACACGCCGTTTTCACAGGTGGGGACTAAAATATAGGGTTCGGTCATGGGTTATTTTACAGTGACAGTACCATCAGGGTGTTTTATGTAGATGGTAACACTTGCCGGTATTCCGTCTGCTGTAAAGACGGGGTCTATACCACATAGATAGGTACTCATCTTCAGGTGTTCCGGTATTTCCTTTTTGTATTCCCTTCTGTGATCAGGGGTTGTCTCTGATAGCCTGTAGAGCGGTGGTTTATTTGTCGTTTTCTTCATATATAGATAGGATTTCTGTGATTATTTTATGGCGGTGGTTCTCCTTTAATTCTACCAGAGAAAAACCTTCGACTTTCGTCAGGTGCTTACACATAAACTCGAACCCTGATTGTTTGGGGTTCTTAAGGTCTATCTGGTCGCTGTCGCCGCAGAACACCAACCGGCTACCTTCACACAAACGAGTAAGAATAAGTTTTGTCTGGGACTTGGTGAGATTTTGGGCCTCCTCGATAATAACCAAGGAGCCGGGATAGAAGTTATCCCCGCGCAGGAACCCGACCGGAGCTATCTCGATCTTACCTTCCTGTATCAGGTTCTCTACTGTTTTCTCAGACTTATAGAGATGGCGGATACACTTCTTTAAGGGGCGGACGTAAGGCTCTATCTTCGAAATTTCATCGCCCGGAAGATAGCCTAGGTCCTCTGCAGCTACCGCCGGCCGGGTTATGATCAGTTGGTTGATGTCTCCTTTAAATAGGAGGTCTAATCCGGCGTTCGCGCAGAGAAGGCTTTTCCCACTACCGGCCTTACCGGTAACTACCGTAACCGCACTATTGATGATGACTTCTTTACCTGTCTTCTGTTCTTCTGAGAGTTTTATTTGGAACGTGATCGGATTTTTGGGTTTACGGTTCTGAGACATAGGGTTAGGGTAGGTTAAACTGGGTTTTTAATTTTCTAAGGGTAGCGGGGTTTATGGCACCTACCTTCCGGTATTCATCTAGTCCCCATTCAGTAAGGTGAGACTGTCCTGGCCAGAACTCATAGATACCGAATACCTTTTCATCTTCTGTCTGCAGAACTATGAACGGGGTGGGTTGGTAATACCCGTCTATGATGTCACCTACTTCCGGTTGGTAATCTGGTTTTCTATCCATGAGTATGTTTTTTTAAGACCCTCTATAAGAGGCTGTGAGACTTCCCAACCGATCTTTTCGCGGTAGAGCGTGTTATCCGAGTTCCTACCCCGTACACCGGTGGGACCGGGGATGTTTTTGATCTTTATATCCTTCCCGGAGATACCGATGGCCATCTCAGCTAACTGATTTATGGTGACCATCTCCTCGGAACCTATGTTCAGGATATCCGTACAGTCAGATCTCATTAACCGGATGGTGGCCTCTACGCACTCGTCGATGTAGAGGAAAGATCTTGTTTGCTTACCATCACCCCAGATTTCTATCTCACCTCCGTCAGGGGCCTCGGCCACCTTTCGACAAATCGCGGCCGGCGCCTTCTCACGTCCACCACACCAACAACCAAGTATTCCGAAGACATTATGGTATCGGGCTGTCCTGACATTCAGTCCATAGTTCCGACGGTGGGCATCATATAAAAATTCGCTACATATTTTCTCCCATCCGTAACAGGAGTCGGGTGCAGCAGGAATAGCGGAGTTTTCCTTACAGTTAGGATTATCGGGGTCTTCCTGGTTATACGCTGGGTAAATACAGGCGCTCGATGAGTAGAATAACTTCTTAACACTTTTCTTGACCGCCTCGTGTGCTACGTTCAGGTTGATGAGCGCTGAGTTGTGCATAATGTCTGCGTCATTCTCCCCAGTGAAAATAAATTGAGCACCGCCCATGTCGGCTGCGAGCTGATAGACCTCATCAAAAGAGTTCTCCTTATCACTCTCAGATTGCTGGTTGGGCCCGAACACAACACGGGACACCATCAGAGGATCTCGGAGATCACCAATGATGAACTCATCGCAGATGTATTCCGGCTTGAGGTATTCTGAGTACTTGAGGTCTACTATACGAACGTAGTTACCGTCTGACTTCAGTCGTTTGGCGAGGTTACTTCCTATGAAGCCCCCTCCACCGAGAATTAAAATTTTCATTATGTGATAGGATATTATGGTTTTACTTCCTGATGTATAGTGCGTCACCCCAGCCAAAATTCCCGGCCCACTGGAGTTCCTTCCTCTCGAACCCGTAACCAGCCAAATACTCCTCCAATTCCGGAAGGAGAGCGCATCCCCTGTAAAGCTCACGTTGGTTAACCTCTACGTATAAATACTTCACCTTATGAAGCAGTTCTCCGAACCCTTTTAGTACCAGTAGTTCAGCACCCTGGACGTCGATGTTGACGAACGGGTAGTCGTCTATGTTCAACCCGTTTTCCTTGAAGAGTGTGTCAAGTCGTGATGTTGTGACATTGATCTCCTTTACATACGTTACCTCAGGGTGAGCTATCGTGTGGTAGTCGAGGTCGAGGATAGAACTACTCTGACCCTCATTATTACTGATCTTGAAGGATAACTTCTCCCCATCTTTATCTGTAAGACAGGCCTCGTATACCAGAGTCTCAGGGAATCTTAGTGTTCTCTCTACCAGCTCAGGAAGGAGATCGGGGTTAGCTTCTATCCATATAGAGCGTTCTACCCCGTTGTTATAGTAGTCTTCCAACTCTTGGCCTGTGTTGGCGCCTATATGAAGGGCACCGGTTGGGTTTATCCCGTACTTGGTCGTGATGGTTTTGTAGGGTATCAGCATTATCTTGGTTTTTGATAGAATGAACTATAGTCGAACCCTTCGGCGGTAGGTTGGAACCAATACTCACCGAGAGAGGCGAACGTAGAGAACTCCGTTATACCGTTACCTATGTTCGAACGGTTGTCGTACTGTTTAACGCAGCCGGGTACGTAGGCGTAAGTGTTCAGCTGGGGTTGTAGTTTTATGAACAGCCAATCTATCCCCATCGACATATACACATTTTGGTCGAGGAGGTCCAGTATGTGGGCCAGCCTCTTCCTGTTCACGATATAGGCGTAGGTAGACCAGCAGCCGTAGGTACGAACAATCTTAGGGTCTTCTGTTGGTTCCCAGTCCCTGTTCAGATTACAGGTACACATCTGCAGATCAGGGTGGGTATGTTTTCCGTTAACCGACTTGTGCCAGGTCGGTTTTTTATGATAGGTTCCACCTAACCAGAATACGTCCCATTCCCGGTGGGATAAAAACTCTTCTATATGTTTTAGTCTTTCCTGTATGTCGTCACAGAATATAAGATCGTCCTCCATAACGAACGCATGAGAGTTCCTGGACAGCGCCTCCTTCATTACCGCTACCTGTGAGTAGTGGCACCCGATCGCACCTGGCGTCCTGTTGAGCATTACCGATATCTTATGTTCCGGTTCTTCTACTTCTTCCGGTAAGAGCCCTTTCAACCTATCAGCCTTTATCCCGACCCGGGTAAGCTCATTCACCATCCGTTCGTTCCTATCCGGTCTACTATCGAGGTTGATGTAGGCAGCGTACATATCCAATAACGAGAACTCCTTTTTAGGTGGAGCCGGCGCCTCGTACTTATGGAACGCGAACGGGATAATCCCCTCAGTTTCCGGGATAGGGACCTCGTGTGAGAAGTATTTAGCTACCTCCAGCGGTGCGAACCGGCAGCCGTCCTCTTCGAATATGTGGCGGTTGTGTACACAGATCTGGGAATCTTCGTTATAATTACCCTCGAACTTCTTCCAGATAACATCTTTTTCACGGGGTATCATCAGGAGTTTTCTGCTCCGGATCGACACACTATTACCTACCCGGACTTGGTTCCCGTTCTTGTCTCTCATGTGTCCGGGGTCTGATGGTTCCGGCCAGGGAGCGCCGATAAAATCGTATTCGAGGAATTCCTCCTTCCACGAACCGGGGTTGATCACGTACCCGTCATAGTGGATCAGCATACAGTATGGGGTGTCTACGTGTTTCCACAGATGGTAGAAAATGTAGTTGTTCCAGTCGTCTATATCCGTCATCTTATGGACGGGTTCGTAGGTGATAAACTCGGGTAAATTCTCCGGTTTGTAGTGGGAGACGATCTTTACCGATCCCCACTTTATCCCATTACTACTCTGTATTAACGCAGTTACTGTCTCTTCTACCTGTCTTGTCGCTACTGCTATAAGGGTTATGTTGGTTAGTTCTAACATGTTAAGGTTTTATCTGTATCCACTCTTCTGGTATCATGTGTTTGTTGGCGCCTCTGAACAGGTTCTCGTAAGACGGGCACACCACGATCTTATCCGGGTTTCGGTTTAACCACGCGGCCATAAAAGAGAAGGAACTGTTGGCCACTACCTGGTGTTCGCAGGAACTCAACAGAGACATATCTTCTATTTCACTCGTCCCGGTAGAGAACTCAAAACCTGTGTTGAAATTCTCATGGGTGAAGTTCTCCATACACTTCGGAATATCATCTGAGAACATTATGAACCGACTGTAGCCCATCACGCGGAAATACTGAACCGCCTTCTGGTAATAGCTGAGGGGTAGCGGTGGGAACGCGTCCGAATGGATGAGGTAATCACCTAACCGGACGTGGATGCCAACCACTCCAGGTTTAGGTTCATAAGGTACCCCGAACGCTTCCAATACATCCTGCCGGCACCAGTCAAAATACTTGAAGGACTGCCAGTAACCGATCAGGTTTATCCTGTCGATCTTCGGGATGTCATGGTAGAACGGCTGGTTATTAGGGGTTGGTTCGAAATAAGGTATGGTCTGATCCAGCGGCCCGGTCGTCGAGGGTACTTTAAGGTATACCCTTGTGCCGTCACAGTGAGAGGCATGTGTAGGAATATGGTAGTCCATCCCGTGTTTCTTGGCGTAGGCGATCAGGGTAGCAGTGGAGTATAGCTGATTTCCAAATCTTCCCTGTAGTGTTACTGTAGCGGTCATAGGCTTTTTATCTTGTTGATGACCTGGTCATAGAAGTTGCCGGTCTTGTGGTTATTATTCTGGTAGTGGGAGTCTTTATGTACGAGGTGGTCGTACTGCAGTCCCGGGGTGACGTACATCTTGTACCCGGCGGTAAACCAACGGTAATTCTGATAAATAGAATCCGCCGTGTGCGGGTTAACCGAGTCATCCCAAACCTCGATGTACTTATCCCTGTTGACGAAATAGTTCATACAGTTCAGCATGGTGTCGAACATACCCTTACCGAGGTAGCTGTTGATGTTTTTCCTGTCTACAGTAAGGCCGCTGAACTCCCTATAGTCGAACTGGGGACGGGCGAACTCCGGCATATAGACGGTGTCTTCCGACCATTCCCTGCAGAACAATTCATCCAGGTAGGTCTTGCTGATCTTATTATCGCTGTCCAGGAGTATTACCCAGTCATTGGATGCCAGCATAACCGCCATCATCTTGTTCCGGTAACAGTCGAGATTCTGATCGTTTTGAAAGAGTGCTACCTTCGGAACGTATTCGTAATATTTTACAAGGTTCTCATAAGAATCATCCGTACTGCAGTCGTCCACGATTACGATCTCCGAGACGCGGTCATCGTGCAGTACTTCGTTCACTGACTCTGTGGTCAGGCGGAACCTGTTATATGTCGGGATAACTACCGATATATATCTCTTATTCATAGACCGGCGTGATTATTTTTAAGTGTGTGTATGTTCCTTTATTCTCAACCGAGGATACCTCGTAACGGGCTGTGCTGAGCCCCTCTGAGAAATCCCGGCCAGCGCCCAGTACTGACAAATTATGCCGGTAATGGTCTGATCTCTTGGGTCTTGGGTGCGCGAAACATTCGAATCTCCCGCTCTTCACCTTCGTTAGGATACCCTTTTGGGTGAAGGATACTTTAAGATGATCATCTTCCCCGCCGTATCCTTTGAACCGGTTGGAGAACCCATTAACCTGTTCGTAGTGGTCTTTCGATAGAACTACCACACCCCCGAAAAAGTCACGATAGAACAACCTGTAGTCGAACTGGCTGGCCTCTCCTGCTATCATGGTGGGGCACTCACAGAAGGAATAGTCTACCTTCCCGGCCACCGGCAGGAAATCAACGTCGTGGAGTACCAGATAGTCGCAGTCCTTCCCGAACTCCTTATAGGCTGCGTTGAACAGTAATCCTTTGTTCCAGGGATTTGAATCTAGCTGTTCGCAAACAACTACAGGTAGCTCCGGGTAATGGGCTGCCATGTAGAGGGTGAAACAGGATAGGTGAGTTACCCGGTCTCTATAAGGAACGATGACGATTGGTTTCAAGTAACTTCTGTTTATAAGTGCTGATCTTAATATCTGAGTGGTCGAGGACGTATTGTTCCTCTTCGGGGAGATTATCCCAGTCTGCATACCAGGGTCGGTGCCGGCAGGTGTACTCCCCGGCCACCCGTACCGCGGTATAGGTAAATCCTTCACGCGGCCTGAATACGGCGAAAGTAGTATCCAGTATTGAGTTATAGACTTCCAGGTTGTGAGGTAACCTCTTTACCCAGAACTGTTTTTCGTGGCGGATGAGCTCCTCCGTGAATTTATTATCCGGCAGGTCATCTATCCTGAGCGCCAGTCCAGCCTTTGGAACTCTGAGTTCACGGATAAGTCCTGTGAGTACTTCTAAAATATCCGCGGGTGTATTCGGATCAAGTTCTATGTCTGAGTCCGTGTAAGCGATAAATTCGTTCTGCCGGAAGGTCCTGACGTACCCTGTGTCCCAGAGAGCCCTCGAACCGATATTCCTATTTAGGTAAACCACGTCGGCGCCACAGTTCTTGTACCAATCCAGCAGAGCAGGATAGGTGCTGTCATTATCCAGTATGCGGATATCTGTCACGCCTAACCGGATCAGGTCGTTTACGAGTTTTCGGGTGGTGCAGAGTCGGTTGAAGTTGTTAATGACTACCGGGATCATAGGTTACCTAATATACGGTACTAACTTGGAGTATCCAAAATTAATTTTCCCTTTAGGTAGGCGAGTGCGGTGTCGTAGAAGACCTTGGCTTCAGGGCCCTTCTGGAAGTAAATAGAGATCTCATCCATACCGTTCAATAGTAAGGTGACCGTCCAATGAGCTGTTTTCCCGTCTTCTTCTTTTTCATTGTACATCTGCAGGCCTACCAGTTGATTCCGCAGATAAGACCTGCGAACATTTTCGAGAACATTCTCTAAACGATCTTCTTCCTCCTCATCCTGGGTACTGATATCTATCTTGGCGTGGAGCCGGTAGTGGAAACAGTCTTCTTCAAACAATATATAATATTCTTTGGCCTCGCGGATCTTGTCCACCTTCAGGTCGAAGAGTTCGAAGTCACACTTCATATAGTAGGGTTATTGGTTTTTACTGATCATATGCAAGGTCTATTTGGCCGCGCACCCGGGTACTGATCTCTTCCTGTAACTCTGTGTAGGCCTGATCGTACACCTTGGCGATATTCGGCATATCCTTCATCATAGAGCGGATCTCTGTACTGGAACCGTCCCTGCCGGTCGAGATAGAAGCGGTCTTGAGGAAGTTGATCATACGTTCGTACATCATCTTCTGCGCTTCCCACGCCCGGTACTTGATAGTTTTCACCCGTTCCTGATAGTTTTTAAGAGCTACCTGGATAACCTCTTCTTCCGGGTCGAAGTCCGCCTGTATGTCTTTCAGGATAGTTATTTCCTTATCTTCCTCGGCCATCTCCATATATGGGTTGGCCTTGAAGTCGGGGTAACACATATAGAACAGATAGGTGTATATCTTTGGGTAGCTAGATGGGAACTCGTCAATGATAGCCTTTAGCCAGTGTATGGTGTGACAGTGAGCCGTCGGTACTACGACACCGTTCTCTATATCAAAAAGTTGGGGGATCATTAGTTCTTTATTAGGTGCTCGAGTATCTGCCGACGGGTTTTGTTCCAGACGGTCAGGTCGTACATTTCAGTTATCTTCTCTGCCAGCGCTGCTCCCGACTCCCTGACGAAAGAGGGATTCTTGATACAGTACCGGATATAGGTCAGCCAGTCCGACCCCTTCTCCACCCACATAATACCGGGAACGTCCTTGAGTTCGGGATAGTATGGTTCTACTTTACTGACGATACAGGGGAGTTTACGGGTTGCGGCTTCAAGGATCTTCAAGACACTTTTGTGGGCGTTAAACCCATTCTTTACCAGTGGTACGAGTACTACGTCGGCGTCATCGAAGAACGTCAGGTAGTCGTCTACGCTACGCGAAGGAAGACACCAGCTGTTACCGGTCCTGTTGAAGATGGACTTCATCTGGTCCCAGGGTTTGGCCGGTGTATAACCCGCAAGAATGAACTCGGCGTTATCCTTGATGAAGCCGTCGTTCTTTATGCGGTCGAACTGGTTAGCGAGGAGTTGAATGTCGGGTAAGTGAGAGATACCGCCGGCCCAAAGGAACCGGGTTTTATCGGAAGGAGTCCATTTGTCCGCGTTATAACCTTCTGCGCCAAATGGCATGGCGTTAGGAATAACGACTACGTTTTTGTTGTAAGGGAGTATCTTATCTCGGAGTTGGAAGTTGGTACAGATAACCAGATCGGCTACCCGTAGGTGGGCCATATACGCCTCGTTTACCCGGTACTTATACCAGAAATCGTGGTAGTAGTTACTTGGCGGTACCTCCCAGTAGTCGTCCATATCCACTACTGTTTTAACGCCGGCTGCCTTCTTCTGCTCTATCCAGCTGATAGGGCAGTTGATAATGGTCCGGTTGTAGTAGAGAATATCCGGCTCCCCGATAGATTTATAGTCCTGTTCGAAGACCATCTGCGGATTATCTCCTGCCTGCCATCCCATGAACTCCATGGGTACCACCAGACGAATAAACGAACAGCCGTTGTTATTAGGTTTTACTACGAAGGTGAGGTTCAAGGGTGATAGGGTTTTATAATGTCAAGTATTCTGTACAGTTTACTTGATATTTTCTTCAAATGATCTCAGATAACAGTCGAACCCGAGCGTTACTGGATGAGAACTATATTCTAATGGGAGTACTCCGTATGTCTTCATCAGATTCCACATACTATTATAACCTATAAGACGGTCTGTATACTCTTCCACATAAAGGTTTATATAGTTGGACAGGTGGTGTAACTTCTGTTCTGGTGTCATGCCGCCTTCTTCAGTGAGTTCTGTTCCTTAAGGTAGTTGATGACTGCAGCCGCCTCTTGTTTCATGTAGGAGAGTGATATTTCCACTACATCCTTCACGATAGGCTCACCGGCCTCGTTATACCTGATGATCCGGTTACCGTACTTATCTTCCCCATTCTCTTCAAACAGGATGTGGTTGATAGTAAGACTACCGATTGTGTAGTTGAAGTTGTGCCGGAGTACCATGTAGGCATACAAACTCAGCTGTATAGAATAATGATTGTACTCGCAACATTCAAGGTGAGAGAGAACTCCCTTCATCATCTTAGGTGTCTTGGCCTTGACCGCATCATTCCAGAGTAGCACCGAGCTCCGATCTATCTTCTTGGAGGACTTGTGATCCCTGACGTGGAGTACGCCGTTCACGATCTCTATCTCGTCCGCCTGACCGCAGAGGCCGGCAGATTTAAGATAACATAAGTGTTCCGGGTATATTGAGTTATCCTTTAATTTCTGGTCCCGAGATAGTACACCACCGGCGGTCTTTATGGATGGCATCACCAGGAGGTCTATCCCGTGTCTGTTGACCACGGAACCACTCAGTAATTCATTCTCCTTTTTCTTATGGTACCAAGTACCAAGTTCTGTTGACCTCCTGGAGTTATCTGCCCATATCTGGGTAATCTGTTCCGGGGTGAGCCCGTAATACTTACCGTCAACCTTCTCGCTCTGTTTTTTAGCCTGGGCGGGGTCGAACGGTTCTTTGAATAGTTTAAGCGCCGTGGTCACTGATAACCACTCTATATTTTCTCCGGGGTCGGTACTTCTGTACTTGTGATCTTCTTCTGTAAAAACGATAGACATAGGATCATTAAGTTAGGGTATATAGACGGTATGACCAAAAAATCACACCGCTTTTTTCAGGTGCTTATGAAACCCTATCTCCTCGGTCGTTACACCTACCTGTCTTTTGATCTCCAGCAGCTGCTCTACCGGGTGATTGATGTTATAAAACTGCCCAGAGAACCTGTCATAAACGACGGCTTTTCCAGGGACAGTTTTACCGTTCTTGGTGTACTCAGACGGATAACCAAGATCTGCGCGATCGAACCACTGTTTATAAGTGATCTGTTTTGTCCTCTTCCCACTCTGCTCCTCGTAAAATATCTCTAACTCGACTTGTTGGTTTTTCTCTGTTCCGTACATAAAAAAAGAGTTTTAGTGTTATGGTATATTAATCTTTCAGTGTTTCCTGAGGACCCCACAGAGGCCTCTGTCCTATCTCTGCCAGACTACACGTACTGTCCATACTCGAGCAGAGTTCTACCAGGGGGCAGCCACAGCCGCCGCAAGTCTCACGACCAGGCAAGTAGGCCTTAGGACTGACCCCTTCTTTATCATAAAGACGACAGGTATTCGACCGGCATATCTTCAACCGGGCTTCGGCTACCTCCTTCTTTTTTTCGTCAGTGGATAGGTGGGCATTAAACCAACCCGCTATTATCAGGCGCAGGTGAGCTATCAGGTACTTTAGTTTGTTCATAGGATAGGCGTTTTAGCTTATGTTCTTCTTTCCTCTTCTGATCTTCTTCCCAGATACTCTTCAACCTCTGTAACTTCCAGAGTTCCGATTCCTTTTTTTCTCTGACAAGATTCTTGACAACCCCTGTCAGCCTCGTCCGTTCTTCAAACTCCTCTATCTGAGTGATCCTTTTATCCAGTAACCACTCTTTTATACATAAAGTACCCAGAAGCGGTATGCGTAATCGTAAGTCTGTCAGGTCAGTAGCGAGTTCTCTAACATAAGAGTAATAACCATTCACCACCTTCCCTACGATCTCCGCGTCTACACCCAGTTTTTCAGCGGTCACCGGGATCAGCGTCTTAGCTTTTACCGGTACCATCCGTCACCAGGAATTTATAGGTCAGGACCATCAAAGACTGCGAAAATAATGTAATCCTGTCTGACACACAAACTTTTTTCTTATTTTTTCCCGACTTGATTATCAGTTTTTTAGACGATAATTTTTCGAAAGTATTCCGGGCAGATTGAGGGGTCGTCTTACCCCATTCAGGGGTAGCAGCTGCCTCACATAAACGGTTCAGCTCCAACCCAGGATTCAGGAATGCACACCCCAGACACAGGGTCTCCAACGGCGTCAGGGACACCTTCTCCATTACACCCCAGAAACCTATCTGGTAACAGACGGCCTGCTGTAACGTAAGTCGGTCTTTAATAATGTGTTCTGGTAATTTTGCCATAAAACTTGACAAACAAAGGTAGTTAATTCCAAGAATGTTGGAAACTGTCTGAGGAGATTATTCCTGTTCTGTGAGGTTTCCCCCCTGATTTTTTGAGGCTGCCTCGAACTCCTCCATCATCTTGGTCTCTTTACCGGATGGTTGGGGAGGGGTGGTCATCTGGGAATACCTGGCCTGGGCCTGCATCCGGGTCACGCGGGCTACCCATATACGAGCGTCAGCTTCTTCGACAGCTGCTTCCAGCTCCATGATTTCTTTATCATCCTTGAGGTTCTTGATGTACTCTATCCTCTTCTTAGGGTCGAACTGTTGTTGTTCCGGGGGCGGGATCTGTATTGTTTTGGTCGTGGTCATATTTTTTTCAAAAAAGGGGAGTGTAAGATAAATAACAAGTAGTTAACAACAAACTGATCTTAGTCATAATTTGTATAAGAATTTTTAATTAAGGAGCTCGGTGATCTTCGTAATCGTCCGCTCGTTCAACTCTTTCTGACTAATGAGGTTCTTGTTCTCAAGGGTCAATGCCGCGATACGGGCGTCGTTAGCCTCCTGTTCCCCCAGTATCTCGCGGTTGACTTCTGTAAGCTGGTTGACGGTCTGGGTAAACACATTCATAATACCGGCACTCTTGGCCAGCAGGGACGCTGTGCGCGTCTTGAAGAGTTTGTTTAACATGATATAACTGGTTTTATCTGGTAGTAATAATCTAAGTAAACTTTCCCGGTTTACCAAATAAGTCCCACTAAGTTATACACGAATTTAGATAACTCCAAAAATATTTTTAGGTAAGTGTTTGGTTATCTAAAAAAGTTCCCTACTTTTGAGGCGTAATAAGTTCTTAACGAGGCGGGGCCGGGGAAAAATAATATCTTAACCGGCCATCTTATAAACCCGACGATATTTAAAACGAAAACTCCCCGGAGTTATCCGAGGAGCGCGTATAGCCGGCAAGCAGAAGAGGGTAGGGCCGGGATCAAACCGGCGTTATCGTGGTTTTGCAGGCCACGGCCTATATCAGCATTAGCTACCTACCCGTAGCGGAGAGCGGTGGTCGTGGCCCACACCCGGCATTACGCCGAGCCAGCAACTTAGCAGGTTGTGCCTACCCTGGTAGGTTCACTCTCCAGTAAAGCGGAAGTGAGGAGAGTCCAACTCCTACAGCCTGTTACAGCCCTAGCGGTTTTCAAGACCGTGTACCTCAGTCAACTGGGCACTTCCAAAAAAGTGGGAGAGATAGGACTCGAACCTACAGAACCGAAGTACCGGATTTACAGTCAGGCCTGCTACCATCTACAGAATACACTCCCTTATAGCACGAGTTAGAGGATTCGAACCCCTATCAACCGGGTTGGAGCCGGGTATACTGCCGTTGTACTAAACTCGTATTCTGCGGAAACAGAAGGACTTTTACGCAGCTGTCGCACAATAATGCAATTCCCCGTGACAGTTGGCGCAGACTAAAATACACTTGTCCAGTTCAGTCTTTATCTTATCCCACGACTTTGTGTGACCATCATGGGAAATATTAAAGTCTTTTTCTGATGGATCTAAGTGGTGGAATTGAAGACTTCCTATACAGTTGGCATAACCGCATATGGAGCAGTTTCCACCTTTATAATCTACGGCCAGCATTTTTATTTTATTCCTTCTTTTCTGTACAGATATTACTGTACATTTTCTACACCGCGATCTTTTACCTCCGCCATCGGAGAATTCGGTGAGCCCGTGGGTTTTACAAGTTTTTAGCATATAAATAATATACTAAAAAAATATGTCCTAACCAAACAGGTTCTACCAACTGAGCTATGTTTCCTTGCGGCCCGATTAACTACGAGTATGCTGCATATCTGTGATTCCGGGAACGGAGCAGACGCGGCGCCTGTACGGAGGATACACTTTCATGTATACGAACCACCTGACGGTCTTAGTTAACCGACAACTTTAGCCGTCCATACCAGACTCGAACTGGTGACTTCCGGAGTGACAATCCGGCGTAGACTCCTGGCTCCACTAATGGACGATGGCGGTACGGGATGGGGTCGAACCACCGACTCCCAGATCTTCAGTCTGGAGCTCTACCACTGAGCTACCGTACCAAACAAAAACCCCGGTAAGTTTTTATCCTACCGGGGTCAAGTGACTTACTGATGAGTAACTACACGATCCCCCGGCCGGTATCATACCAGCTGCAGAAGTTCGAGAAGTTATTAGTCAGTGTCATAACAAAAAATTCTAAGCACCCTACGATAGACCGTCGTCTACCTTCACCGGTGATTCCGGTTCCACTGAGCGCCCTGATCTTACGGGAAGGGGTGCGGGTGAATGAGTTTAGGCCAAATACCCCGGTTCGAACAGGGTTCACCCCAAATTAGCGCCACGACTCGGCGCCCGTTAAGGTATAGATTCCCAAGATGGCCTGAGAGCTGTCCAGATACTTCCCCTACCTGTTAGGATTGTCCAGAGGGGTATCCTGCTCTTTATACTATAAATTAAGTAAAGTAACCCACTCTACAAAATTATTTTCCGGGTAGTTTGTCTATCTCCATCTCAAACCATTTGATGTACATATTCTTTACCGTCCCGAGTTCACGCTCAGAATCCAGTTTAAATGACCTGTAGTGAATAACCCGGGAGTTAAGAGTAACTTCATAAGAGAGCTCATCAAAGCAGGTCCCGTGGATGAACTCGGTCCGGGTTATTATAATGGCCCACTCTCCTTTATAGCGAACTTCTTCCCGCGTACTGACTGGACCAGTAAAGTTAGTGTATTGCATGGGTTCATTATTAGTGATTACTGAACAATAAGGGGTAGAATACCGGAAGGTTATAACCGCTGAGAATGTTAAATCCACCGCCGAACCCCGGTCTGATAAAGCCACCGGGTTTTATATGAGAGCAAGAGTTATGCTGGGGTAACAATCTTACAGGATCTTTAATAATAATAGATGCTTGGGATAGCATCCACATACGGTAACCTGATAGGGGTATGTTATTCATAGGGTTATTTTACGAGCTCATAGGTTTGTTCGAAGATGTCGGGCTTACAAGGATAGTACTCTCCCTTTATCCCCCTGATGATGTAGTCGCCTACTTTACCAATCATTACACCTTCTAATGTGTTCACCTGAACATAACAACCAGTTGGGTTATCATCTGACGGTTCACAAACAGGGGACTCTATTACTGCGTTATTTGACCACGACTTGATATTAGGCCCGTTCGACCCTGTAAACTGGATGGCTTCTATTACTACTGGTTTTTTACGGTACTGCATGAGTAAGGTTTTTGGTTAGGATACCTAAGATAAGGTAATAAGAAGGGTACTCCAAAAATTTTTACCCCCGGAATTTTTAGACCCTCGTATCTGGACGGATCAAACCTTATCAGGTATCCCTTAGGAATTTTTGGTAGGAAAAAAATCAGCCGTGGGAGAGGGTTTCAGGGGTTACTATAAAACTTCTCCCCCACTTACTCATAGCGCGGCACACCCCCGGGGTGATAAAACCGCCTTATATTTTATGTCAGCTATCGCATTATCGACATTCAAAGAGACCGTGGGTCTCAAGACACTGCAGTTCATGAAGGGCAGAGGACGCCAGTACTGCGCGTTACCTAACGGTAAGACCCTGTTTATGGCAGCCAAGCTCGACAAGAGCAAACCGCTGTTCGTGTTCACCGCACCAACCGGCGCCAAGAGCGGCAAGGGGGAAGACATCTCCGGCAGCTTGTGGGTGTGTAACCAGAACGCAACCCTTGGTGACCTGCTGTAACAGCGGGTTTGAGGGAGAGGATGCCGTACTCGGATGTTCTCTCCCTCTTCTTTTAACTCTTATTGTTTAACTATCTGTAGTTACCGGTCTACTCAAAACCGGGTTATATTATGAAAAAGATATCATTTACCAACAGGAGCTGGAACTCCATCTGTAATGCGTATGACTCACTGGTACGCAAGTACGGTAAGAAGTCAGTGAAGGCACCTCAGTACCGTAAGAACAGGTCACACCTGTTGGATGGGTATATAGAGGTAGCGTTCTAAAGAGCAATAGTCTGGCAACCCGTGGTCTCGGGATAGATCTGTCAGATGAAGCATCGGAAGTAGCCTGCTAACCGGTGTAGGATAATGATACAGGCACTTTTTAAACTTTTGGTTAATAGAACCCCGGGTTTCCCTGAGACCACTATTAACTATCAGTTATAAATATTCTTCTGTACAACTACCTGAAATCTGAAAGGCTGATTAGTCAACTACCCTATGTGTAGAGACTGGGTCAAACTGATTCCTAATCCCGAAATATCTACTATTGGGAGAGGGACTGAAAGTTAAGTTCTAAATCAGTTCTTCTTTAAGGTAGTCTATCTGTAATAGTAGGGAGCGCCTCAACGTTAATACCCTAAGGCTATGATATATCAGGAGGTTAGATTATTATAGAGATAAGGTCTGTTACAGATAGAGTGCAGAGGGTAATAACTATTGTAGAGGAAAGTGAGCCGGCGGTGTATTCGTACCTCCTTCAGCTGGGGTGATAGCACACTGCAGTAGTTAGTTCTTTTTTTAACAGTCGTCAGGTAGCTCCTCGTCACTGATAATAACATTCTGTTCTAATAGGTCAGAGAATAATAAAACTACCTGTTCAAAACTTCTACGGGTCATCTCTATAGGTTTGTAACCTTCGTAGGTAGTGCAGCCAATACGGACGGCCTTATCCTTCTTACGGAGGTCTTGATGGATCTTAAAGTATAGGTTCATATATAGTTAGGATTTATTCTTGTTATACCATTCTTCGTAACGCTTGATGTCGTCAGCCCGTTCCTGCTCCAACTCAGGTAGGTTATTATACTGCTGGAGTTCCAGTACGTACTTCAGTTTTCCTTTACGTACATCCCGGTCTCCGCGCCACACGTAGGACGGGTTGACCTCGTATATACCGCAGCGGGGGCAGGAGTTATCACGTACTAATATACTAGCATCTACCAGAACACCAATTGAGCGCTCTACCGATGAGTACGCTAACCCGGTATACTCTACGATCTTCTCCTTATAGTACTTATTAAGGGTTACTGTATTATGATTGTAGTCCAGGTTACGGGTTATCCAGTTGAGCACCTTGATATCTGTCAGGGATTTTGTGTCATTAATGAATCCGGTAAAACAAGCATACGCGAAGAAGAACTCTTCCTCAGTCTTAGGGACTATCTGCACTCTCTTCTCAGCGGTATATACCTCACCATCCTTAGTGAGGGCAGGTACGTTTTTGGTGTCTACAGGTTTTAAATAGGGCTTCATACTATCAGGAGTTTATACTATAACTTACTAAATAATCCTTACACTACCAAGAACTAAGGGTGTAGAACCTCAATCTCTGATTGACTTACTATCTCACCTGATAGTCTAGACCCCTAAAAAGGCCCTTTTTTGACCCTTATACTATCCCACAAGATAGTAAAAACTACCTCAAACGTAGTACTGGCGCGGGTTTACACTATAGTATATATTATACAGCTGGTTACGGTAGACTATCAGGTAGGTAGTTAACAGATAGATAACCAAATGTTCCACGTGGAAGATGAAAGAGTGAGAGAGGCGTGTGTTACAACCCCTCCTACCCACAACCTACTACCTAAAACTACCTTAAAACACAGGGTCTCGACTTTTTCGGGGCCGGTCTGAATAGCTAACCACACTTAAACATCACATTATGAGCCACTCTTGTCGTAATAAGAACTCCGGAAGATTATACGCTCTATACAGCCTGTTGGTATTTTCATCTTGGTTGATAGCCGTTACGTTTACCCCGCTCTCTGCCCAGTATCTCTTCCTGGTCATTACCTATACTGTTACTCAGTTCTTATATATCTGGGCTGGTACTTGTCCCTTAAAGATAATGGCTGACGTAGGTATAACCCGGTTTTTAACCGCAGCTCGGAGGCACTATAAGGAAAAATACCACTGGGTGTTGGTGATATACTCTACCTACCCGATCTGCCTACTGTGGATCTTATTCTCACACTACTAAAGAACTCATATGACACCAGAACAGATACTATCAACGATAGCAGAACATAACCTCAGTATTCGGCGTATGCCAGATGTAGTATACAGTAGCTACAGTATGGCTCACCATAAAGAGGGTAACGAGATAAAAAAGTGGCTGCTGGACAACAACCGGTATAACTACGATTCCTACAGAGTAACAGACCACTCCTACGTTATCATAGACGATGACGGGGATATGCTTTACCAACAACGACATAACTTCTTTCAGGTATCACCTTCTACAGGGCTGACCCGGGAGATAGCAGATAAAATTATTCAGTTTTTAAAATAGATATCTGATGAAAAACACAATAGACTGTAAGGTAGTTAGGCTACCATTTGTTGAGGGGAGTATACTTCAGCTTACTAGTGATAAAAGAATATTAGCACACGACAGAAGAAGTCCTCCTCCACATACTTTTATTGACCCTTGGAAGCAACAACACCTCTACTTCACCTCAGATGAGCCTATAAAAGAAGGTGATTGGTTGATACCCACTGATACAAAAGATGGTAAGATAGTAGGTTATCATAAACCAGAAAAAGCCAAATGCGATTATGGAGCCTCTATATACACATTAAAATGTGTAGCATCTACAGACTCATCATTAGGACTACCTACTATACAGGAAGAGTTCCTGAAGAAGTATGTAGCTGCTCAAGGTAAAATAGATAGTGTGAAGCTAGAAACTACAAAGATTGATAGACCAGGTACAATGCCGTTTGACCATCCTCAAATTTCTGTACTCAAACTCACAGACAATAACGAGGTAGTGATAACAGATGATGATAAGGTTAAGCCATACATATTACCTGAAGATAAAGAACTGGAAGATGCTGCTAAGAGAAGGGTTACAGAGGTTTGGATTAAAGTAGATGCAGCGGATATGCATACAGGAAAACTAACAATAAAAGACTTTAAAGCAGGTGCTAACTGGCAGAAAGAACGGTCTACTATCAGTACAGTCGTAGAAAACTTCCTTAGTAAGTTCTGTACAAGGGTAAGACCTGATGAAGATGCTGCTTATGTAGAACTAATGATGGATGATCACGACTGCGTTGTGTGGAAAAATGATGAGTGGTATATCCCGGAAAATAACTCTTTTTATACAGAGGAGGATGAATTATTAAGAAGCTTTCTTACAAAATAATAGTAGTAGGGTAGGTAAAATAGGAAGCAGTATCCGCCAGCTACTGTAGAACCGGGAAGTGCGGGAACAAGCGCACACGAAGTTCCGGGTAAGACCACAATCACGGGCCGTAGAGGTTGATTTCCGATAGAGGAGCAGTCTTACCGGTGTGGGTTCAACTCCCACCCCTACTACATTTTTTAACTCACTAAAACTTTTATTTTATGTGTCTAATAACTACTCAGAAGAGAGCTAAAACAGCTGATAAAGACATGACCGTCTATAAATGTCTGGTACCTTCCGGTGATAAACTGAAAGCAGTTTACCGGTATTTTTTTTATGAATACGGAGTACTCTATACTACCAAGATTAAAAAGGGTAATGATTGGTGTTGTTTTGACGATAAGGACCGAACCTGGTTAGATGAAAATTTTCCTCTCTGGCAAAACGGGAAGAAAACGGACCTCATCTCTCTAGGGGAAGGGTTCCACTCGGCTAAAACCCGTAAAAGATTAAAGGATAATGGAGAAGATATATTTAGGTGTACTATCCCGGCAGGTTCTAAGTACTACGAAGACGCTACCGGGTTGATCATATCTAACCAGTTAATAGTACACAAACCACTTATCAGTTACCTCTGAACAGATGGGCCGGTTCAACAACCGGTTACTAACAGGGGGAATACATACAGGATATCTTCCCGGATCTACCTGCAGCTGACCGAGAGTTTATTCTTTCCGGAATCACTAAAGAAGACTGGGATAAGATCATACCCGATGAAGAAGATCCTTCGGTAAAATACCCTGCTTTTTAACTAACACTTAAACTTATTTTATGAGTGACTTTATAACCTGGGCCATAGATCAGCACAGGAACACTAATCATCTGTATGCTGACATTATACCCTACGAGTTTCACCTGAAGATGGTGGTAAATGAAGTTGAGGCAGCTCTTGGTAACCTTAGGGGCCTCACGTCTACTGAGGTATTAGCTGTTCATAGAGGCAGCCTTATTGAAGCAGCTTGGGGCCACGACTTATTGGAAGATTGCAGGGTAACTTATAATGATCTGTATGGTGCAGGTTGTAGTGGGATGGCCGCAGATATAATCTACGCCCTTACTAATGAGAAAGGCCGGAACCGTAAAGAACGAGCTAACGACCGGTACTACGAAGGAATCAGGAATACTCCTGGTGCAGGTTTGATAAAATTTTGTGACCGGATAGCTAACGTAAAGTTCGGTAAGATGATGAGGAGCCCGCAGTATGAGATGTACCGTAAGGAGAACCCGGAATTTATAGAGAAGGTCTGGGTCCCTGAGCTGGAAGAGTTCGGGGTTAAGACGGTCTTACAGGACCTGTTTGAAAAGAAGGTACTTGTTTAATTCACTAAAACTTATTTTATGAGGAAGTTATATTTAACCTACATCTGGGTACTGATAGTTCTTACCCTGATCCTTGATATCGCGTTCTATACGGTACCCGATAAGAACACCTTTATGTGGGTATTTGTCAGTTACCTAAATGCTGGCGTACTGTTAGGAATACTCACCACTTACCGTTCAAACCGTTAGACCCATGAAGCTGAGACATCACCCCAAAGACCTCCTGCGGGAGGTAGCCCTTGAATGGGCCAGACTACACGATTGCCCGGAAACCTCTGAGGACTTCTTTATGAAGGCTGAAGAAGGGTATTATGACGCGATCCACACCAGGTACCATCCCACCCGGGGTAATATCCGGAGTAAATGTATCATCAGGGTAGCCACTCATGAGAACGGTTGGGCAGTCTATAATGAGATGTTCACAGTTGATTTTAAACCCCTGTCGTTTGTCCAGAAGAACCTGTTGAAATCAGGCCATCGTTATGTAGCCTACGAGAAAAAACAGGAGGTCGGCCGGATCTTCATCAAAAAGAACGGAATAGTATCCTCAGGTTCCGGTAAGTATATGCGGTACATAGGGTTCCAGGGTAATGTACACAGTTTCGGGAACATCCCCATTAAGAGCTTCGCCAAGATGATATCCAACCGTCATAATAACGAATGGCTGGAACCCCTTATCCGGGGTATCGACTATATCGAGGGTTTGGGTATGGAACTTATCCGTAAGTGTAGCTCACTACAGGATTTCCTGAACGCTATTAACCTGACAGATCACCCAGTCTCCCATAAGTGGTTCGAGGGGATGAACCTGAAGCTGATCGTAGAACGTATGAAACAGGCAGCCCTGTTACACAACCCGGTAGCCTATTTATCAACCCCTATTATCGCCACCCATTCAGATAGTGACAATTACCAACTCCTGATAGACTCCTTTTCAATGGCTGAAAAACTGAACGAAAAGTTCTGGTTCAACCCAAAGAAGATTCGGGAAAAACATGACGAACTGGTACTCATACAGCTGGAGAAAGACACTACGATCCACTCAATAGAGGTATCCCCGTTCTGGAAGAAAGTTTATAAAGACCTCTTCACTGATTGGGAACTCATCGAGGACGGTAAGCGGTTAAAAAGGGAGGGTATACAGCAGAGTCATTGTGTTGATAGCTATCACTACAAGATATCTTCCGGGGAATGTATGATCCTGTCCCGTGAGTGGGAAGGTAAACGGTATACACTGGAACTCAAAAGAAAGATGGATAAAACCATTTACGTTAACCAGTGCCAGGGGTTCGGTAACAGTTCAGCTCCCGGTCATCTCGTAGAAGACATAGACAACCGTCTGAAGGGTTATAACGTACCTGAAATAACTAATCCGGTTAGATCTGTAAAAGAGACGATAGATGTCCTGTTTTAATAACCCACTAAAACATCTTTTATGACACGTAACCAACTTATTTACTGCTGGATCAGGACCGGGTTAGCCATACTCGGCATCCTGATAATGGCCGCCTTCATTCAAAAATACTGACATGATACTAAAACTAAAAGACTGGTCAACGACTCCCGGCGGGCGTTCCCGTAGTTCCGGTAAGCATTCCGCGGAAGAATTCTACGAAGAAGTACTTAACCCGGCCATGCTGAAGGCCAACGAGCAGGGGGAGATGTTGATAGTAGACCTCGATGGAACCGCAGGAATAGCTTCATCTTTCATAAATGAGGCGTTTGGCCGGCTAACACTTGACTTCAGCCAGATGAGAATCCGAATCGGGTTGGTCATCATGTCAAATGAAGATCCCAACCTAAAAGCAGACGTATGGGCTGCTATAGATGAATGGGAACATTTGGGACCACCTGATAATTCACCTTTAAAAAAGATAAAAGATGCCAGATAGGATCATAGCACACGCAGAACCACCACCCGAAAGAGGGATATCTATCAGTACAGTAACCTCGGCTCCGACCCCTATGCTGGGAACGATCGCTCATGTAGACCACGGTAAGACAACCTTGTCATCTGCCATAACACAGCTATTAGCAGAGAGTAAACACGGTTCACCGGACATATTAGTAGAAGATGATAAAGTAAAAGTAGATAACCTTAAGTCAAATCTTTTATCTGAAGGATATTACCCGTATGTCTCGCAACATTATGCAGAGGCTTCTTATGAAGTACCGGTACCGTGGGGTTGGAGTATGCCTCCGCGCCCCCGGAAACTACATCATAACGGTAGACATATGATGCCTCCTAAAAAGAAGGCTCACAAGAGGCGTATCACTAAACAGTCACGTAAAAATAACAGGTAAAATGGATAAAAAATATTGGGTAATCCTTAACTGGCATAGGCCATTAGACCCGGGGCAGATAGTAGTAGCAGGGGACTTCTCAACTAACGGAGAAGAGTGTTCCACGTTCTTTGAATACAAAGGAAAGAAGTATCACTGGGGGCCTTTGACAGATATACCGGACTATATGGCTGCCCACATAGGCACAGCCCGGATCTATTACGAAGTAACTGATAAGACTGCCGGCACTATGGCTGAAGAGTTTGATCGGGTACAGGAACAACATAAACCCGAGTCTATAACTACTATCGTAGCAGACATCAGGAATAAACTTACTCCTCTGTGTAATCTGGCAGCTATGACTAAGAGGTTAACTCCTAATAACACTGAGATAACCAGGATGTTACGGAGGGAAGCAGTAACGGCACTAGAATATAGTGAGATAATCCGTAAGCAGTTAGAAAAAATTATAAAAACAGACTACCGGGTAGAAGATGTACTCAGAAATCAACTGGGGTTAGTTTATGACAGGATGAGAAATGCCTCAACAGAAGAAGATCGGATACATTGGGCTGGTTTTCGTCAGGGGATAAGGGATGTAATGTCAGAACTAGGAATAACTCCCTAAAAATATTTGGGTACTCCACTAAAACACACTAATTTAGGTAACCTATAAGAAGACAGGGGAACTATCTTAGGTTTTTAAAAGTAATAATTATTCACACTCATCTCAAAAACACAAAAATTCATGAAAAACATTAAAGGTATCATTATCCTCGCAGTCAGCCTCCTTATTATAGGTGGGTTATCTATGTCATTTATCTCTTTTTCTAACACAGAGGTAGACCTTCGTAACCGGTACACCCAGAAAATAGATGAGCGTACGGCCTTCTACGATAAAATGTGGAAGACCTTATCTCAAAAGTCACAGATAGCGCTTCGTAATGATTCTTCGTTTGCCCGTAACGTAAATGCTATCATGGCCGGCAGGAAGGATGCGCCCCAGCTCTTTATGAAATGGGTACAGGAGTCTAGCCCGAACGCTAATTATTCAGAGGTATCAAAACTGTATTCAGACCTTAGCCGTGCTGTAGAAGGCCAGCGTGATGGATTTTTTATGGAAGAAAAGATGATACAGGATATCGTCTATCAGCACTCCAACCTTATTAAAAAGTTCCCTGGTAGCCTGTATAACGCACTTGCCGGCCGTACTGTATTATCATATAAACCGATCACTTCTGACCGGACGGATGATGTAAACCGCACAGGAAAAGATAACGACGTCAAACTACTATAATGATCTGGCTCTCCTTAACAGTGCCCGTCATCGGGATATTCCTGATGTATTACTGGTTCCGAAAAAAGTTCCAGATAAAAGACCTTCTAATACCATTAGGCATATGCCTGGTTCTAACCTGTGCGTTAAAACTGATCGGTGAAGAAACCCAGGTAAGCTGCATAGAATATGAAGGAGATCTTGGCTATAAAGCACAGTATTATGAGCCATGGTCTACATGGGTGGACCAGACGTGTGCTCGGCAGGTAGCCTGCGGGACAGACTCCAAGGGGAATACCCAGTACTGTACAAAATCTTATGACTGCAGTTATTGTTCTGACCATGGCGCAGACTACTATCTGGTAGACTATAGTGGGCATAAGTTCGATATATCGGTAACCTACTATAATTACCTAACCAAAAAATGGTCTGCTACACCTAAGTTCGTAGAACTGGCTCGTGATATAGACCATCATGGTAGTTGTGGCGTGGATGGTGATCTGTACGAAATATTTTGGGACAGGAAGGTATTAACTTCTGTGCCGACTACCTGGACACATATTTACGAGAACCGGGTAAAGGTATCCTCCTCTGCATTTCGTTACCCTACAGTATCAGAACAAGATAAACAGATGTACGGGTTGTATGATTATCCGGAAGTGAAAGGGTTCAATCAGCAGTCGGTACTTGGTGCTGAACAGTTCAGCTGGCTGTCCCCAGTAGACAAGGTCCTGGCGGAAAAATACTGCCAGTATCTCTGCGGTTATTATGGCCCGCGTAAGCAGCTAAAGTTATGGGTGCTATTGTATAAGAACCAACCATCCTTATCTGCTGATATGCAGGAGGCCTACTGGAATAACGGGAACAAGAACGAGATGGTGGTTTGTATAGGGCTCGATAGCGTAAGCCGTAAAATACAGTGGGTACGCCCGTTTTCGTGGACAACCAACCGGACTTTACTGGCGGATATCCGGGAAGACTTAATGGAGATAGGTGATTATGACTTCCTAAGAATATACCCGGTACTCAGTAAAAATTTATCGTCGTTCGAACGAAGGCATTTCAAGGAATTCAAGTACCTGAGTGTACAATCTCCAACCTGGGCCATCGTCTTAACATATATCCTGAACTTAATAGTTACCGGCCTTTACGGTTACTTAAGGTTTATCAGGGGCTCATTTTAAAGACACTTTCATAAGTAAGCAATAGTGTGTACAGCCCCTTTATTCTTATCGGGGCTTCTTTTTAAACTTAATAATCATGATCCGACTCATTATAGAGACCGACCCGGTATGCGTAAAAGATGAAGGAGGGAACATACTAAAGGAGTTCTCTTCTAAAGATCCCGGAATAATATTCGAGTTTATAACAGGTAAGGCAGACTTATATATCTGTAATGATCCGACACTCTATAAGCAGCTTTCTGACATGGAACACAGTTTAGTAAAGGGTAGTTATAAGAGAGCCGGGGAAGATCTCGAACACCTGCCAGATGACTATGTTTACCCATTTGGGAAGAATAAAGGAAAAAGAGCCTCGGAAGTCCCGACATCATATAAAAAATGGTGGGAAGCTGAAGTACCCCGTAAACGCTGGTAATAAATAACTTTTTAAAAGATAACAGACATGAATCCACAGAACCTACAACCACAGGAAGAAAAAGACCTTATCTGGTCAGAACCCCGTACAGCAGAAGAGCTCATCAAAGAGCTGGACAAGAACTACATTATTCCATACCATCTCCTGGACTGGGAGGGTTAAAACCCGGATAGATGAAAAATATATTAGAAGGACCACTAACATTTGCTGTTAAAGTAGATAAAGTACAGACTATAGCGGATGCAGAAGGAGTAACAGATAAAAGGTTTGTAGAAAACCTTGAAGGATTACAGTTGGCTACATCAGATCTTCTGACCTATCACCGTGATCTTTACAGGAAGAGGCCTAATACCCAGCTGGGTTCTATCATATAACCCGGTTGGAGCAGAATATCGGGGAACTCAAAAACCTCAAACAGGGAGTACTATTAGATTAATCTTATCACACTAAAAACTTATTTTTATGATAGAAAAATTAACACCAGAGCAGGAGTCAAAGATGGCAGAAACCCGGGAGTACTGGACTAACTATATCTTTTCCTGTAAGAATTCTATAGATAAGCAGAAAGCTGATATCGGAATAGAACGACTATATAAGATGGCTGGTTATAAGAAACCAGTAATTATCTACCTAGATAGTCCCTTAGGGTGTCAGTACGCCGGAAATATCCTAAAAAGCCTGAAGTTTGAAAAATTGGATCAAGTGGGGGCTCAAGTGGGGGCTCAAGTGTGGGCTCAAGTGGGGGCTCAAGTGAGGGATCAAGTGGGGGCTCAAGTGAGGGATCAAGTGGGGGCTCAAGTGTGGGATCAAGTGAGGGCTCAAGTGAGGGATCAAGTGGGGGCTCAAGTGAGGGCTCAAGTGTGGGATCAAGTGGGGGATCAAGTGGGGGCTCAAGTGGGGGCTCAAGTGAGGGATCAAGTGGGGGCTCAAGTGGGGGCTCAAGTGAGGGATCAAGTGGGGGCTCAAGTGAGGGATCAAGTGGGGGCTCAAGTGGGGGCTCAAGTGAGGGATCAAGTGGGGGCTCAAGTGAGGGCTCAAGTGAGGGATCAAGTGGGGGCTCAAGTGTGGGCTCAAGTGAGGGCTCAAGTGTGGGATCAAGTGGGGGCTCAAAAACTGGAAACATTCTCATTTGCATCTTATGGTTCTATTTACGATTACGGGTGGGTGTCATTTTTTGATTTTTTCACGCAGATCGGGATAATAAACCATAAAGGGTT